CTTGAAATTCATATTCTGTAATTGGATTATACTGAAAATCTTCTGGCATAGTTAATGTACCTCTTTGAAGTTATAAAAGGTTATGTAGATGTGAATTTGATTCCTACAACATGTGCATAAGTATTTGATGATATATAATTTCTACTGATATATACAATCGAGTATGTATTATAAGGATTAAACACATACATAAGTGCATATTCATCTTTCAACTCATACATGTTATTAGAAGGAATAAATATATTTATACACGGCTGAACTTCATCATAACTTCCGTCATTTGAACAGAATAATATCCAGTCAAAGCTCATAAGGTCTTCTTGTGTTGTAATATCAACACTTGTTCCTGTTTGAGATGTTGCTTTATATATTTCTGTTTCTTCGACTGTTAAATTTGTACAATTAAGTCCTATTACTTTTGAAATGAGACAACTTCTTGACCCAGAACGACTCCAAGTTAAATTACTTTGTGTGTATGTGCAATACTGATTATTACTAAATTCATTAAAATTTATATAATTGCCTATACTAAATATAGCATCTACAGCACTAGGGGTAGTTATAATAGGAGTTTCAACTCCACTTGATGTATTATATATAATAAACTTTAAAAAATCATAGTTGTGATAATCTTCACTAAAAGTAAATGAAGTTGCTAAGGAAGAAGAATTATCTACTAGGACAGTCTCCGAAAAAATTGGAGTGGAAGTACCTTCAACAACACTTATAGCAGGATAAATTTTCAAAGAACTCACAGTAACAGTAGCGTTGTCTCCGTTATCATCTGAGGTAGTAAAACATATATAGGCATAACCATCTGTTCTGACAACAATAGGAACATAATAAGTATGCTCATCAGTATCGGTTCTAACAAATGGAACATAAGTGGAAAACCCGTATGTTCTCGGATATGCTGATGCATTAGAATAACTATTAGAGGAATAAATACCCCAAGTATATTGATTATAATAAGGTGGATTTTTATCAATAGCTGCTTTTATTTGAGCAACATAAGTACCCGCAGATAAAGTAACTCTAAATATGCACTGTTCATATCCACTCGAAGGCTGATCTTGATATGATAAAGCAAATTCATAATCACTTATTTTCGTAACAGTAGGAACAGTAGTATTTACTTTATTATTAAATACAAAGTCAGAAATATTAATGGGCTTATTTTGTATAACCCCATTAACTACCATACTGTTTGAAATTTTATTTCCATTCAAATATAGAGCCATATATTTATCCTCTTATATTGTTATTATATAAGTGAAACCATAATAATAAGCACTTTCGTTAGGTGTAGCTACACTTCGATTTCCACATCTTCCGATTTCACAGTTAAAATTATTATTGTTATTATAATAACCGCATTGAAAAACATTCAGATAAAAACTATCTCCTGTATTAAGTGCAGAATAACTACTATCCGCTCCCCAATATCCAACAAGACTAAAATTTGACACATCTGCATTTTGAAGTATGAATAATTGCATACCACAATTTGATATGGCATTGGTATTTTCAATAGATATAACATCATTAGCATTAATAGTTATATTCCCGTAAAAGAACCCCACTCCATTTATCAAGTAAAGGATCGGAGTTATTGCAACACCATTTAATTTAACCGTAACATCTGTTGAAATAGCTGTACTTGATTTTATTATATAAGCATAGTATTGAAATGTTCCACTTTCTGTAAAAGTATAAGTTAAAGAGCCTATACTATTAGTATTGCGAGATTGGGCAGAAATAATTATTGGTGCTGAAGCACCGCCTGAACCCTTTTTATGACTCCTAATCCAAGCCATTAGCTAACCCTCACTTTCACTTTCATATCATTTGCTTGTGCATCAAAAGTTAATGTTACACTGCCAGCAGCAACTGTTATTGAATTATAATCAACATCTGCATCAGTATAGACATCTATAGTAGAATCTGTTGTGATAATGCTATCTACAAACTGTATGCTTGTCTGCCCTGCAGTCAAAACTCCAATAAGGTCATTCCAAGAACAGTCACTACCTCCCATATTAAGACCGTAAACTCTTACAAGGCCATTAATATTACTTTGATTATCTATAATCTTCTGAATAGTTGTATCTTTGATATAAAAAGCAGATGATCTTGTATCATAAGAATTTAAAGAAACATGGTTGGGATTCTTTGATTCATTTATTGTCTTAACATTGTAAGTAAAAAAGACCGTAGCGTTCCAATAACCGCTATCACCGCTACTTGACATAAGTTCCAAAATAATTGAATCATAATTATTGATATTAGAATGGAGTGTTTTTGTATATGTCCCGAAAAGAACACTACCACTATTATCAGTAACATAATCCCATAATACATTTAGAGAATAGTTATCACTACTTGCTGTATAACATCTTCCGTTTAGCATTAGTTTCCCCATAAATCAAATCTCCATTAACTTGTTTTTGTATAACGGATTGTCACATAACAATCTTGTATAGAACTAAATCCGTTACCAACACCTACTTTATAAGTTGTACTTGTAACATTTGAAATATAAATCGTATAACTTGATGATATCGAAGTATAAGGTAAATATAAATATTCAGAATTATTATTATATTTACATACTCCTGTAATTGAAATTAATCTACCAAAATTAGATATATTGTGATTGAGTGTATTATCTCCTACTGAACAAGTCGGATTCATAGTTTTTTCATAGATAGTAGAGCCGTCAACCCAAGTGCCAATGATATGTTCATCTTCTGAATAATGAACCGCAGGTACGCCTTGTGGTGTCCAAGTACCGCTTCCTGCAACATCAGTTGATTTTGTGTACCGTATTGTGACAATAAGTTTAGATATAGACTGCCCTGAATAAGAACCTAACCAAACAATTACATTAGTAGTATCAATGGTTTCTACACCATTATAATATGTTGAACCACCGATTGAAGTAGCAGGAATAGGGGTGTAATCCCCTGATGACCTTACAATATAACCGCTTATAGGAAACCTACAATCCCCAATATTTGATATTCCGTGAGGAATCGAATTTTCGGCATTTGTAGATATTCCACTTGTAACCACTAAAGTTTTTTCATATAAAGGCTTCCCGTCTGTCCAAACACCAATCTCTCTTTCAGTAGTTGAATAAATTACAGGCTGGAAATCCTGCCCATCGCCATTAGCATCAGTAATAAAATACATCTTACCATTATGCTTTTCTGCATCAGTAAGCTGGTCATATTGGAGTTGGGTAAGTTCTACATATTTTGCACCGCTACCATAAACTATATTATTTTTAATGATTTTTGGCATAATGGTAGTTCTCCTTTAGGATGATTTTGTGTAACGAATTGTTAATCGTAAATCCAATGAGTTTGTCCTTGATGTGCCAAGCGTAACATCAGCATATACTCCGTATTGAGCCGAATTACCTACACCTTCAAGAATTGCTTTATATGCGTTATCAATAGGCCTCGAACATAAGGAAAGTGTGTTTTCACTACTTCTAAAAATAAATGTCCCCTCATAGTCACGCACAACTACGCTCCCATCTGTCCATAATGTATGTGTACCCGTAGAGTTTACACTTACCCTCTTTGTTTTCTCATATAAAGTAGAACCATCAAACCAAGTACCAACTACTTGCTCATTTTCTGAATAATGAACTGCCGGAACTCCTTGAGGTGTCCAAGTACCAGAACCTGCAAAATCGGTTGTTTTTGTATATTGAATTGCAATATACCAATCAACTAATCGAGTACCAAAATCACTTGGATTTACAACGGCAATATTAGTACTTGTTACATTATCGACACCAAGATACGGTGCAGACATTCTTGGTAGAACCCAAATATGTCCATAAGTTGAATATGCAGTATCTTTTACTGTTCCCGTGTAACCTACTACTCTATCAATATTTAAAATATTATGAGGTATTGTAAAATTACCAGTAACTCCTCCTGCATTGTAAATTGTCTTTTCATACAAGGGTTTTCCGTCTGCCCAAACACCAATCTCACGCTCTATTTCAGAATAAATAACAGGCTGAAAACTATCTCCACCATCATCGGCATCAGTAATATAATAAGTGGTATTGGGGTCTTTCGTTACAATAGCATCATACTGTAATTGAGTACCTTCCCAAACAATACCCAAATCTTCACTATCTTTATCACCAGATAATGTTACTCCATTTACTTGCGGTTTATTGGTTAAATCATCATAGCTAGATACACCGCCACCACCGCCTGTACCATTCACCCATTTAGAAGAAGAACTATCATATTTGAGTATCTGACCATCCGAAACAGAAGTGATATTTACATCAGTTAATCCCGATAATGATGAACTACCACCACTTTCATTAGCGTTTACCCATTCTTGATTAGTGCTATCATATTTAAGAATTTGTCCATCTGCCAAAGAAGTCAAATTAACATCAGGTAAATCGGATAAAGGTGCAGCATCACTTTCATCAGTAATATGAATAAGACCTACTTTTTCATCAGCAGAAAGTAAATTAAATTGAGATTTTGTCATCTCCCGAACAACATTGACTTCGGTTATGGCATCGGTATTATTATCGGCTGAATAAGCACCTTTAAATTGCAGATCATTTCTCTGCGTAAGGCTTGTACCAGCATTATTTAAAATGGTATGCCCACCGCTACCACCTCCGCCAGAACCATTTATCCACTGATGAGTAGTGCCATCATATTTAAGAACCTGACCATCAGTAACGGAAGTAATATTAACATCAGTTAAATCAGTAAGTTCGGATATTCCTTCTAAAGTATCTGCTACCATTACATCTGCATAGATATATTGCCAAGAACCACTATAAGATGTAGATTTAATACTTGTTTTAGTTAGAAGGAATGTTACATTTACATGAAGTGCCAGCGTAAAAGAAATTCCGCTACCTATCTTATTAACGGGAATAAGCGTGAAATTTTCATAATCAGTTCCACTAACAGTATCATATACTTTTACAATCGCATACTTATTACTGGAAATATCAGGGAAAGTAGAAGTAACATACGCACTATCAGAACTAACTGTTCCGTGAGATAATACAGTAGTTGTAGGAACTACTGTAAGACTACTTGTATTAACCCATTTACTTGTTGCACTATCATAGGAAAGAATCTGTCCACCAGTAGCCGAACTAATTGTTACATCGGTTAAATCATTAAGAGATGAAGCACCACCATTAGGAGCATATAAATCAGTATTAACACTATCAACAGTAATAGTTGCAATCTTGGTACCTGTGGATTGAATTTGAGTAACAGATACATCAGAACCACCTGACGGAATAGCATAAATAGTATTATCTACTTGAAGTTTAGTTAAATCAGCAGAACTGGAGCCTGATGGGTTTGCTATTACAGTTGTTCCACCACTTTCAGCGGCATTTGCCCATTTCGTACCGTCATATTTTAATACTTGACCTGAAGATGCAGAAGTAATTGTTACATCAGATAATTCATTAAGAGAAGATGCACCACCGCTTTCAGCTGCATTTACCCAATCACCGTTGTTGTATTTCAATACCTGACCGTTTGAAGGTGAAGATACACTAACATCAGTAATATCATTTAAAGCAACCGAAGGCGAAGGAACATTATTATTTATCCATTCTCCATTACTATAAGTCAATACTTGCCCATTACTTGCAGAGGAAATATCAACATCTGTAAGGTCTTCAAGAGTAGTTGCACCGCCACCACCACCATTAGCATTTACCCATTCAGAGCCATTGTACTGTAAGACCTGACCAGAAGTAGCCGAAGTAATTTCTACATCAGCTAACCCTGCTAATGTGGAAGATGTCCCACCTGCAGCAAGTTCATCAATAGCATCTTTGACATTAGTAGCCTCCAAGCCGCTATCATAATTGTCATAAGGAAGCATGCTTGCTGAACTAGGTATCGAAGTGTATGGAATATTATTTTTAATTATCTTTGCCATGAGTCATTACCTTTTATGATGCTGGAGCTTCGACAAGAGTATTTGTGCCTATCGCTAGATAATTTTTATTGTTTACTGTTACTGTACTATATCGTGTTACTAATGAACAACTTCTAAAATCTGGTAATAATCCAACCGAACCTGCCGATGTAATTATGGCACAAGTAGTGGAAAATAATATATAAGGAGAACTCAACTGTGTACCGCATATTTTTACAATACTAAAACCTGAAGTATTTAAAAGACCAGCAGAATCAAATCTGTATATATAACTACTATAATCAAGAGCACGATTAGTATTCAAGTATAAAGCAAGATAAGTTATAGTTGAACTACTCTCATAGATAAAGAAAGTATAACCCCATTCGCTATCTTTACATACTGTAGCATAAAAACTGTGGTCAGTAATAATTATACGAACAAGTTCTGTCTGATTTCTATTAGTAAAACTACCCGCAGTCATAATTACATTATCATTCATATCCAAATAACGAATAGAACTTGATGCAATTACATCAATTTTAATTCTGTTATCAAAAACTACATATTTAGTACCACTTTCTTGAGTAAATCTAGTGTCATATGTACTAAAACAATTATAGAAATTATCTAACATATCCTCTCTATTAGTTGAAGTCAGAAATATTGTCGTATCATACATCTGTGTTGCCATAAAGTATCACCTCATTAAGTAACTACTGCAAAATCGTCATAAAGTTGTATATTCATATCTATGAATAGCATACTGCCACTACATATAAATAAACCATTACTTTCTACCACGGTCTCAACAGCATCTGCCATCTCTGAAACCTTCAATCTTTTACCTAATGCGTTAGCAATAGCACTAATATCTTTCTCTACATATAGTTTATTATCGTCTGATGGCGAACCTACTGGATATACAATCTCGTTACCATCAGCATAAATTTTACCACCCTCGGCAGGAACCCAAGCCATATTAACTAATTCTCACTTTCACAGGCATATCGTGTGTTTGCTCTTCAAATCCTAATGTAATATAACCATTTATAACCGACATAGATATAGGAGATACCCCAAAAAATGCACTATCTACATAGACATTTACAGTGGAAGTCCTTTTTATTGCGTCATCATGAAACTGAATACTTGTGGCACCCGTCATTAATGTTCCAGTTAAATCTGTCCAATAGACGTTGGTTTCTACAATCTCATCAAGAGCGGATTGGACTGTTGTAGCCGATAATCCCGACCTAGTATTATTATACATTACTGCATCGGCATTAAAAGTTTGTGCATGAGCATCTGTAATATAATAAACAATATTTGGGTCTTTTTCTTCGATTAAATCATATTCTGCTTGAGTGCCTTCCCAAGTTCCTGCTCCTGTTTCATTAACCCATTCTTCACCATTATAAGTTAGTACTTGATTTGTGGTTGGGTTAGTGATATCTACATCTGTAAGCTCGTCTAATCTTGAAATACCGCTTGCGTCATCTGCATTTACCCATTTTTCTAATGTTTGGTCATATTTAAGAACCTGACCGCCTGTAACATTATCAATATCTACATCGGTTAAATCATCTAATACACCTACAGTACTAACTAAACCATTTATCCATTCGCTAGATTCAACATCATAAACTAATGCTTGACCAGACTGAGGATTATCAATATTTACATCGGTCAATCCTTCAAGACTTGGAGTAAACGCAGAGGCATCAACATTTTGCCATGACATCGTGCTTGCATTGTATTGAAGCACCTGACCATTTCGTGCATCTGAAATATCGACATTCTGAAGTTCATCAATATCGCATTCACTAACATTCTCAATATCATAAATAAATCCATCAATACTAACTGCGTACAATAATCCTGCGGGTTCACCCTGATATACCTGGATATACTGGCCTAAATTTGTAACAATATACTGGTCTTCACTAGTTCCCAAAACATAATTATCACCAACAAGAGGATTGGCGATAACCATAGAACCTCCACCATTCAATATATTATGGCTGTTATTTGCAATAGGCCTTGCATAGAGCTCATTTATGGCCGCTACTAAAGTATTTGCATTTGTATTTAATTGAGGAAATTTTGTAGCTAATCCGCCATATTTTAGAATTGAATCAGTATAATTCTTATCAGAGATATCAGGAAGGTCAGGCTTGTTGACTTTTCTGGACTTCTCAAGTGCAGGCAACTGTCTTCTATCTTTCATACCTACCTACCTCAATTATCCATTGAATCTCCTGATTGTAACATAACTCCGTTGACCTTAGGCACAGGTGCATTATAATGTTGAGTTTCTGATGTATTGAGAGTCTCAACAGGAAGTGTACCTTCTACGGCTTGTTGAGTATTCAAATCAATAGTCCTATTATATCTGAGATTATACTTCGGGTCGTTCACATCTACCTCTGTAATTGTATCTACTGTAGGTCCATAACCTAAATCGAATATAGGCTTACTGAATAAGGATTTAACTGTGTGTTCATTATTAGCCATCTGAAGTGAACTGAGTGCACGATAGCCGGCATCTACATTTGGTGCAATTTCTTGACTTTCGTCATAAGCAGGATTTCTTGCATATACTTTATTTCTTATATCACGAGTATCAAGAATAGGAGGATTATCATTCCTCATCTTCTGCATTCTTGCGTAATCATTTCTTGTATAATGTCCAACTTTTGTAGGTCCTATGATTCCTGTTGCATCAGCAACATTTGCTAATCTTGCATCTACAGAAATTTTTGTCATAGAATCTATCTTTACGCCTGCATGTTGGAAGCAGTACATTCCGATTGGTCGTACATACTCAATACAAGCATCAATGGGCTTCTCATCTGTAAAGTAGATTATATTGATGCAATTATCTTCAACATTAGGTTCTACATAAACAGAATTAGCAGGAATTGAGGTATCCTCTAATCTGTTATACAGAATGTCGTTTTCTTTACCATAATCATTAATCGCTTTTTGTTTGAGATTAACTTCTGCGGCTAATGTAACACCTAATTGACTTCCTTTATACCTAATCATAGACATAAAGTATAATATTACAAATCTATTGAATGCTGCACAGAATCTATCGTCATACTGATAGCCGATTGTATCGCCTAACATCCATAACAAATCTTTAGGGCACCTCAAAGCGTCATACAAATCTACAGTATTTGTGATATCATACTGTAATTTTGTCAAAGCATATTCGAACCAACGAATGAAAAATCTAAAATCCGCTGATTTCTTGTATTCATTGGGAACTGAAATATCACTTATCTTCATATCAGTTAATTAAACACTCCGGTGCAATTCTTATTGCTGTACTTGCATTATCGGGTTCGTTGTATCTCGCAAATGAAATATAATTGAATGCATCAGGGTCACAATTATTCCACTTGATTACAGGATTGCTAGGGCTACCTGCATCGAAATATGTTATTCTATCATCGCATTCCTGAATTATATTTACTACTTCCATCACTGTTGGCTTCTGATTAAATTGTCTATTAGCAGGAGCAAAGTAAAGAGCTAAAGCTTCCTTTGCCTTTGAAAGAATGATTTCTCCTATATCAGCTGTAACTGGCCTATTTGTGTAGATTTGACCTACAATGTAGAAATCAAATATCCTACAGGAGCCAAATTGCAAATCTGTTGTCATAGCTTGGAGAGGCCTAAAGTCTGCAACAATATTATCAAGGAACATTTGAGGTGGCTTGTATCTTGTATACCCAGGCAAGCTAGAAATCTGAACTGTGTCTGTTTGACCGTGACCCCATGTGTCATCTTTGAAGTCATTATGAATAGCAAAGCACACTGCAGTAGAAGTTTTGAAGTTTACTGCAAATGGAAGCTCTTTCTTATTTGCTAAATCGACTATTTCTTCATCAAGAATATCTCTCCAGTAGAATGAAGTAGAATCACTAGTAGGAAAGTCCTTATTAGTGATATACATCTTGGATTTTTGTCCTTCAGATAAATTCTTATCATTATATATTGCAAGATTTATCTCAAGAGCCTTCTGACAATCAAGTACTACTCCGCAATCTACTCCGGCTTCTCTTCTCAAGAATCTTGTATAGTCAGGCAAAGTAACAAGGCTGTCCCAAGTATTGATATAATTTCTACTATTATGATATGCTTCTTTTGCAGTTTCAGGAGACCTTCCCGTAACTGTATATGTGTGAGGCATCTCTACTGTATTTGACAAATTACTTAAAGAAATATCTCCGTTTTCATAAGGAGGATTTCCGTTTGAAATTGTTTTAGCAAAAATAAGATTAGTAAGAACATTTGAGCCAACACATCCAATTACTCCGGAACAATCAATCCAAAGAATCGTGAGAACATAATCTTCATAATTTGATAACTGATTAAGATAGTTTGAAATAGTTACTTGAGCGTTTGAATAATTATCATAAGTAACGCAATATCTCGGTTCTGCTGTGTTGAATTCTGCAACATTTGCTACTTGAACCCATTGTGTTTTATCAAATGTAGTAGAAGATAACGAATTTCTACCTTTAACCCAAACAGCTGTAGTATCAACATGCTGAGAAGGCAAAGTTATAATGTAGTTATTTTGAATAACTTCTTTTACTGAGACAGAATAACTTCTTAAATCCCCTTCGATAGCTACTCTTGTACAAGATTCTCCGGGACCTAATGTTACTGTATCATATTCAGAAAATACGTCGATATAATCAGTAAGAACATTTCTCCTACTTCTACTTTCGCTCTCACCATAACTAGATGTCATTGGTAAGATATTATAAGTAATTACTCGACTTGTATTAGTAATATCCGAATATGCATTTACTGTGCAGAAATTAGAACCATTAAAGCCGAAATCAAGATTGGTTGTCCCTAAAGCTGTATTAGTGAATGTAACTTCAGTTCTTGCAGCTGTATAGAAACCTAAATCATAACCAATAAGGCCAAATATCTTTTCGGCATCTTTTCTTTGAACTACAGAAGGTGCAAATAACTCACTTGCAAGATAATCAATATTTACACCTAACATATCGGCAGCACTTGCCAATAATTTTTCTAAAACTACTCCAGGGTCGGCATCGGCTTCCGGTTTCCACAAATCAGTGAGCTTGGGAACTAATGCCTCAAACTCTTTCATGAGAGATTGGTAATCTTTGCTTGCGTAATTGACAAGACCACGGTTTGAATCTGCCATCTATATTTCTCCTAAATTAGTTACATATATCATATAAGGTAGTAATGTTATGCTTCCTCAATGACCCACCCTTGCTGATTAACTGTTAAAGTCTTATTCTGCTCTGGTTCAGAATTTAATTCTAGCGAAATCTCTTTACCAAAAGTAGTTACTAACGCTACTGTCATATTAAGCTCATTTGCTTGTGTAGCATAAGTCAAACTTGAATTTCCACTGAATAATAAACCATCAGTAAATTGAGTTTTGGACGCTTCAACATCAGGTTCATAAGTTCTAAGTTGAGCTACAATTCTATCTTTAATCAAAGCCTTTTCGTTCTCTGTATTATACTTCCAAAGATGTCGCTTTAATCCAACACCAAAATTAGGGTCATTATACATTTCAGTAGGTTCAGATAAAATAAGTAATCTAGTTCTTGTTGTTATAGATTTTAAATCTTCATCTACGGAAACTTTATTTCCTGTTATATTAAACATGTTAGGAAATGAAAGAGATGTTGTTTCTGCCATATACTACCTCACTGATTTCCTCTTCTAGTATTAGAATAAGAACCTCCTGTTAGTCCCAATACAAGCCAAGAAGACGAAGTGTTATCAAGACTTGTCAGAGCTACAACTTCGCCTTCCTTGGGCATGTAGGGAAGCAACAAAGATGGGTACCACGGAAGGTCAGAATCTTCAACGTAGTTACGAATCTTTTGTCCTTTATAATCATATTTAAGGTAGGGGCCATGCTCATTTGGGACCCTAACTTGTATGAGGAGAGTGCCATCTCCTGAATATTTGCAACCTTTCACATATCCATATACAATCATAACAGACCTCTCTTATAATTCTTCAAAACTGTCTTTGCATACTTATGGAAGTCATCTAATCCCTTATCTGAAATTAGGGTCAAAAATTCTAATATCAATTTTTCTGTGTCAGGATGAAAATGCCTGCCTTTTCTAACTTTAACATAATAGTTTAAAGGTTCATTCTGTGTCCACTTTTCATTAGTGTATGCTTTGCCTGCACCTATCCAATCACACACCATCTCGATAACATAGTTAATTGGCATTTTATTCGCTACAATAGAACCACCATCTGCAAAATCTGTCCAATATTCCCAATGATGTTTATTATGTCCTTTATGATGTAGCCATGCTTTTGAATATCCTATTTCTTCTTTCTCAGCGTTAATGGGACTTCTATTACCTTGAAAATATTTTGCAGATGAAACAAATTCTGCAATACTGAATTTTGAATTATCATGAAATAAACCTTGCCAAAATATTCCACAAGCAATACATTCTTTTAAAACATAATGCTTATGTTTACAAACTGTTTTAAAATGTAAAAAATAGGGTCTAATCATAATCCATAACTCCCATAATTCGTGATACTTGTAACATCTTCGCCAGACCAACTACCTAATTCGATACCGTCAACAATATTATATGATGAACCTTCCGTCTGTACTGAGCCTTCATATGTGCAGATGCGCTCCCACTCTATTACATTGAGATACCCATTATCATAATAGTGTCCATATTCACCGCAATTAGAATCATTGGGATTTTTAGTGTCTGCAATTATTGCTGCAAATGAATCTCCATTTGCAAGATTTACCACAATTATATCACCCTCAGTTCCAAATGTAGTAGCTACTGCTACGCAATAATAGCCACCTACTAAAGCAATACTTCCTCTATCATAAGGATAACCTTCATATGCCCACTGGTCAGCTATTCTTCTTTGCATAGTCCCAGCAGCCCATCTGTGATAGAAGTAAGAATAGCTTGTATAGTTCCCATCAATACCAGATTGTGCTATATCACTAGGGATACTTACTGTATATTGAACAGTAAGCTTTCTTCCATCAATATCCCTGAGGTCTTTGTCTCCGGCATATCCAGAAGATTTCTTTGTTATGATTAGGGCTTTGTAAATTTCAGCTGATTTTTCTTTAGCCCTTTTCATTGCTGCATCACTGTCAAAATAATCATTATACTTGTGAATAATAGCTTCAGTTGCTTCTTGTGTATACTGAGGAGAAAGTGCTTTATGCTTAAATGAAGATAAAAGATTAGCATAATCTTTTGCAAGTTCATCTACAACACAATCTAACTGACCTGGTCCGATAAGGTTATACTTATTATCATATCCTAACTGGTCTTTGACCCATTCCCATCTGGGATTAGGCCATCCGGCTATTCCTTGAAGTCTTTGCATTGTGCCATCTACCATACCTAAATCTTTGCAGTAATCGACTCGAATAGTAGAATATGCATAAAGACATCCAGTTAATGCGGAAGCTGCAGAAGCACTGAAATCATTTTCTAACAAATAATCAACGCATTCTTTTACTACTCCCTCTAATTGAGAAGTATCTATATCATAGCCTTCATTTGCATCGCCTTCTTCATAACTATCAGGAGCAAATTTGGCATATAAATCACCTAACAAAGAAGTATAGTTGATAACAGATATTGCAACACTTGAAGAAGTATTTGATAAATTATAACTGCCATCAAGGTACCCAACTTGTCTTAAGGTCATATCATGTCTATCATTTCTTGATTTATAAAGCGGACCTTTCTTTTTACTCTTTTTCTTTGAATCTCCACTCTTACCTGACCCGCTAGAAGAACCTGATGTATCATCTCCCATATCTTCCCATCTAGCTCTAACATATCCATTAATACTAGAACTACTCAATGAATGTGTTAGTCGTTGACAGCAGTTTCCAGCATTGCCTTCAATTGTATGAACACCATATTCATCGACATATTCAACAATACCAATATGACCACCATGTTCATACCCGGAGTAAGTACTTGCGGGGTCACCTACAAATGAAATTAAATCACCAGGTTCAGGATATACATCTCCACCAGTAAAATATGGGCCTTCAATCCATTCGGCATCATACTGGTCTACGCTATAACCTGTAATTGCACCTACGCTATCTCCGGGGCCTAATATCTTCCAATCAATTTCTGCCATGACTTCACAGGCAGTTACAAGACATGCACACCATGCACAAGGAGGATATGCCCACACTTCGGTAGAATGACAAAGGTCAAACATTTCTGCGCCTCTAGGGTCAGTAAAAAGATTACTCCCATCTGGGTCTTCTGATAACCCTAAGAAGTATCTTGCTGCGTCTAAAAATGCGTCAAGATGTGGTGCTCCTGCCATTTATGGTACCTCAAATAATTCAGGCTGTAATAATTCATCATCAATAGTGCTTACATCCTTGGGTGCTACTAACCAAAGATAAAATCTATCTTGGAATTGTGTCCAAGTGACACAAGACAACCTATCATAATCTAGATATAGCCCTATCTTTGATTTTATGCCCCATTTTTCAGCATACTTATAATATAATTCTATAATATCATCATTTGTTGATGTACTGTTGTTTGTTTCAATTTTAATCCATAATCCTAATTCTGGAGGAAATTGAGATATTACATAATACAATGCTTGACATTCATCATCAGCTTCTTTTACACTTCTTGCTCGAGTAATCACATATAGCATGAAAGGCATGTTAGCATTATTACAATCAGTTGTCAATTTTGCTAAATGAGGATTTTCATATGTCCTTTGCATATGAGATACATCGAAAAGTGCACCACCATAGAAAGCCATAGCACTGATTCGAGCTTGTCTTATTTTTGTATAATCTAATGTATTACTGAATTGAGGTGATAAAGTAGCCACAAACGGTCTCATAACAGCAGTATTTATTTCACTGCCGTCATTAGAACTTTCTTCACTTTCAGAAGAATCATCTGACGAACCTTCTTCGTCCTCTTCCTCTTCGTCTTCGTCGTAGCCTTCGTACTCTTCGTCCATTAACTTACCTCAGTTAAATCGAGTTGACCCAATAGTATAGGAGTAGGGTCATGCTTGTATAATTGTTTCATAGAAACTCTTACAGGAAAGAGCCCTTTATCTGGATTACAATATTCAAATCGCATGAGCTTCTTATAGCTGTATCCTATAGAAGTTCCAACATATACAGGTGCTCCAAGAATAACTTTTACTGCACTCAATGAACAATACCTTACCCATCTTTGAGAAGTTACTTCTATTGTAACACTCCACGTAGAATTTTTAGGGTCTCTTCCAATATCAATAACAGTGCCTTCACATATACTATTTACATCTTGAGTATTTATCCAACAACCTGCATTGAATGAAGTACTGCCAGAATATCCTTGGCTTAGAACATCTTTGACTTCTACATTTTCTATTCCTGTTAAAATTGATAATGTTTTTGTGTTCATCCTGGTATCTCCCTAAATTCTGGATAAACTGAGTCTTCAAAATCAACTTCGCTTGTCGATTTAATGTTATTAGTTTGAGTATATGCTGTACTATAGCCGTTGCTTCCCAACACAGTTATTCCTTGAGAAGCTGCTACTTCATTTGCATTGCTCATAACTAACCTCTGAACTTTAAGTGTTGTCACAAATGTATTAGAAATACTATGTGAAACAGATATTACATTGTATATACCTGTTACAGGTGAAACTGTATTACCTGACATTATCAATAACGATACAGGTTGTGCTACACTATATTGTTTTACATTTCCAGGAATAGTTATTGTAAAATCTCCAGAAAATTGAGATGCAAGAGCATTTACATCATTGATAATATTAGCAGTTTGGAATACATCTGCAAGTGTAGCAGACCAACTATTAACAATTCGAGTATTCTCTATTATTGTATTACCACTACCGTCAACAGTAAATCCAAGCGAAGAGAATGACATATTGCTCATGTTATAAGCAACACCACTATAAGAACCACTTAATGATAATATATTTGTATTAGCGGTCCCATACTCTAACATATCTCCATAATGTTGAGTAGATAACCCTGCATTACTCTTGTAATGGATAACTCCTTTTTTCGTCATTGTAGGTTCCTCAACCCAGAAAGAGAATGTTGAACATTGAGGAGTTTCATCTACAATACTCTTTTTGAGATACTCGTTAAGAGGTGTAATTATAAGGTTGTTCATTAATGTACTTAAATTTCCACAACCATATTTAATTCCTGCAGCCTCTCTTGAGCTATTATAAGATTTAGAAAGCTTTAAGCAACCTGGAAATTGTTCATAATCATCGCTCAAAGACACATGACCTCTAATGTAACCAACAAGGCTTGTACTCATTGCACCGTGATTAACTAGTGTAACTGCGTCATTATGGTCAATATCTAAATCATAATAATCATCTACTCCAAGAGCCTTACAAACGCCTTCAACAAGAGCAGAAGGTTGAACCATTCCGCACACAGCTGGAATATTTATAACAGGGACTGCAAATTTATATCCAATTGATGCATATCCGGTTACTGTGTATCTCATGAATAAGCCATCAGTAGATACTTTGAATTGTAAAGTGAATCCTTGATAAGCTACATTTTCACCAATTGAACCGTCTTTATTAAGCCAACCAAACATGAAACAAACAGGAATTCCGCTTGAATTTGGGTACTTACTTGCGTCTTGAGCTGCAGAATATAATAAAGCTTCAAATGCTGCAACATTTGATTTCTTAGCCTGGTCGCCTCCCACAACTACATTAAGTGTCCAAGAAGTGAATGAAGTTATTTGAGAATTACTTAATTCAAGAGAGCAGAAAGGACTAGGAATTTCAAAGCCGTAAGAAGTAAGATTCACTCCACTTAATACAAATGTACAAAACGGCTGCTTAAACATTATTCTTCTCCTAAGTTAAGTTGTAGTGCAGCAACAGGGGCTAAGATTTCTCCTGTTGCAAATAAATCAGAAACATTCCGTGGAATGATTAATGTTTGTCCTTCTCTGACAGTATAGCCATCTTCAATGCTGTTAAAGTATGAAATAATCCAACTATATGTAGGAGCACCTAAATACTTATTTGCAATTAAATCTAATCTATTCTCTTCCGAATATTCTACAACGTGATAGATTACATTCAATTTATTAGTTGTAACTGGATTAGTAGTTTCAAGTGTTACAAACCTATCAGCCGAATTAGGGCAATGTATTACCTGACGAAGATTTCTATACCTTGAAATATGTTCGAAATCTCTACAAGTAGAATATGCAATGCCTGTGTACTCAGCTTCGTCATAAGGCTGTGTTAAATCTCTGTATGGAATCATGTAATCAGCCCTTTCTGCATAATTGTTGAGTAACTGAGAGGTGTATCAGATACTTCTGTAATTTCAAGAACAAGTTTAAATTCTAAGTAGAAATCATCAAGACCGAGCGGACCACTCCAATCTACTTTACAAGAATTCATAATACCTGTTATAAGTTTATCTCCGTTTAACAAAAGTGTAACAGTAGGGAAGATAACAGATGAACCTGTATACTCAGGAAAGCAGTTTGCTTCGCAAAATCTAATTAATTCATTTGCAAGTCCGTCTCTGTGGTCTCCTGTCCACATATCTCGATGCATATGGAAAGTATAAGTATTCTGTCTAGGACCTGAATTCTTATAAACATACCAAGGCTCATATTCATAGAGCATACTAGGCATCTGCTCAAATGAAGCACTATGACCGTCTGATATTTCCTCAGGATATACAGGAAAATCTTTCTTATCATCTAATATAGATGAGTATAAACTAATCTTGCCCCAAGGCAATTTAAACCATTCAAAAGGATTCTTCTCACCCTCAGGGGCTAAATCACTTATCATTCCAAATGAACCATAAGAAGCTAAGCTATATTCTAAGAATATTGAGGGGTCAATCTCATGACTTATATTAGATTTCAATGAATATTCGCATTTTTCATGAACATCAGAAGGAACAGATTCTCCATTTCCAAGAATCAAATCAGACATTGCTACTTCAATAGTTTCAGGAATTCTGAAATAATCAGGAAAAGTATTAAGTTGACTTAAACAATTCCAATCGCTTTCTGTCCCTAAAGCAGCTTTTTCGTAAACATCAGAATCGCCTACCATTGTATTCAAAATATTTAACTTAGTCTGCCAATCTGTAGTTCCTGTAAGACTTTCAGCACGCTCAATTGCTACTTTACCTACTTTGACTGTCCGTGGAATATTATTGATATTGAGTACAGCATCTACATTTCTTTCGCCTACAATATCGCCTAAATCAGAAAGTGTAGTATGTTTATCAATCTTTAAAAATTTCATACTATGCCTCCAGACGTAATTGTTTTATTACATGAGGTTCACCAAAAACAGAAGCAGGCCTAACACCTGGAGCTAATGTTGAGATATATTTTAAACTCGTGTTGTAACAAAGAGCACAGGCTGTGGGTGTAAACTTATTATTGGTGTTACTAGCTCCTAAGAGAGCTAATGTATCGTAAATATCTAGGTAGGGAGAATTTGCATATACAACTTCTCCTAACATATAAGTATAAATCCAATCGGGCAAAGAAGCTTCAAGACCATTGTCCACATCAGATATACACTGGCTGATAGAATCTTTTATGAATGACTTCAAGTTTTCATATTCGGCTCGGAGACTCACTTCGCTAATTACAACTCCATGATTATCTAATTTCTTGTAGATTACATCCTGTTCCTCAAAGGGATTAGGATAGTTATCTTCAAAGAAATGCTCATTGTCATCATCATTTACATTGATAAAAGCATTGAACATCTCTTTATCAGAAATAAGGTGATAAGGATAACCAGGTAAGTAGCCGAGTTTTGAATATTTGATTTTTATGATGTCATGAATAAATTCTGTCATATAATTGTACCATTAATTGTTGAACCACCATAGAAAATATGATAAGAATTAGGCTCCCAACCGTCTATTGCATTAACATCCATTGTCATATACTGAGCATCTAACAAATCTGTTGTTGCATCAAAAGCAATAGTTCCCGATGTGAATGTGTCACTATCAGGTCTATATGTTCCTGTGACAGCTGTGAAATTTGTTGTAATCATTATCCAGTTATTATTTTGTACTTTATATGCGGTTACAAATGTACCTGTTACCTTGAGAGGCTTCACAATACATTTCTCAGGATATATTAATTCAGAACCTTGAGGTAAGTTGAATATTCCTCCGATAATTGACCTTCCATATATTACATTTGTAGCAGTAGAACCATTTGCTACATATAAGCTGCATTCAATGATATTACCATCTCCACCTAATGTAATACTACGTAATGCAGATGAATAGTGGTTATCATTTGGATTGGCTTCGTTCCAGAAGGTGATATCCTGTACTGTGGGTGTAGCCGCAGGTTGTGAAATCTCCATTCCATTTACTTGAATATCAGGGTCAGTGTCCTTAAATCTATCATACCACAATGTAATATCTAAGAAACCTGTGAATGTTCCTGTCCTTATTACACAAGACCTGATATAATCAAATACTGTAGCATCATAATATATGCAACTTCTATATACATTGATAACAGGAGTTCCTGCGATATTGCTATCAATTCTAATTTTTTCACAATCTACAATATTGATAATTGTATTAGAATTTGCTTTGCCTAAGATATGTAAGTAAACTGCTGTTCCAAATCTAGAATCAATATTATTGATATTAATAACAGTAGCATTACTTTCTTCAGGTAATGTCATGTAGATATTAATAACTTGCGGTACAGCTGAAGCATTTGCATTGAAAGGAAATGCAATTCTATTATTTACATATTCATCAAGGTTAGCTTGTACCTGAGAAGAAGTAAGTGATGTAGGTAATGTGAAATCTTCACCTAATTGATATGCTAATGTTCCTGAACGGAGTAACTCGTAATCAATTAACTTGAGTCTTCCGTCAGAATCTAATGTAACATATCCACTATCAGTAGCTAACGGGTCTGTATTATAAAATCCTCCGGCTTGAGTTGTAGTTGCAAGAGGAATTCCGCCTGTTACTAAGATATAGTCAGACCAACTACGCGGGCCTGTACCAATTACTACGTAGTAATAAGGCGTAACAACATTATCTTCATCATTATGTAAGTCTACTTCAAAATAATCCTTATTTTTTATTCCACGATAAGAATTGAACCCAAAGAGTGTTGTTGCATCTTCGTTAAGAATCTTATTCCACTTTGTTTGGTCCCAATCACCTGAAGTAGCTTCAAGGCACTGATATAATGCACCATTGTATGCAGCATAATCATCCTTGACATATGATTTACTTGTGTCATAAAAATCTGCAAGATGCTTAAGTGCTTCTGTATCAACAGTTCTTACACCTGTGTCTTCGTTGTAATCTGTTAAGCCTTCGTTATCTCCTGTCCAGATACCAATTGCTGTATCACCTAATCTTACACCTGAAGGTAAAGATTCCGAATAATCAATATTTGAAATTGTTCCAGGCAATACTTTATACATTGTAGAAGGAGCCGCTCCTGCATCAGTTGATATCTGTGCAGTAAAATCTTCTCTTACAAATATATAATCACCATTTTGATAACTTGTAGGAATTGTGGGCATTACATAATCAACATCTTTAGTATCTAAATACAAGATGAGATTTCCAGACGCTGTAGGAATATAAGAATTTACATCTACTGTCTGCAATCCTGAAAGCTTTTCACCTAAATTCTTTATTACTTGAGTATATTCAGCATCAACAGTACCAGGAGCACCAGAAAGATAATTAGCTTTCGGTAATTTGATATCCCTTATGCCAAAGTATAAATCTTGTCCTGCTGTATTCTTCATAGAATCAATCTGTTGATGAGGTACAGCTAAGTGAACATATCCATCATTTGTTGATAAGAATGTTGCTTGAGGAATTGTATCGTTAGGATTTACAGGTGTAAGATGATTTTGAGGTTCAGAATCCCAAACCATCAAACTTCCTGTTGAATCACACCATGTAGCCTTATCTGTCTGGCCTCCCTGACCGGAGAATGTATACAACATGTGAGGATTCAAATTATCCTTTGAAATGAAGTGGTCATTAAATAACTGACTTACATCTCCAATTCTCCGTGAATCAATACAGCTCATCTTCTCTGAATTCTGCTCAATAGTGCTTACAACACCATTGATATAGATGAAATCTGCTAACTTCAAATCAGCAGTAACTGCATCTCTATCTTTAGGAGAATCTGCAGGAGTAATAAAATCAGTTGTAGGAAGTACAACTAACTGAACTCCAATGTAAGTATTATCTTCATTTTCAATGAGCATTGAACCTGCCATTGTAGTTTCTTCACTATAATAAGATTTAATGCCGATTGATAACTTACCTAAAAGCGGAGTTGCATTGTTCAATGAAAGTTGAGCATTTGCTAATACTAAATCTACAGTCATAGGAGCTGTCGATTGAACATAATGTCCATTTATTACTGCACGACCTGGAGCTACTTGAAGAATAGAACCTGTCGAAGTAACTAATGCCCACTTTGTTTTATTGAAAGGTTCAGGTGTAAGTACTGCTTCAATACAAACATAAGTAGAAGAATTATATGTAACATATTCTCCTATTGTGTATGATTGTCTGCTACTATAGTCAGGAGCTTCTACACTCGATACAAGAGATACTTTGAAATCTTCAGGTCCGTGAACAAAAGAAGGTCCAACTTCATAAGTAATCTCAGGCTTAGTATTTACCATCTCTCTTGAACGAAGATTGTATTCTGTAACAAGCTGACCACCTTTAGTAGAATTACTCAAAGGGAATATATTTGTTGACGCTACATTAAATGTTGGAAAATGCATATGTTAGTTATCCTCCAAATATTATCTTTCTTAAGTTCATGACCCAGAACTTGAAGTAGATGTTACTCCGAGTCCAAGGGCACTGATTGTATCAATCAACGAAAGACCTCCAACTGTTGCATTATTCTGTTGCATTATTGCTTCTAATATGATAATAATCTTACCTAATAATGCATTAGTTTGCAACTGAGGGTCCATCTTCTGTAATTCTTCTGCACTAAATACATTCATTGCATTTGCTAGAGCAAGTAATGTTTCATTCTGCATATCGCCTTCTGCACGCTTTAAGTCGTCCCAAGCTCGTGCACCAGAAATTTCGCTAGTATAAGTAGTTCTTTCTGCAATATATCTAGTCCAGTCAGCTAAGCATTTTTGGAACTTGCTATTAGTGCTAACGAATGTCTCTTCAATCTGTGTATTTATAGAAGTTAAAGCTCCAATGACAGTGAATTCTGAATAATCACCTAATTGTGCTATCATTGTATCTTCTTTAATTTGAATATTAGTTAATGCAAGGTCTACTGCATCCATCCTCTGGTCATATCTTGCACCAGAATCAAAGAACGGTTTGAAGTTATCATTAAGGAAAGGTAACCAAATAGCAGTTTCAAATATTCCATTAGCACCTGTCTCATAATCCCAGAAACCTCTATTTTGTTCTCTAAAAAGTTTCTCGTCATCCTTACGGTCTTGCTCAATTTGAGCACCATGCATAGCACTATTAGCTTCATAATAACCTCTAAGTGCTTCTTCGCCATATCTATCATACAAATCCTCTACGCTAACTCCACGGTCTTCTGCAGTTGCCATGTATGCTTCATATGACATTGTTTTTGAAGCTTCATCAAAACCGGCTATAAACTCTTCATTTCTAGCTCGTACAGCCGCTTCGGCAGCTTCAGTAGCACTTGTAGTAATGGTCTTTACTATTGGACTTAAGGCCTTAGATTCCTCTCTTGCAATAGATAATGCACTTTTGCCTACATTAAAGCCTGAATATAAAGATTGAAATGTTGTATTGTATCCTACGTCATTTGGCGCACGATAACCTTCCCACATGCCTCCGCCACTACCAAGATTTCTGCTGCCTCCAATTTCATCAATAGCCTCATTCCAATCATATCCTGTACTTCCTGCAAGAATAGGATTAAAAATTCCGCTAATTACAGTAGCCCATGTGTTATCTCTAGCTATCTGAGTAGCAACGCCTCCCATCATTTCAACAAGAGGCTTAACTAGGCCTAAATCAGTTCCTTGGGTAAGTAAATTATAATAAGAATGATTATTATTTCCTACAGCACCTAATTCTAAGACTTTTTTCAAGTCTTCGTTCATTTCTTGGGCTTCATCATAATTTTCTTGTATCTTTGTTATACCCTTAGCTATGTATCCTATAGGGTTTAAGAAATTTAAGATGTTAGCAACAGCATGACGTAATCCTTCTAATACACTTAATGAAGAACCTGTTAAGTCTACAGCATATTGAGTATTTGCTAATTCATTTGCAATCTGTTCATCCCACATATGTTGCTGAACCATTCGTCCAGCTTCACTATCGATTACATATGCAAGACCTTCTTCAAGAATTGTATTGTTTATTTCTTGTAACTTCATCTGCTCAGCAGTTGTTGTAGATTCTCCGCTAGAAAGCAACGCCATGTTTTCTTGCAAGGATGCCTGATTGATTTGCATTGAAGCAACAGATTCTGCAAGTTGTGCAAAATCTACTCTTGCAAGTGCTTTCATGTCTACGCCAAATACTGATGAAAGTCCTTCTGCGACTTCCATGTAGTTATCAGGCGACATACTTTGTAGACTTGCTAAATTCTTGAATATCTGAACAAATACTTCTTGAGGATGTGTAGTAAACGCTTGTAAGAATTCTGTGTTACTTGCATTAATTCCGGCAAGAGAACGCAAAGCTACAATAGATTCATTATTACCACCAATGGCTGCTTGAACTACATTGTTTACTAATCCCGAAGCTAAATCAGGGGCAATAGCTCCTACTACTCCCGATACTGCAGTTAATACTGCCGATATATCATGAGCATTATAAATATTCTTAGCAGACTGAGCAATTTCAACTGAACTCTGGAACAACGATTGTGCATCCTTTAATCCAGTAGTAAATCCTCCTGTTAAAGTTCTACTAGAATATAACAAGTTACTTGCAAATTGCTCTAATTCATAGTTTGCACGAGCCAACGCAACTTCTTGGTCATAGCCTTGACTTACTACTTCTGCGGCTATCTGTGCATAAGTTGATGCAAACGATGTGAAATCTTGATTAGGAATAGCAGCATTCAACTTAGTTGCTTCGTATGCAAATTCTTCTGCTATTCTACCACTGAGACCTGTATCTAATATTGTATTTAACTTTTGTATTACGTCAGTAGCAGGAATTACGGAACCAAGTCCCTCATCAATAAGTCTCTGAGACATACTTTCGTATAAATCATATACATCTTCTTTAGTATATCCCTGAGTTAAGCTTACTTTAGACAAGCTTTGGTCCCAAGTCTGTGTCCATTCATTGACTGCTTTTTCAAGAATTTCGAATGGCATCTTAGCCATTCCTTCAAGGTCTTTCTGGATACGTTCTTGTGCATTAGCTAATCGTTTCTTGCGTAAATCTTCATCTTTCATGAGGCCTTTGCCCCAGTTTTTGATGAAATCACCTAATGCATCTAACAGGGGTTTAAGCTGAATATATGCAAGATATGCAACTGCTCCTACACCTACTGCACCGCCTAAACCACTAAATAACTTACTAGCATTTGCACTCTGAGCAGCAGAGGATAAAGCTCCTTGAGATAATTGTTGGCCTGCAAGGCCTCCGCCTGCACTACCGGCAGCTCCACCGGCTGCTCCACCAGCTCCACCGGCTGCTCCACCAGCTCCACCCAACATTGAGCCCAGCTCAGAACTTCCGCTAGCTCCAGCTTTCTTGAATGCTGATATGATAGCAGAACCGGACTCTTTTCCAAATATACCTTCGGCTAATTTTCCGGCACTCTTAAGTAATTTATCTTGAAATGCTTTTCCAAGTTTAGAATCAGCTAACTGCTTACCTACATGTTTGCCCCATTCATGAGCTAAATCCTTGAATTCAAATCCAAATTGATTGGCAAATTCAGAAAGGGCACCATTCATTGCTTTCTTGAAATCGCCACCGGCAACAGAATCTTTTAAGGCATCAGTTAATCCTGTTTCCCAATCTTCAATAAAATTATCAGTCCTGCGATAATCTTGTTGCTTCTTTCTTCTAGAATTAGCTTCCAAAGTCATCTCACGCTGCCTATCTCTAAATACAGACTGAGATGTATTAGCAGGATTGTTATATTGTGTTTGTTGTCTGTTGAGGGCGTCAGCAATTATCTTAGCAGCAGCAACTACATCAGAGTTGTTACCGTTTGTGTTGATATCATTAAGGAGATTATAATCACCGTTCTGATTGATATTATTAGGATTTTGCTGATTATTGTTTCCTGTCATTAATTACTTCTTCTGCTTCTCTAAAGCTTGTTGTCTTTCTTTTAATTCTTTCTCAAAAGACTTTACGTATTTTTCTCTAACAAATATTGGTTGTCCCATGACCCATTCGGCACTTACCGCACCTTCTGAGGCTCTAGATATGAATAAGGTTTCATCAACTATTCGTTCGTATCGTTCTTGCCTCATATCATGGAATGTTTTTACTTCTCCATTAATTTTTATTGTTTCCATCACAGGGTCCACTTGACTTTTCGGCAAGTTTATCAGCTTTCCAGGCCCGGAGATTTCCCAAGGTCGGGCGAAAGAATCTATCATCAACTAACGCGATAAATGCTGCTTCTCCGCTTCCGCACTTAGGGCAAACCGTTGTACCTCCTGCTCTGAGACCGTAATCTGTCATTTCTGTTACTACTTGTTTTAATATAAACAAATCTGCTGAAGATAAATTATTGATAATCTTGAACTTAAAATCAGCCGGAGTAAGATTTGACTCTCCTTTGAATGATTTAATCATATAACAAAGTTTAGCCAACTCAGAATCCTTATCTCCATTAGACCTAACAAATAATTTATCATTACCTGCATTAATAGTATCTTGAATTGTAGGAAGTTTCAATACAATGTCTCCATCAAAATCGATGAATTCATTCTTTGATACTGTTATACTATTATTAAATCCTTGAGGAAGGGGTTTTACTTCTACTGTGCGGAGATTTACTTGATATTCACCTCGTGATACTGCGTCACAAGCTCCGCAAAAGATTGCATTTGTAGTAATATATGGACCATAGTTTAAGATTCTTAATGCTCTACAGACCCAATAAAAATCTATTTCTAATAATCTGTGGAAATCACATTTTTCTTCAATTGCTGCAGGGAAGATAACATCGAGCATTGTAGCCATGAAATCTTCACCGCCTACATAGTCTAATTCTGTAGATGTAGGAATACTCTTTAAAGTAAGAATATCAGGAATTTCTCCACCATACAGACCTTTGCCTAAAAGTTCGATTTTTTCTGAAATAGCCATTTAGTAATCCTCCAAAAGTGTTGTTTGATTTGGTATTTCTATGTATTTATTTGTTTCCTTATATCTATCACAAAAGTGTTGATAATAGATACGCTACTATCATTATTTAAGGTTGTATACACACAAAATAGGAGGCCTTGACGACCTCCTATTCTATTAAGCAGAATGTCGAAGCTTGTCATAGCATTTAAGCTCGCGGTACATTCGCTTAATTGCTTTGTTATAATCCCTACGCAAGTAAGGTGACTCAGTATTTGCAATAGCAGATTTATACCAATTTATCTTTTCTATAAACTGTTTTCGTTGTATATCCTGTCTCATGTTATTTTGACACACTTGCTTCGTTCTTGGTTGACAAACATATCCCATACTCTATTAGCGTCGACGTCAATTCCATCAAAATGCAAATCAGCTAAAATATCTGTTAGCATATTTCCATGACTTAATCTGCTCTTGATATGACGATATACACCCGAATTAACACTAGAGAATACAACAGAATGTTCATGCTCTTCTGTGAGGTATTCTTCTAAAGGCATATGAAAATAAACTGCACCGTCTTTTGCTTTGTAGAAAATTTCATCTTCAGTGTTGTCAGACTCTGCATCTCGACAAATACTCACTTCTAATACATCATGTTTGTTTTTAAAGTTAGTTACAAATTCATAGATAGTATTTGCCCAATTGTATCCAACAGAACTGATTCTAAACCATAATTCGGGAAGACCTGCTCGACTATTATACTGACCACCATAACGCACCCTACAAAATTGCTGGTTGAATGAATGCTTAATAGCATTTTGCAAGTAATCGATATCTAAAGAATCAATGTAATCTAGTAGACTTTCAACTGTATAATTTCCTAACTCATTGTGAATCTTCAAGTATGCACCGTTAGGGAGAGGTGACATAAACTTATAAGGCAGATGAGATAATACATAGTCAATTAGATAATCCATAGAATATTCAAAGAACCTTGGAATTAATGCGATTCTCATAGCTAACCAAGCATCAATAACTTCTTTAGCTAATCTAATATCGTCTGATTCAGTATTGATAATGAATGCAGATACTTCAGCTTCTGAACTTAAATCGTCATCTCCCATAGCATACAGGTGTACGACTACCTTGAAATATCTGCCATCTTGCCTAAGATGATATGCAGTACTTTTCATATGTATACCTCCTACTAAATATAACGATTTTTGTATAAGTAAATGCCTTTTGTGTAAATCATATATTTGAATGAAACTCGTAAAAGATTGAATGTACTACGCACTTGACGGGAACGCATGAATATTGAATTGTGACCTTGCTACAGGAGAAAATATTTACGCCATATTCATCAATATGATTTACACTTTAACCGTCGGCCATCATGAAATTCGAAAAAAAAGGCGGAGGCTTCGGAGGGCATACATAACCAAGGTTAAGTTGACTTATCTAATTCGTCATTAATCTTTGTGTATACTTCAATAAAGAGTTTACTTACCAATCGAGGGTCTTCATTGTATCTTTTAGAAATTACTACAACTGATTTTGCACAGCAAATACAAAGTTCTCTAATATCTTCAAACATTTTATCATTAAAATCTTTATTCATTTTCATATGTACCACTTCCTGTAGTGTAAAAATGTAAAGATATTTCAGGGTATACAGGCATCTGACGCTGATAACCTTCAGGTAATCCTAACACAGAATCGATATAAGTCGCTGGACTTGATACACTCATACTATCTGCATAGACAGGGACAGTCCAGATGCCTTTATCAGTTTTAATCCTTAGATATGTTTTCTCCGGAGATTTTGTAGGGTCAAGAACTAAATTGATATCACAAAAATCATATACTTTTGAACCACAGAATTCACATCTTCCGTGGTCATTTAAGTACCCTCCGCAGTTAGGACAATTGTGTAAGTTATTCATGACACTTAACCTCAGACTTGTAGTAATCTTTATAATTTCTTGAGCATTTTCCGCAATCAGGATTTCCAAGGTAAGGACCTACTCGGTGACAACCAATACAGCCCTCAGGTCGAAAGGTCTTTGCAATATGATAAATTGCGTCTTTCAGGTCGATGTCATTGTGCTCACAAAATTCCCACAATAGGTTATAATGAAAATCATCTCTTTCATAGAGAATGTTAATTGCAGATTTTTGGTCTTTTGTCATTTAAAAATTCTCCTTAGTTAACCCAGTATGTCCTAAAATCGTTATCTCCATCAATACCTACGAGATTGAACATGTTATCATCTATCCATTTGCGATGATATTCTTCACCTCGAACAAGTTCATCATAATCAAATTTTTTGATGAATAATCCATCTGTCCTTATAACACGAGCAGACTTAATCTTGGGGACTCTACCATAGATTACTCTTTGCACTTCAGTTTACCTTTCCTTTATTTATGTTTTAGCTTTAATTCTGCACCGTCAAAGGAGCAATACATATAATCATCTCTGTATCGTGTACCACATTCAGGGCAAAACTTGGTCTGCCTATCATCAGAAACATAAGATAAAACGGCCATAATAAAAAGTCCGACCATTAAACCAAAGAAAAGACCTTCTATAAAATATTTCATTCTTTATTCTCCTTATCTTCCCAATATTTATTTATGGTAGGTCTTGAAATTCCTGTGTCTCTATAACAATCCATTTTACTGCCGTGAGGATTATTTATTCGCCATTCCGATACTCTTTTTTGGTTTTCAGATACATCAGAAGGAATAAATACAATCTGTATATTCTTTATCTGACCATCTTTTTGTCTTGAAACATGAATATCTCTTACAGAACATAAATTTATACCAAGATTATTGACGATAAAACACGCTATGGATTTTTTGGTTTCGTCATTTACTACTTTCGTTAATTTTGTTTCATTCATTCTTTATTCTCCTTATTAAACCCTATTGCTAATTCAGGAAATTCACCTATAAGCCTATTGTGCATATCAATACGAGATTGACATAATTCATAGTCAGTAAAAACTACTCCACAATGAGGACATTTATCAATAAGAGGTCGGCTAAATAAATTTTCTGAAACCCCAAAAATTCGTTTATCACAATCATTACAAAACCAACCTGTCTGACCTTCGGCAATATCTCTTAAACAGATTTTACTCATTCTTGATTCTCCTTATCTTCAATAGGTTTTGCACAATAAATATTAGTAGTAATCTTGTTAATCAGGTCTTGTGTCATTTGGTCTGTATTGTTTGAATAATGTATATTTCCCTGACTATCAAGATATACTTTATCTGTCCAACGAATTTCGTTCATATCACTCACTCCTCAAATTTTCACCTTCTAGTATATCAGGAACAACCTCACCTGAACAATGGAATGAATTATAAGGATTACTACCTCTAAATTGAGAAGTAAAGGGACTTGGAAATTCCTGAACTAATCCACTTCCAATAGTCTCTTCGCAATTCTTCTTCATATATTCTATTTCTTCTTCTGTACCAAAAAGCGTAGTTGATACTGTTATACTGTAACCGCTAGTAGTTGTTGGGTTATTAACCCGATATGTACTTAATGATTTCATTCTTTATTCTCCTTTAACGATTATCATAGCAAAGAGTATTAATATGAATGGAGATGCTGGTAAAAATGACCAAGCGATAATATCAAATATAGTATCCATTCTTCACTCTCCTTCGTCCGCAGGGATTACTATGGGTGCGTTAATAATATAATTTTGAAAATAAACATCTTCTTCAACTGTAATAGTGTCCTTATCAACCAAATCTCCGTGTCCTTTTGGGAGAACCATGAAACCATATCCACCAACTTCACAAACTTTACCGTCTATAAAATGAATATATGTGTCAATAATTTCTTGTTTTATAGGTATCATTTCATCAGGTATATCAATTACTATCTGCATATTCAATCCCTCACATATACCTATAAGGTAGCAGCAATTCGCCCACCAACATCAACCGCCAAAAACTTGGAAGTATGTATTTTTCGCCTTCAAATTTGTCATATTCCTCACGAGGTACTTCGTGATACTTATTATCTTTAACGATTACATAGACCATTCTCATACACTTACCTCACACTCCATACATATGCGGTATGCAATTTTCCCAGTACTGTTCGGAAGTCATCTGTTTAACTGTCTCTTCCGTGATTATTCTAGAATACACCCCTGAATATGTTACTTGCCAGTAGATTAATACTGGAGTCCCTAAAAGTGCTTTTGTAAATGCTTCAGCTATGTCTTCTTTTGTTGGGACACCATCACACCAATAGACTTCTACTTTTCTCATAATAACCCTCCAGATTTGTTGTGAGCATATTGTTCTCTTGCGGATTTTAGTTCTGTTAAAAATTCTAATAACTGTTTATCCCATGCCAATTGCTTCTCTTCTTCCTCTTTTAACTTATGTTTTGATTTGAATTTTTGTTGTTGCAAAAACTTCTCTTCGAGTTTATATTCCTCGCTATTTTCAATTTCCTTAATAGTATTCTGTCTGCTCAAGACACGAAGCTCCCACTCATAAATCCAATCATCTAATGTATCAAAATTAGATATGCTATTTGGAGTTTTTACTTTTTTCATTATTTATCTCCTTAAAATGTTATATCTTCTCCCATCTATCATGTTTAAAGCACTCCCTACAAGCACAGTGTAATGTTTCAGCGGCATGATTATTATGATGTTTACACGTATCACAAGTTCTCGTATCTTCTGCAGTGAAAGTATCTCTACCATTAGAGATACTAGTGAAATTCTGTATTTGTTGATTACTTGTAGTTGTTACTGTCTGTTGTTTCTTCCAATCAATATCTGAAAAAGTTCCCGTCCCTGTAATTGTTATATCCGTTCCTGTGGTTGCTATACTTTCCCCACCACAGTAATAACACATCATTGTAAGTGGCGAATATACTCGCTTACATATAGGACACTGCCAACCTTGTTGTACTGTAAAATCATTCATACTTCTGTCTCCTTATCTGCTTCAACCACTGTCGGGACTTGCTCATTATTCTTTAACAGTAGGGCAACAAACAATAAGGCTTGTTCTGTTGGTGCTTTCTCATATGTTTTGACCAACATTTCACTTAAAGCGTCTGCGTCAATTAGTCTCATTTTTCTTCACCTCATAAGCCTTTATCAAATCTGATATTTCGGCAACCTCCCATTCGTCTTTATCGTTATTTTTCCATTTAATAATTGAATTTTCGTCAGGTATTTCTATTATCATTCTTTATCACCTCGCATACTCTCTTAAAGAAAAATTCATAGTCCCATATTTTTTATATTTAATATACTGATAGGCATATTCAACTAAAGCACCTATCAATGTTGAATGTAGATAGTAAAAAGGCTGACCTTGACAACATACAATCACATTGAATTTAGGATTTTTGCAATTTCTTTGTATCATTCTTATCACCTCTCATATCTGCCTCGCTTTCTATAAGACTATTCCATTCCTCAACCGCCTGCTCTTTTGTTTTATTCCAAGTAACTTTCTTGTTAAATTTTCCACATTTGCAAGTTCCTTGATAACCAAGATTTTCATAATCGGAACCATAGTCATATTCACTCACAAATAACCAACTATCTTTGCAATTAGGACAAGGCAATAACTTTTTCATTCTTTATCTTCTCTCCTATCTCTGCGTTCATACTTCTCGATAATATCAAGTGCTTGTTGAAGTCCATTAGCAAACTCTTGTTTTTCAATACTACGATATTGACGATTTACAGTAATCGTATGTTTGATTTCATCTTTTACAGCTTTTACATATTTATCTGTCATTATTCATCACTCCTTAGATTGAACAGGAACTACCCAAAATTCGTGATAACTTCCTTCGGGGTAATACTCTCCATCCCAAAAGGAAATACCAAATTCTTCTGCACCGTCACACTCGAAACTATCAATGTAAATAGTGTTGCCATTGACTTCGTGTTTAATGCCTAACTCATCTAATAGTTTGATTACTTTCTCTTGGTCTGTCATTCTTTATCACCTCTCATATCTGCTCCACAGTTTGAGCAAAATTCGCTAACCGTAGTGTCTCTCCATCTCAATGTGTATTTGTTACACTTGTTACATTTTTGTTCAACAACGTCTGCTCCCCAACGTAAAATTTGCCCACAAGACGCAACTTGATTTTCTACCCACTCGCCTTGTGGTCTTTCTACTGTTGGGGCATTGTCGATAATTTTAACAATATCTCCGATAACCTCACCGTTCATAAAACTTGCGAGATAATTACATATATCTCTTTTCAGTTCGTCTAAATCACCTAATCTCATTCTTTATTCTCCTGCAACTTATCTATCGCATAATCAAGTGCTTCAAGGTCTACCATATCCCTATCAGAAGCAGGGCATAGTGAATTTATTATGTTTATGCCCATTTTCAGTCTTTGTAGATGTTCTATACATTCTTTATTAGTCATTCTTCTTTACCTCTTTCGCAAGGTGGAACAAAATCTGTGTCATTTCTTCTCTTAAAACAATAATTAAAAATAGTTACAAGTATTATTTTACAATTCATTCTTTCTCTTATCTCAACATTGATGCCCCACAATTAGGGCAAAAGTTGGTTTTCTTTTCATTAGGGCAATTACATCTATTGCACCAAACAAATAATTCATAACCCGTTGGTATCAAATTATGTTGTTTGCAATATTGAATATGACTTACCCATTCACCTTTCGGTCTTTCGTACTCTTTCTTTGCTTTTTCATAGCCAGCCTCGTATGCCTCACGCATATTTACATCGTTCTCGACATAAGAATATGGAATTGACGCTTGTTTTGCATCGTCTTCCAGTGGTTGGTCTATTACCTTACTTAAAAAATGTGACATATCATCAGATATGCAATTGTGGAAATCTTCATCAGATAATGAACAAACAAATTCAGAAGGGCAATTTGTATTCCTTGGCATAATTTTTCTTGAATATATACAATTTTTACAAGTTTTCATTCTTTATCACCTCTCATACTATCTTTACATATAATCCTCAATACCAAGTTTACATGCTAAATAAAACAAATCGTTTTCTGAAAACCATTCATCACCAATCTCCAAGTCGTTAGTCTTTTCGATTAAATTTTTCAAATTTCTAAACATGATACCTAATATAATTTTTTCGTTTTCTGTTAAATCGTTCATTCTTCTTTACCTCTCATATCCGCACCACAATGACAAAATGGATAATTTGATATAACGTCTGGGTATTCAATCTTTACCTTACGACCACACTTTGAGCATTTATAAACAGTAGTATAATAAAGGTCACCTTCGTATGCGTTTATCCACTCACCTTGCGGTCTTTCAAACTCTGCTTTTGCTTCCGCATATCCACTATTAAATGCATATTCAATAGCCTCAACAGAAACAAGAGATAACTCTTCCGCTTTTGCAAATGTACCTGTTGTATCTTTTGATTTTAATCCATTCCATACTTCTTCAAATGTCATTCTTTATCACCTCTCATATCTGCTCCACAATTCGGGCAAAAGTTAAAAGCAGCCTCACGCATAACAGTAGGCATATCCTTAACAGTTTCGTAGCATAATGAACAATGCCAACCACTTTGACAATTGTGATACCACTCGCCTTGCGGTCTTTTCCTTTCAAATACAACAAAACCGTCTGAAACATCAATGGCAACTGTCTGCAAAGATTTTATTATCTCATCGGGTAAGTCTGAAAGATAATGTGGTTCAGTTGTTGGAGAATTTTCCATACAAGCCTTGCGTCTTTTTAATGTTTCGATTGCCAATTCTTTATCGTTAGTCATTCTTCTCACCTCTCATACAAGCACCGCACCACGGACAATGTGGGAACTTAAATTTAGTGGTATGTCCACAATTAGAACACGCCTTATTGTTTACCTCATACTTAAATCCACAAACAGTCTCATACTGTGTCTGCCACTCGCCTTGCTTTATTTTAGGATTTAATGTTTTTCCGATTTCCATACCATAATGATAACCCTCTTCATATCCTCTTTGTCTTGCCTTTAATCTTTCAGCACCAACATAATCAGGTTCAAAAGGTTCTACTGTCGGGGCATTGTCGATATGCTCAATAATATCTGAAGCAATACCCTCTTTTGATTTACTGCCTATATAATCACAGTCATAAACAAAATTTAATGACTTTTTCAAAGCACTACGACTGATTAAATCGTTATTCATTCTTTCTCACCTCTCATATCTTATAACGGTTCTTCAAAATCTTCGCAATCAATCTCATAAGGTACATCTATCTTCCCAACAATTTGTCCACAATGGTATGATGCCCCATTATCACAAATCATATAATCAGGCTCATTATATTTATCGCCTTCTTCCGATAGCCAACACCATTGACAATCTCGGCAATTGTGCATTCTTCTTTCTTCACCTCTCATATCCGCAGGTATTACTACTGCATCATCGAAAATTTTAACAATTTCTCCGCACTTCGCATTATCTATATGCTTACCATAAACTAAACCAAGAATTACTTTATCTGCATCTACTAAATTTCCGTGTCCTTTTGGGAGAACCTTTCCATTTTTAATATAATTCACATCTACTGCCACAATACTAGTGTCATTAACTAATTCTTCAGGTATATCAATTACTATTTTCATTTTTATCATACCTCGTCATTGAAGCACCGCAATTAGGGCAAAAGTAATCAGGAATACACAAACTGTGTTCAAAACCGCAATTTGAACATTTACGAATTGTATAAACCATTCCGACTGCACCTTGTTCTGTGCCTGTGATTACCCATTTGCCTTGCGGTCTTTCGAGTTCAACTGTTGGAGCGTCATCAATAAAACATTTAGGACATTCTAAAATTCCCTTTGCGTTCCAAGAATAGCCTGTTTCTTTTTCATATGTTTTAATTAGTTCATCTGCGTCAATATTTCTCATTTTGCTTTTTCTCCTCTCATATCTTTCATATCTAAATATTCACCAAGCCGTTTCGTAATATTTTTAAGAGTAGGCTCAATGCCTTCTTTATTCCGCAAAATTAGGACACCCAAATCCACTCATATCTTCACCTAAACAAATATTATTAGGTTCTTCTGCACTATGCTTACACCTATAACATTTACCTAACACAAACTCAGGACAATCATCAAGCCAATATGTTTCTGAACAATACCCGTCATGTCGCAAATCACAATTCGTGCAAGTATGTTTTATATTACTTAAATCATAACCCATTTTCTACATTCTCATTTCTTAGTATAATCATTTAACCACTTATCGAAATCTGGCTTTGATATTTTACTCTCTTCGAAAATACCTCCACATTCACCAACTACAGGAAGAATAAATTGTTTAGCCCAAGTTCTCATAGCTTTACCTGTAGGATTCAGAGTTCCGTCTGGGTTCATTTCTTTACATTCTGCAACATCTTTGTCGTACATAATAGATGCTATAAAAGAATATAAATCTTCTCCTTCTTCAAATTCTCTATCTAAGTATGTCTGAAGTCTATCAAAGCGGGTTTCTAATGTTCTTAATAATTCTTTATTGTACATTTTTATCACCCATCATTAACAATATCATCAATTTCATTCATATAATTGTCGCTCCAACCTTCCATATCATATCTCCACTTTTCAAGCAATTCTTTTATTTTTGCAATCTTTTCACTATCGGTCATTCTTTCTCACCTCTCAACCTAATTATCCAAACACCAAAAATAACAATAGCAGTTGTTATCGAACCTACTAAATCACCGATAAAATAACTCATTAAATCAAAATTCATTCTTTCTCACCTCTCACCATTGAAGCACCGCAATTCGGGCAAAAGTGTCTAAAACTGTCATAGCCGTACTGTATTTCGTGACATTTGTTACATTCTTGCCCGCTGCCTGTGTCTATCCACTCGCCTTGCGGTCTTGCATATAACTTCATAGCTGTTATAAAGCCTTGGTCATAGGCTTGATTTTTGGTTATATCAAATGTCGGGGCTTTGTCGATTAACCCGAAATCATCAACATCATTATCTATAAATGACCTTCTCAAAGCGTCTAAATCACCTAATCTCATTCTTCACCGCCTTTCTTTATTTCGATTAACGGACATTTACATTGTCTTTTTGTGGTCGTTATCCCTTCGTGAGTAAACAAACATTCATTCCAATATTTAGGGCGAACAACAAAAGGACATTCGACACAATTTTTAGGCATTGAAATATCAACTTGTATCATTCCGCACCGCCTTTCTTATATGGTTCGGGTAATGGTTGCCAAGCGATAACGTGTAAATCATTCCTCATATGCTTACCGCAATTATTAAAAGGAACGCACCACCAACCGTTTTTCTCACCCTCTCCAAAATATGAGGCTTGCATAACTTGATAAGTTTCGTGCCAATATGCCGTTACAAGGACAAGTTTTCTATCTTTGGGCAATCTCTCACTAACAGGAATCCACTCGCCTTGCGGTCTTTTTAACACATTTTCAAGTTCCTGTTTGAAATCCTCAATTTCTTCCTTGCTCGCATTTTCGGCAAAAACTGTTACTTGTGGTTCTGTCGGGGCATTGTCGATTTTTTCTAATATTCCTAAATCGTCTGAATATTCACAATGAATAACCTTTTTCAATTCGTCTGCGTTAATTAGTCTCATTATGATTCACCTCTCATATCTGCACCGCAATTCGGACAAAAGTTATCAGAGATTTTATTGCCCTCTCTGTCAGTATTGCAGATGTACTCATTACACTTATTGCAACGAATATGGTGTCCGTCAATTATCCACTCGCCTTGCGGTCTTCCCAAATAAGTCAATCGCTTTTCAAGCAGTGCATTTGATTGATTCCAAACTTCTCTGCTTATATCTACTGTTGGAGCATTGTCGATAAGCCTTAAAATGTCATATCCTAACTGATTGGCACTCATTTCGGTATAAGAACCATTTACCTTTGAAACTTCCTTTTTCAAAGCGTCTAAATCACCTAATCTCATTCTTCTTCACCTGCCATGCTAGATTTTAATTCAAAGTACCTATCAACAATAGCAATTATCTGTTCATCAGATAAATAGATTTCTTGCTCTTTAGGGTTATGAGAACAAGGTACAATTTCATAACGCTCACCATTAAATAATTTCTCATAAGTAATAACTGGAATACCGATTTTAATATTCATTCTTTATTCTCCTTTATCCGCAGGAATTATTGTTGGTGCTTCATCAATATTAAGTTTGCAAGTCCACCCATACTCACAATTTTGACAAGTAAAATCATAATTTGGTGGGCAATCCATAACATTTTCTTTACACCGATAAAATACTAATTTACTCCTGTCAATCAAATCTCCGTGTCCTTTTGGAAGAACTGTGCCTGTCACTATTGCACCAACAATAGATTTTTTATCGGGGTTAGGATTATTTTCACAAAGCCACTTGAATTTTTCATCAGGTATATCAACTACAACTTTCATTCTTGATACATCTCCATATAAGCAACATTATCAAGATTTATAATCTGCTCTTCAATCCCAACCCACTTTTCTTTCCTGCGTATAGCCTCTTTTATTATTTCTATATCGTCATAATCAGTAACTTCTAATACTCTATCACCAATAAATTTGATTACAATTTTACTCATTTTTATTCTCCTATATCTGCTTCAATTACTGCTAGCATGCTTCCAATATTATCTTCAAGTATCCCATAATTCATCATGTCAAGTACAGAATTACGGTCAATCAAATCTCCATGTCCTTTTGGGAGAACTGTTCCATCTGAAATCATTCTTAACAGCGTAGGAATATTTTGATTTGGTAATGGTTTATTTGTTTTAACAATATTTTTAATATCACCAAAAACTTCATCAGGTATATCAATTACTACCTTCATATTAAGAATCCTCGCCATTCATGTGTTCCAGAACAAGCCTATAACCTCTTACTTTTTGATTCAATAATTCAAACTTCTTGCAATTCGGGCTATTAGGAGGTAATTTCCATATTACTTCATCTAATACCATTTCTATTAAGAATAAATCTATTTCTGTGAAATTCATATCAATCTACCTCACCATTAAGTAACTTCCAATTCTCAGGAGTATCACCACAACTCTCACTAAACGGACAATCTTGGCAAGAATAATGTTCTGAACAAAATACTTTAAGTATCTCTATTGCCTTATTTGCTTCTTCTGTGTTTACAGTCATATCAATCTACCTCAATCTTCTCCTGTGCAAATCTCGTTCTTATCATTAAAGAACCATTCTCTTATCTTACAAGAATGTTTATAGTCAAATCCGTGTTTCTCAAATATCCCCTTCCGCTTTTCATAACGATACTCATAAGGCATCTTCTTCATCTCATACCAAGTGAATCCTATGTCTATCCTATAACCATCCTCTGTTTCCCAAGTTTCGCAATAGATGTTTTTACTATAATCTGTCATATCAATCCACCTCTAAATCTGCTTTCGTAATTTCAGCACTAAAATCTCTACCTAATGCTCTGTTCAAAATATCACAATACGCTTCACTCATACCTTCAAATAATGTGGCTAAATGCTCATCCCTAAAGTGACCGTTAGCACCCCTATACTTATCTTTAAGCGTATCACACTCTTTTATACTTATTTTACAATGCTTAATCAGTTCATCATTCGTCATATCAATCTACCTCACTTACAACTGTCGTCATTTTCAAGAGGGTCAAGTACATCACAAGTATGATTATGCAAATATTTACACCCATAGCACCAGATATGGTTAGCAACATATTGCTTCTGATACAAATGCCAAATACGATTCTTGATTCGCTTAATTGTCCATTTAGGTTTCATATCAATCTACCTCAAACACTTCGAGTATTCTTCTGAAATACTTATCATTAGTGAATATATTTCTACTGTTACCCTTTTTGTATTCTTTTATAATCTGCTCTAATTCATTGTATCGTTGTAATTTAGTACAGATAATAGCTGCAGCTTTTAGATTAATTGGCTCTTCCGAAGTAAAGGGAGCTTCTATAATTTTATCTTCCATATCAATCTACCTCGAACAATACTGCAAAGCCTTCTTCATTAAGAATCTCTGAAATCATAATCATAGTATTGATAAGCTTTGAATTGACACATTCTATGCTTCTATCGTCACCGTGAACTCTGCTATCACGAGTGTAAATCATACATCTAGAATTATCTATCTGCGAAATTGTATAAGTTATTGCTCTATCTTCCATCTGATATTTTCTCCTTTCAGTTAAAGTCAAGAATGTCTTCTGACTTGGGATTAAGGTTTAACCAAACTACAACAACATTGTCTTTTGCTGTAAGTGAATCTACTCTTGCATCAACAGCTACATCAAAATCAATAGAATCTGGATTAAGAATCTTATGAGTAGATGAATCTCCAATCAGAAAATCATCAAGTGAGGGAATCAAACTTCTTAGTGTAAGCATATGTGCCTCCTTATCTAATATCTAACTTATTGCTTGTTTTGACGGTCTGGAATTCGGATAACTTGTCGCCAAGCATTTCCTTAATCTTATTGCTATCAAGCGAATGAGAAATTACTGTAATATAGGATACTTTGTAATCATCACCGAATACGATAAGAGAGTTATTATCCTTACCGCCGATTTCACCTTTGGCAAGTACATATTCAATGATATCGTGGTCAATATCCTTGATTCTGTCCTCAATCTTCTTCTTTGTAGCGGAGAGCTTTCTCCTCTTTGCGACTAACTTGTCGAATTCATCTTTGTTATTACACATGATAATTTCCTCCTTTTGGATTATTGATACTTTATCATTTATACTAACGATTCTTATTCTTCATCTCGCCAATAGGCGATTGTCATCTTAACGGCCTGAATGGTAAAGAGAATGAATGTAAACATGATGAGTAAATCTAAAGGTGACATATTCTTACCTCCCTGATTATGCGACCTTCCACTTGAGGAGGTCTTCTTTTCTTTCAACAATTCTATCTGAAAGAGCCTTCTTGCCTTCAACTATATCGTGAACATCTTCATCATATGTGTTATAAGCTATGATTGTATGGATTGTGACTGCTGACTTTGTTCCGATTCTGTGAGCTCTATCGCAAGCCTGTTCCTTCGCACCGTTTGTCCAAGGCTCGTCTAAGAAAACAACTTCTGTTGCTGCCGTGAGCGTAAGTCCAACTCCTGCGGCGCCTGTTGTTGCGCAGAAAACTTTGACTGAGTCATCTGTCTGGAATCTGTTGACGATTGCCTGACGGTCTGCATCAGGTGTCTCACCTGTGATGACGACAGGATTGAATCTCTTGAGTCTTTCAATAGCAGGATTGATTCCCTGAATCCAATTGCTATATACGATGACCTTTGTGCCGGAGTAGACTGCTTCCTCTACTATCTGCTCAAGACGGTCGAGCTTCGGATTGTTCTTGATGAAATTGAAAGGACCAATTCCACCTGAAACCTGACGAAGTCTCATCTTGATTGCAAGCATGCACTCTGTGTTAATGACATCTGAAAGCTCCGGGTCTTCAATTGCATCGTCGATAATCTGATTGTAGAGCTTTTTCTGCTCATCTGTGAGGTCGACGTATTCGTTCTTGTAAATCTTTTCGGGAAGGTCAAGAACTTCGCCCTTCGTTCTACGAATCATGATAGCACCTAACTGAGCTCTAAGCTGGTCAATGTTCTTGTAGCCTACTACGTTGCCCCATTCGTCATATCTGCAGAAGTGATACTTAAACTGCTTGAATTCGTAGGGCTCATATCCTAACCACTTGAGGATTGAGTAAAGGTCTAACGGAGTATTGATTAAGGGTGTACCTGTCATCGCGATGCGATAATAAGGCTGAAGCTGAACCAAGCCCTGACCCTGCTTGGTCTCAAGATTCTTACATCTATGAGATTCGTCTGCGGCTATCATGTTGATTATACCTGAATCACAAAGCTCTTTAAGTTTTGCGGCTATCTCAGGGTTTCTAAGGGACTCAATATTTGTGATTATGAAATAATGAGAGTCAATAGCAGAGCCTGTGCCTAACTCGTTGATGTCTGCAAGCTTATCGGCATTGCTACCGATGTAGGTCTTGCCGGAACGCCTCATCGTTCTCTGACCGAGGATATAACCTGTCTCGTTGGAGTGCTTTGCAATCTCCTCAACCCAGTTCCACTTAAGAGAATTTACACAAGCGATGATAAGGCAGTGCTTGAAATTCTGAGCGTTCTTGCGAATAAGTGCAAGGTCAATAACTTCCTTTGTCTTGCCCAAGCCTTGGTCGTCTGCAAGAAGGAATCTGCTGTGCTCTAAGCCGAACTGAATGCCTTCCATCTGGTGGGTCATCGGTTCTGTCTTGAAGTTGAAACCTGCATCAACTTCAACGGCATCGGGAACGATTTCTTCGTTCTCGATAACCCAATTGAAGCTAGAAAGTGCGGACTTGAGTTCGTTCAACTCTCTGTACTCGATTTCCCATCTCTTGTTATCCGGGTCCCAGAATCTAGCTCTGAGAGCCTTGACAGAAGCAACTACTTCCTTATTGTAATCGAAAGTAAGGAAAACTGAGAAGTCATCTGTGCATCTGATAGGCTTATCAATCCTAGCAGTGATTGTGGCAACTGCCTTGGTCTCTGCTACTTCGACTTCGCCTTCTGCCTTCTTCTCGATGATGGTCGGAAGGTCTTCAAGAGAAACTATGTTCTCTTCGTCATCTTCGATGGACCTGATGGCAGACTTTGCAATCCAGCCGGTCCAAGTTGTGTTGACTAACTTCTCGCGATAAGAAGCTACTGCTTCGTTGAGCTCTTCCTCTGTATCAAAAGGGCTGACGTAATTGTGGCCACCGCAGATAGGACCAATTCCGAAGAACTGAGAAATCTTGTTGGTGAGCGGTCTTCCGCATCCCATGCAAGTTGTGATAATCCTCTGCTTAATATCGCCGTGAAGCGTCATCTTAACCATCCCGCGAGTTTCAGCAAGCTTACCGCTAGTGTACATGACGACTAACGGCATCGGGATATCATCGTTGAACTTCTGCATAAAATCGAAACCATCAGAAGACTTAAGGGTCATCCAAGGCTTAACTTCTACTCTGTACTCTTTCATATGCGACCTCCTGTCCTATGGGACTATTGATACTATGGGTCAAAATACCTATCGTGACATTATTATTATAATATAAAATAGAAGAAAAATAAAGATGTTGAAATAATTTCAAAATTGTATATGTAGATTATAAAATTGATTTTATAAATTGAAACCGGCTACCCAATTCAGAAAGTAGCCGGTCGAGCCAAGGAGATTAACAACAATGGAAAATTCTGATTGCTGCTATACTTCATATAACGATTCATATTTATCAAAAAAAATAAGAACCTCTTACGCCGCTCAATACGCAAGAGGTTCGAGGAAACGAGTATCATGCACCTAATCTTAAGCATGACTTCTATTTACTATAACGATTTTTATTTACCTAAAAATTTATTCCAATCACAACCGCATTTGATAAATTTCTCAATGTCATCAAAGTATGAAAATGTATGATAACTTCGACCTGGAAGGTTTCTATCTGGAATAAGAAATGAAAGGCCTGATACAGATTCTATATCAGGCTCTACTGTTACATCGTAACCTTTGTATTTGAAAGTATTTCGTTCTCTATCAGTCATGTCATTATTTCCTCTCAATTTATTAATTATAATTAACAAATTTTACTATGAAACATTCATTAATCAATTTTGCTTAAGCTAAATTTACTTTAATTGGTTGTGACATTGCAACCGCTATCCCATTTGCATATGCATTTGGGAATACTTTCTTAAGAATCTGTAAGCTGCCATTTACATCGGCGTTTATTAGATTGCCAGAATTTGTTCTAAACAAGCCTCGATGAATTCTACGACGCTTATCATAATTTGATTTAATTGGTTCTTCGGAGTCCAGAAAACTTGTTCCTGAAGTATAAGATTCTTCAGTTATTCTAACACCAATTCCTATCTCTCTTGACTTGTATTGAATTTGTTCAATTAACATGTTAAATGGAATTTGAATAAAGTGTTGATTATTCTTTTTGCCCAATTCGCAATTTTGCTTCCATTCTTTATTATGCCCAATTACAATGCAGGTTACGTCATGCGCTTCAGCATAATTAACAATATACCGACTAGACTTATGAATATAATCTTTAATCCTAGCGTTTCGCTTATCTGTTAATTTTTGCTGACGATTTGTCCAATAAAGGTTATTGATTCTTTTAGCTGCTTCTTTATAATGAGCTAGATTTTTATTGTAATATTGATTAATTGACTTAAGACCTTTACCGTTTATTATAAATGGCTTTTCATTAAAATTATTTGTTACGGTTGCTAAGTTATCTACGCCTATATCAATACTTAAATATCTCCCATTATCTATTTTCTTTTCATCGGGAATTTCTATTCTATAGACCACCTCCGCTATAATTTTATTTTTCTTAGGTATAAATCTAATTTGCTGAATTGATTTGAAATTTTCCCTGTCTATACAGACAGGACTTAAAGTAAACCCATCAAATGATTTAGGGAAATAAATGATGTTATCCTTTATTGTGATGGCTTGCCCTGTCACAATAAGGACCATTGCACAAACCTTTTTCTTGTATCTAGGTAATCTAGGTCTACCTAGATATTTATTCTTATTATTTGACCAATCTTTAATTGATTTGAAAAAAGACCTCCAATTACTGTCTAACAGACGCAGTGTTTGCTGAGCTGATTGGGCATGAGGCATATTTCTATAATCAGGATATTCAATATCTTGTTTAAGTAATTTATCTAAATCTTGATATTGAATATATTTTCCATTGTTAATGAATTCCTGACGTATAAGGTAATTTGCATGATTATATAAGTTCTTAGACATAACACAGAAATGCAAGAATAACGCAAAATTAGGATTATTTGAAGAAATAGGAATTTGTTCAACTCGTTCTATAATCATTATCTATCCTCTTCAAATATTTCTTCGCTACCTATCACTCATAATCTGCTTCAATAAGTTCGTCTAAACGATTTTGAGCATCTACGTCAGTATGCCAATCTTGATAAGAACCAACATAGTAGAAACCATCTGCTACTTCTACTGCTTCGTTGTTGTGACACATTCCCTCAAGGGCACCTAATACTGTATACAAATCAAATTCTTCTTGTCCTTCGTCGCATTCAGGGCATTCTTGTTTAAGTAATTCAGCTACACTAGCAAGACTGAATTCTTCTCCTGCGTCACAATGTGAAACTCTTTTTGAAATAACCCAACCATCGCATAAATCAGCAATGAATCTTCCGAAAAGGTCTCTTTCGTCTTTTCCAAAATACCAATGGTCAAAGAATGATGTCATATTTTAGCTACCTTTAATTCCTTCCTTTCAAAAATCAAATCTGGTTCCCCTCCGGCTATTCCTACATGATAGTACTCACCGTCATAATAGTTAACGATTCCCCATTCACCATCTGCCCAACTGCCAGGAGATTTTATAAATACTTTTGTACCTAAGGGAATTTCTTTTGCTGATTTTATGTATACTTTCATTTTAATTATCTCTCTACTTCTGTGATGCTTAAGATTCTATCTATGTCATCTCTTCTATTTAACTGGGATTGAGCGAATCTATAAGCTGATTCAAAGTTAGGAGCAGTAATTCTGCTTGTTTTAATATATCCATTTACAAGTATGAATTGAATCCTATACCAAAATTCAGATTCTTCTGCATATTCATATAATTCGCTATCGGGAATATCTCTTTCTAAGATTTCGCTTGGGTTATACTTTGACATGAATCATTCTCGCTTTCTTCTTGTTCGTCAATTACAAAATTTAACCAATACTCAAGTTCGGCTTCAGTCATTGTTGTCTTCCTCTCTTTAGTTAACGATTCAATAAAAAATAAGGGCAGACAACTTTCGTCATCTGCCCTTAGATGTTATAAAAAGACTCAGGAGGTCAAAGCAGCTGACTGAGGAAGTGCAATGAGGTCAATTGTGATATCTTCAATTACACCGGCTGTCCTGATTACAATCTTACCAATTACTGAATTTGCATTGACTGAATCAAGTCCGTTGATGTCTGCTGACATTGTTACAGAATAGCCAGGGTCATCAAGGTCGGTTCTACCAGGTACGTCTGCACCCTTTACAAGTGCACCGAGGTTAGACATTGTATCAAGAATCGGTGTAACTCCTGCATAGAATCTATCATATGCATTAGCATTGCTGTACTGATATGTGATTCCAATACCTACTCTATAAACTACATCCTGAATTGCATTGAAGATGTATCTTGTAGAAAGGTTAGCAAGAGCCTGATATGTTGCCGGAGGAACTTCAAATAATGTTGAGTTACCCCAAATACCAGCACCAATTTCAGGAAGGTTTGTGATAACATTAAGTCTGCAACCTTCGCTTGACTGCCACTTCATTAACAAATCTTCAGGTACTGTGTAATCAAGCTTGCTAAGCTTGAAGTTTGTACTTCTGATTGTAGGAAGTGCCCATTCATACTGGTTAGCCTGATTAAGAATCATTGCTCTTGTAATCATGAGAGCTAAGAAGGAAGGTGACGCAGGAGCTTGTCTGCTTGTACCAGCATAAGTATACTGACCCCAAGGAGCAAACAATGCTGAAGAAGAAGTAAATAATCCTGTCTGGTTAACAGACTCGGCAGGAATATATCTGCATAACTTCTGTACATAACCTTCTTCAAATTCCTTTGTAGAATCATTCCAAACGCCATCACGAGACAAACTCTTAGGAATATCAAGAAGTGCTGTTGCACATCTGCTGTTGTATGCTACATCCATGAGTTTGACATGCATCGGAGATAATGTACCGAAATGAGCCTTCGGGTCAGATACTCCAAGCTCGTAGAAGTTTTGGTCATCCCAAGGTGAGATAATTCTATTCGGGTTATATGTGAGCTTATCCTTAAGGAGGTCAAGTACCTTAGTTGCATATGTGAATGTCCACTCTCTAAATCTGATTGCATATGCGACATTCATATCTGTTGTAGCATAATGTGCAGGAACAGCAGAAGCATCTTCAATAGCCTTAAGATATTCTACTTTATTAAGGTCTTCTTCCTTGACTGAAAGCAAGAATCTATCAGAAGCAAGAGCCTTAGCAGCAGTAAGTACTGTCTGATAAGTGTCTCCGCTATCTTGAGCGGCTGTATCAGAACCATTTGCTAATCTGATTGTAGGAACGTCTGAACCAAACTGAGCATCACCAGCTAAATCGCTATCCTCTGTAAGACCATCATAGTTAGTAAATGTGATGAAATTGGATTCAACCTCGCTAATATGAAGTACATTATCTGTAGCATTGTCTACGTCAAATACGAATACTAAGTTCTCAAGCGAAGTTCTTACATTAGTAGAATCTACTGCATATACAATAGCATTCCAATATGTCATTCCGCTTGAAGTAACCTTTCTAAGTGTTACTATGATGTTGTTACCAAATGTACCAGCATATTTTGCCTTGATGTTGAGTGTATCACCGCCATCAGTCTTCTTATAATAAGTATTCTGAGCAAAAGCAGGTGCAACTGTTTCTGTACCATCTTTGATATAGTAGTCTGTATAATTAGTTGCCCAATCATCCGGCTGAGATGATAAGAGAACATATTCATTATCTTCTAACTTATAATAAGTATCTACGGCAAATTCAGGAGCACTTTCTCCTGTAACATTTACATACTTGTCCTGAACTACACCTTGAACAGGAGCATAATTATCTCCACTCTTTGTGTAGTAGTTAGCATAATCAGTTGCCCAATCTGCAGGTGCTGATGTAAGGAGTTCGTATACATTCTCTTCTACAAACTCACCGGAAGACCTTGTACCAGGGCATAATCTGCAAACAAGTACATCATATCCATTTGTAATAAGTGAAAGGGCAATATAATATGAATAATCTTTTGCCCTTCTGTAATTGGCAGCAGGTCCTCTAAATGTTGAAACGAAACTCTGCAAGCCGGTTTGTGTAGCATTAAACCTACTCCAAACTGTATCTTCTAATGCAAGTTTCAAATCCTTACCTGTGGTAGTCGGGTCCTCAAAAGCAGGGCCCCAAGATGCCGTGATAGGAAGTGCGACTGTAGCATAATTAGAATTTACAACATTAATCGAATAATTATTTGAAATCGGATTAATTGTTATCTTTGCCATTGCTGACTCCTCCTGTTGTATTGTTACTTGTTTTATCTTTCTTTGTATACTGACGCTTAGGTTTTTCCTTGACCTGGGCCTCAATTGTAGGAATTACTTCTTTCTTTTCTACCTTCGGTGAGATAATAACCTTCACAGGAGGCTTCGGCTCAACAGTATCCTTGACCTTTATCATCTTATCATGATTGATAAAACCAGGTACTTCTTTGATTTCATTCGGGTTGAATGTTATGCCGTAGAAAGTAAGTGGATAAGACGAAATGTTTTTGTACTTTATCATATTTCTACCTCATTTATATCATTTAAGGTTGTACCTCATTAAGAGAAGGCTCAGCAGTAGCTCTCAAATCGTCTGTAGTCTGATATTCAATAGGTTCTATCGGCTTAATATAAATCTTTTTCATCTTATATGTTCTACGTTCTGCAGTATTGACTGTACCTGCCGGAAATGATGTTGAATCACCTGAGAGCCAATGGAAGGTGTAGAATTTAGGTGTGACAGAATCAACCTTAATCCAGCCCTTGCCGTCAACACCTGGATTTGTTGAATAACTAGAATATCGGTCATAAGAATCCTCTCTAACGATATTAACTTTAATCCAGATATCTTTTCCAATGATTCTTGCAATGTTGTAATTAGTTATTTGTTCATCTAATTCAGAAGTATCTAAATAACCAGGGTCTTTTGTTTTGATAAAATCTGCTTCCTTTGGCTCACCATTGTTGATTCTATCAAGAATTACTTGCCAATCAATTGTTTCAATCTTAGCAAACAGGTCATATGTCTTCTTAAGGATATCTAAGTCTTCGGACTCTAATACATTAGCCTCAATCTTAGGGATTTTCTTAAGTATCTTTGTGTGTGTCCTGTCATACTCATGTGTATCATAATTATAATTACTATCTGTTTTTGTCCATATGAAGATTGTATATGACCAACTAATTCCTTTAATTCGACCACCATCTACATCATGTTGATAATCGCTATATGTAGATTTGGGATTAGCATGCTTACTAGAATAGTAATACATCTTGACAAAATAATCACTTTCTTTTGTATAATTATTCTTTTCAGACATTTTTACTTTTATCTGAGCTCCAGGAATTGCTTCAAGCTCACTTGATAAGAAAGCTTTAATGAAATTCTCCATATCTGTAGAATAATTATCACTAGCAGATTTGAACTGAGCTACCTCAGTGTCATATGCAGTTTTCTTAGCATTATAATCATCTACATATTTTTGACGCTCTCTAATAAGACGCCCTCTTTCAGATGCAAATACAAATTTCATATCAAAGTCCCTCGTAATCTAAGATTTGAGTTATTTCGTCATCGCTATATCCTAATTCAAGAAGCTTACTACATATCAAGTCTAAAGCTTCGTCATCATTAGATGCTACTGAAAATGCTTCATCTTTGATAGCATCAAACTTAAGTAATTCATCTTCGTTGAATAATTCGCTTGAGCAGACTGTAGTAGAACTTGTTACTACTTCATCTTGCTCTAAATCTTCAATTCTGTTTTCAAGAGCATCTAAAAAGTCTTGGATGTTATTCCACTTCATATCGAGTACCATCCTCCCTGATTTCAATCGGGATATATCCCTTGTTTACACTGATTAATTCTTTGCAATCTTTGCTACAGATAATCAATTTTACATTTTCAAATTCATAAGGTTCATCTGCCTTATCCCATTCAATTGTTAAGTTAGGACAATTATCAAATACGCTGAGGCCTAATTCTGTAGAATCTGTAACTGTTACAAGTCCGTCCATATCATTATCTGCAAAAGCATAAGAACCTACTTTAACACCGTCAGGATTGAACTCTACAACCTGTAAATTGGGGCAATCACGGAATGCGCTGCCTCCAATATAAGTAAGTTTTGAGATGTCAATATAACTGATATTAGACTTGTAGAATGCACTTGAGTTTACTTTTGTAACATTGTTTAATTCAATTCCGTTTATAGACTCACTCTTAAATGCTGCAGAAATGATTTCTGTTGTGCTATCAGGCATCTGTATGGGGTCTAGTTCTTTACAGCCATCGAAAACGTACTTTCCAATATATTTTACACTATTAGGAAGTTGAGATTTTAACTTCGTGCAATCCTGGAAGCACCCTTCTCTTACAACAATAAGATTTTCACTATGATTAATAATAGTAAGTGAAGTGCATCCCTTGAAGGCTCTTTCATCATACATTCTAACTGAATTAGGAATTGTGATTTCCTCTAATGCTACACATCCACTAAAGAAGCCATTTGGAAGTTCTGTCATTGTTTCAGGCAATCTGACAGTCTTTAAATTAGGCATATCATTCAAACGTGTGCGATACCATCCATCATTTGAAATTTTGACACTATCAGGAATGTATAGAGATTCAATATCTCTAGGAATTTGCATATTACCCCATTTGAAATCATCAGGTAAAGTGATTTCTTTGATACCAGGTACAAATCCTAAGCACTTTTGTCCCATGTATAAGATTCCACCACGCTCTTCAATGCCAAAGTATTGCTTGATAGCAGGATGAGCTTCACAGAATTCTAAGAACTTGTCCTGACCTAAGCTCCTATCTTGCTTATCAAACCACCAGTCCCCAGATGCAGGACATGATTGAAATTTATTGATAGGGTCATTTCTGTTGATAAAGATATAAAGAGGTCCTTGTCTTGTATATCTGTTATAATATCCTTCATTTGCTGCTGTGCACCATCTTGCTTTCAAATTGTTATCGTCAGCTTCAGGATACTTATAAGGTTTAGTCTTATCACATCCAACTTCTGCTAATGCTATAGAACCAGCAAAAGTTTTAGGTGTATATAACTCCCAATCTCCATCAGATGCAAGAAACTCAATTTCACCATTAGAATCATCTACTAATGCTTGTTTTACTTTCTTATGGGTTTCACGCTCCTTCTGTCGCTTTGAAAGAGGAGTAGGATTATTAAGTGCTATATGATATGCATCTATAAATTCATCTACTGTCTTATACTGATTCAAATCCGGCTTAGGAAATGCTTTTCTGTCTTTCTCGAGCAAGAGTAAAGCATCAGTAATATCATGATAGATATCAGGATTAGTGAGATTGCCTAACTTATTCTGCTTAAAAATCCATGGCATAAACTTACCACGCTTCTTACTGGCATAATTAGCAGTAGGGTCAACATCAACTAATTGGGCGAAATCGTGTTCCTCCATGTCAGGATACTGTTTCCTTAAATCTTCAATAGAAACAGCTTGGATATATACTTTCATAAAGAAGTCTCCTCTACTTTATCAAATATGTATCTTATTAACATTTCAGTATCGATAGCATACTTCAGTGTCTGCGTGACAGATTTTTCTAATCTATCAGTTATGTAGATATTATAATTAGATTGAAATACTTTGGGGTCAAATTTTTCAACAAATAAATTTGCAATCTCAATTTTAGGTAAGATTGATTTCAAATCTAATATAATATCATCTAACTCGTCAATTGTACGAGAAGTGAAGTATGTTAACGGATACTTTGCTACTCTCATAAAGCTCGTCCAACCATCTGAACTAACTCGTCAGAAGTTTTTGTTTCAATAGGATTTGTAAACTTGACCTTATCTTTCTTAACTCTATCAATGTAGTAGGGTGAAGAATTTGCGGGGTCTGTAATATGATTGATGATGTTATTAGCATTAGTATCACTTGCATGTGTGATATCATACTCACTAATACTTGTAATCTCATAAAATTTAGGTGTTTGAGAGATGATGTAGCTCCATCTATCATATCCATAGTTTCCTACAGTCTTGAACCACTTATCAGAAGTTATTGCTTCTTCAATCTCAGCTTCTCTAATCATTCTATCATAACCTGGGTCTCTATATTCGTCATCTCTATCAGGGTCTCTAACAGCAATATATTGAGAAGGTTTAGGCATAGAATTTTTTGCTTCCTGGAGGAGCGGTGCCCAATCATAGTCTACAATAGCTTTTAGGAAATTAGCTGAATTCATGAGGTCTTCAACTTGTTCAGGAGTAACTGCGTCAAAACCGGACCATGAATTTGTCTCTCTTTTAACCTGACCACTCTCTGTTAAAGAAATATCATAGCTCCAGCGGAGTGATACATTTTCAGCGTCACGACCATGATAATCTGCATACCTGAATCTAACTTCTATCTGACGCCAACTATAATCTACATTGATTTCAAGATAGGGAAGCTTATCAATATAAGACTTGAATGTCTTTCTAATTAAATCTGCAATATTATCTTGCCAATCCCATCTTGCTTGTGAGAACTGACCTTCTTGGTCATTGTATAACTGCTTCCTGGCATCATGTCTCATCTGCCATTGCTGTTTTTCTTTTCTGAGGTCATCTACCTTACTAGCTCTGATATTCATTCTGGATAAACCTCCCCTAAATAAGTTTCAATATCATCATAGCCTGTTCTTGCTCTGATAATCTTATTAAGAGTTTCTACAGTCCAACCGGCTACTGAGCCTACTAATGCAATTTCATCATCAGTGGCGATATTATACTTAACGATTTCATCTGCCAATGCATCAAATTCAGCATCTGTATCTCCGATGTATTCATCTAATAAATCAACATCATCGTCAGCAGCAGTAATATTAGTAGAAGTAAATACTTCTTCTCCGGCAAGTTCACTATATTTTTCCTCAAGAGCATTTATGAGGTCATAGGGATTGTTACTCTTAGGCATAATTACCTCTCCTTTTATTGAATTTATTTTAATTAAGGTTATCCTGAATACAACAAAGGCTGAAGGTGTGCCTACCTTCAACCAATGTTGCGTCGGACGTTGTATGGCAAAACATATGACTTACTGTGGAATGTATTCTTCTATTTCCCCTTCGTAATCAAGGAATTCTTTTCTATTATTTGGAACTGTCCTGATTTCTTTATAAGGAATTGGCCATTTAGAAATCTTTTTAATATTTAAGGATTTGATTTTCAATTCTGAAATAGTTTCAGATTTGTTTAATCTTGTATTCAATTCTAATAACGAATCCTCTTTGTCAATTAATTCTGCAATATCTTGAATATTGAATACAAATGCCCTTTTATGAGATTGAAATAATACTATCACAAATCCATAAACTCCGGGAATTTGAGATTTCAACATCAACCCATCTCTTTGTTTATTTGTAAGACAGCTAAAAGGAATATTATCATTATATGTGCATTTTGACTCTATGTAATACTTATATGGATACTTGTATAATTCAAAATCACAAATATTTGACGAACCATACATGCCGGTAACTTGGTCAGGAATTCTGTCAAAACTATAACCATCGTCAGGACGATGTAACCATTCCTTTATTTTACCTTCGGCTTTCTTTCCGTGTTCGTTATCCATTATCAATAGCTTCTCGCAACTGTGCAGTAGTATAGCTTTCAACAGGCTCAACAACTTGAACACAATCTTTCAATGCTGTTACTTCATGACTGAGTGCCTTATCAATAGATACTTCATGGTCTACTATGTATGATAAAACGCTATCATAATTATTTTTATAGTTAAAATCTAAAGGAATGATATTGCACCAAACACTTCCGCGAATCCTATTAATCTTAATGAGTGCTCGCTGTATAACTTTACCAGAATAAAAATTGATGTTATTAACAAGAACCCATTCATCTTTTCCAACGAAAGATTTAAGTAATTCAAGATTAGATTTCTTTGATGCTTTTACATATAATTTCATAATATCACCTCAAAGACCTAACATATGCAAGATAACTTTCTGCGTCATAGTCAGTCATATCTTCTACTCCGGCATCAGGTCCATAGGTTGCATAAAGGTCTGCACCATTCTGAAGCATTGCTTCTTCTGACCAATCATAACCGTCAGTGTAGTTAATATTTACATATTCAAGAATTTCATTAAACCACCAATCATTATCATCAGATAATGTTATCTTTGCCTTGGAAGTAATTCCACCATAAGTGCTATATACAAAAGCTTCGATAGCATCGATGGGATTATCCATATCTTCTACAACATCATTATATGAACTTTCATTAAATTCATCAGCGATTAATTGTATTACTTCTCCATACCAATAGGGAAAGATATTTTTACCATACAAATATTTATCTATGAATTCATCTAAATCATAATTAGCTTCATGCTTAGCCTTAAGTCGATATACTCCAGTCGATTCTCCGATAATAGATAATACTTCATCAAATGTTAAAAATTGACCATTCTTGCAGTCAAACCAAAGATTTTCTCTTACTTCTTCTTGGTCCCACTTATAAGCGATATCAAAATCAGGATGAAGATATTGAGATGCATCTATTTTAGATTTCTTTCTTTTCATAAGATGTTATTCTCCCTATAATTAGTTAAAAATTGTAATTACTTGACTTTCTTAAACTTCTCTAATTAACCAACAATCATCAGTATCATGCGGGCCAATTTGATATTCTATTCCGTCTATCTTAACATTCCAAGAGGTCCAACTTCCTCCTCTACCTGTACCGAAGTACTTACCTCCAAGGTCTTTGAGCAAATCATCAATGAATGCAATTAATGAATCTCTATCTTCATAAACTCCTGTATACACGTGGAAGCCGTCGTCTTGAATATCATAGTCGAAATCTTCCATCTTAAGATATCGTTCAATTGACTCATTAACTCTATCAGCCTTATCTACATTATCAGCATATTTGTTGATTGTTTCTTCGATATAAGTAAGATGATTATATAACCAATCAAGAATTAAATCTACTTTATCATCAAAGTCTACAATACCTTGCTTTTCAGCTAATTCGTCCCAAATCTTCTTAACTGCCTTAGGGTTCCAGGATTCTATATCACAAGCGTCTAACTCTTCTTGATTTTGGCATCTTGCTACTTTTCTAATATCATGCTTAGTTGCTTTTGCCCATGCTTGATACCTAGGCAATTCACTTCGTGTATAAGAACATCTGATATACTTTTTCATTCCATATCTCCTTCGTAGTTATCTAAAGCAGGATTTCCTGTATATTCTGGTAATGTGTAATGTCGTAAAGATACTACTTCATATCTTAAATCAGATATCTTGAAAGCTTTTGCAATTAAATTTATTGCATCAAGGTCTGAAGCTATTTTGTAACTACAAGTAATTTCATATACTTGTGTACGATAGTTATAAACTACACGACCTCTTTCTAATGCCCTATATCCTTTTGGAATCAAATCGATAGCTTCGGGAAGTTGCTCCCTGATTATGTCCTCCCATAAAGTAACATGATTATCACATTTACTAAATTGGATACAGCCGCTATCTTCTACACCTTCAGATAAAGGGCAAGACTCTCCAATGACTTTACCATTGTAAAGCCACCAGATACCTATCTCACCTTCATGGGCATCTATAGTAGTTGACCTAACATATCTTTTCATATATAAAATAAGGTTACATCAGTGTATAGGTTTAACTAAAGTTCTTACATGCAAGCGTTGAATTGCGTATCCTCCGGCCAGAATTGATTCTACTGAGGCCTTGCCATCCTCACCTTCTACTACACCATTAAGAACAGCCCATCCGCCATTACCTTGAGTAAGATGCAATCCGGCATATGAAGTAATAGGACCAGTTATCTTAGTTACTCTATCTGTGAGGTCAAGAATTACTCTTTGACCTTCTTTAATATTTCTATCATGAATCTGTTCGTCTGACCTATTCCATAAGTCCTGAGCATAATCTAATGATACACCAAATTCTCTTTTAAAGGGAACTAAGAGATAATCTTCTTTGAAATTATCTTCCATTGCCCATTCAATCTTGTATTTATCGTAGCTATCTGCTCTTGCATATCTGTCAGCAAATCTAGGATAAAGCTCTAATAACTTTTCTGTCTTCTCTTTACCTCTGAATGAGGTAGGCATCACCTCACGCATCTTTGCTTTAAGCTCCTGATAGAACTGAGGTGACCTTTCTTTAATATCTAAGTCGAATCTGTCCCACTCGTCAATGAGCTGATTCATGAAATCTTTCATAACTTCAGGAATTTCATCAACCTTCTTGTCTTTTTCTTTGATAGCATTTAACTGTGCAACATACTTATTCTTGATTGCTTCTGCTTCAACAATTGCTTGAGCAGAATTTCCAATAGATTCTGCGTCATCTTCTGCACTGCTTAATGCATCACGAACAGGATTTCCCCAATCCCAATCATATTTTCTGAATATGTGTGATATACTATAACCATCAGGTCTTCTGTATGTGTTGCTATCAGGTCTACAGAGATACTCAAAAACCTTATTGATTTGAGTTAGTTCTTCTTCAGTAACTGCGGGTTCAAAAACAGCCCGTTTCTTATCAATAGCAGCCTGTTTTTTAGCAATCCAAGCTTCTTTCTTATCAATCTCAGCTTGTTTCTTTGCGATTTTTGCTTCGATATCTGCTACATTTGTTGCTGACTTGATATAAACTTTCATATATTGACCTCCTTAGAATTCATCAGAAAATCCATGCCCTATATCCCAATGGACATCTTTTTCAAACTTTGTATCTCTGGGAAGATTAAATTCATTAAGTATATATTGTTTGACTTGAGGATAATCATCTATCCAATCTCCTGTGAATACAATGAATCCTTTATCTTTGAATTCAAATACTCGACCCCTAGGAATTAGTGTGTGGTCTCCCTGAAATCTCTTATCTTTACCTCTGAAGAATTCTTTTTGCCAGATATTTTTATGAAGATGCTTATCTGTTCTTATATCGGTATTCCATTGATTTGAATGATACCAATTCAAATCTGTTGCTAATGTACTTTTGATTCCAAATAGTTCATCTTCTTCTGGGTCATACCAAAACATTGCAACCTCAGGGTCATCTTGATATTTGTCATTTTCAAGCATCAAATCCATAGCAGAAGAAGATTCGGAATTTCTATTCCTACGTTCTTCATTTGCTTGGTCAGCTGATTTGATGTAAACTTTCATTAGTTGAATCTCCTAAAAATGTAGCCCTTTGTTTAGAAGGGCTAATTTATTTGTCTCATATATTATAACGATTCTGATTTAAGATTATGATTCCCAGCTAATATGAGCAATATCTTCAGGATTTACTTTTGCAATATCGTATGTAATTGTATAACCTTCAGTCTCTAACTTCGTTAGAACTGTTTCAAGAATCTTGCCATTGTATGTTACATCATATTGACCGCAGTTTGCTGCAGTATTGATAAGATAAGCGATAGCTTGCTCTTGCTGGTCTGCTTCTGCACTCTCTGCTACTGTTTTTACATCAGAAGCATTCTTTAATGTTTGAAGTTCATCCATTGGAATAAGTGCCATTTATTGTTCCTCCTATTTATGTCCAAGCTGTAGCTTCATCAGCATTTATATCATCTATAGCAGATAAAATATCATCAAATAACTGGTCTGCTTCTTCAACAGTGCAATCGTCCCATTCTTCAGCTGCTATACTTTTATAATCTCTAAGAATTTCAGATTGAACAGGACCAATTGCGTAGTCGTAATCTTCATCAAGATAACGAGGGTCTGAATATGTGGATAAAAGCTTATTTCTGCACTCCTCAACAAGATGAATCTTATCTGTTGCTACTTGATTTAAGAATTCTTGAGCCCCTCTAATCTTTTCGTAATCAGGCCACTTATTTGATTTAATATATATCTTCATACTATTTACCTCACCAACTCATAAAAAGTGCTGCTCCGCCATCACGAGCTAAATCATCAAACCAATTATCTGGAGAAAATTCTGTGATTACACCATCTGTGAGATTATGAACTCTAATAAAATAACCTCTATTAGCATAATCATTAATAAGTTCATTAAGTGCAGATACATCAGAAGTTTCTGCGGATTCTGCTAAACCTCTATATTGATTATCATAATATCCTTCAACAAGGAACTCATCACCTAATTCATCTTTTGAACAATTTACCATTGTAGCAAGATACTTTGTATCTGATGAAGCTTTGATATCTCCACAAGCTTCTACTTCATCACAAGGAGTAAATATTCCATTTTCAATGGAAGTATTAAACCAATCTTCGAAAGAAGTGAAATCAGCTAAAGAAGAATCCCAATCTTTAAAGCTGTACCAATATTCTTTCAAATCATCATATGTGTAACTATCTCCTGTTTGAGTATCAAGATAACAATCTGAATTTGCATGTATTTTTGTTGAAGTCGTGATATCTCCACAAGCTTCTACGTCATCACGAGGGTCTTTACCTGTCTTAATGTAGTAATCAAGAATTGCTTTTGTTCCCATATTTGATGGCTTAGTCCCGCCATTGTACTTGGTCTCCCATTCTTCAATATTCTTGTATGTAAGCTTGCCTTCATTGTAAGCATCAATTACTTTACAAGAAAAATTAGAACCCCACCACTTAGGTTCTCTTGCTGACTTGACATAAGAGCTTGCTTCAACTTCATCGCAAGGAACAACGTCTCCGTCCTTCTGGCAATAACCAATTCTGTCAAGATACCTATTTATTTCTGTCTCGGAAGGGATATCATAAGCTTTGAGTTCAGTAGTTCTTAAGAATCTATCAAGCCAGACTGCTGTATAGCCGTTGGGAAGGTCCTTTTCTTTGACAATTGCTACATCTTTAGGAATTGTACCGGGACCTAATCCATGCTTAAAGATATACAAGTAACCATTATGTGAATCAGATTTGATATATATTTTCATACATGATTCTCCTAGGAATTATATTTATATGTATGATATAAGGTTTACCAAGACTGATAATGGAAGATATTTTTCTTAGGAATTAGACCTTCTTCAATAAGTTCCTCAATTGTTTCATCCCCATCAGGTTCTATATAACCTGTGATAAGTCCTTTGATGTTTATATACTGAACATTTTCATCTATTACCCAGATTCTTTCTTCTGTTTCATTTATACATGTATGCTTTGACAAATAAGTAATTGCTTCAGGAGAAAGTGTTGCTTCATTGAGTCGGAGGCCGCCATGTTGTACTCTGTAGAGATATCGAGTTATTGCAGCTCTACCATTTCGCTTACTTAGGTTATGCCCAACCTCTAACCTATTGAGGTCATTTGCACCATCGGCATTATTAAGAATTGCCTGTTCAATTTCTTCATAGATATTTCTAGGTACTTTTATTGCAGGTCTTGATGCTATCTTAAGTATGAGGTCGCCATTATCATACTCTGCTAGATAGTTTACACGAAATGCACTACTCTTACCTTTGAATCCAATTCCGGCAGATGAATAAGGAACGATTTTGTATCTATCTGAAAGTGCTGTACCATCTAGTTGTATTCCATACACCCACTTAGCCGGATTTCTCCCTGCATGGTCTAAACTTCTAAGTAAAGATACAAAGTTATGTTTACCTCCGCCATAGTAACCTTTCTCGGGAGTATCTGTTACCTTGATACGACCTTCTTTGACAATAGTTACTACAACATAAGGGTCTTTAACAAGATAGTAAACTTTTCCTAAATTTTTACTTGCGTATATTTTCATGAAATTTCCTCTCTAACTTGCATGAGTAGTTTACCTAACATGTTTTTGCCTTCACCCTTACAGACGCCCCAGAAAGTATCGCCCCAAGTATTACCTTCAATAAGTTCCTCATTTCCAGTTGCTTTAAGCTTCTGTGCAAGTTCAGGATTCTCAAACTTAGATTTAAGAATTTGATGCATTATATCTACTTTTACATCTTCCCAATCATATCTAAGGTTTATCTTTCTTCCGAATTTCTTTGCATCTTTTGCACTTGGACATACAGACATTGTGATTCTTGTATCTTTATCAAGCGACTTCATGGCCTGAAATGCGTGTTCAGCCGAAGGATAAGATTCTCCATTGATATAAACCATACAAGAATGCATATTTGAGAGGAATTCATATTCTCCCCTGAATTTAGTGATTGCCATGGTTAGTATCCTCCTTAAATTTCGTTACATAGTATAACGATTCTCATTTAAAATCATTATCATAATCTGTTTCGATATCATGATAAATGTCATCAACACAATCTAAAGCATCTAATATCTGATTATTTTTGATATACTTTCTTAAAACAATAAGGCGAGCAAGAATATAATCCTGCTTGCCTCTGTTGTAATTCATTAAATCTTTGTTATCAATCATCTTTAACCAATGTAATTTTCCAGAGCTTTGTATGTCTTATGAGGGACAATACCATATATTTTCTCAAGTGCAGATTCATCTTTGATATTGATAAGTCTCTGCAACTCCATAAATTCTTCAAAACTAGCTTCGTTGTAGAAAAATTTGAGTACTTCAAAAATCAAATCGTCAGTATTAATGACAAGAGGAGAAGTTGACTCTGATGAAGTAGTAATCTGCGGTTCTGTAAGATAATGTTCATGCAGAAGATTGAATGCATTACTTCCTGTAGTTATATCAACGCCTCCATACAAACCGCAAAGCATTCTAATCTGGTTAAAATTAGGAACAACTTCTCCTGTGAAATATTTAGCAACTTTGCTTTCTTCAACATTAAGATAAATTGCTACATCTTTACAAGAAAATTTGGCATTTGCAAACAACGAAGGCCAGAAGGTGTAATCAATATTCGAAGGCTGATTTGTGTTGCCAGACTTGACCTCTTTTGTCTCCGCTTCTTCAGGAATTTTTATTTCATATGAATCACTTGTGAGTGCAAGATACTGCTCGTGAGCTTTCTGAAATTCTTCTTTTCCTTGCTCAAGTGAAATATCAAAGAGTTTGCAGTATTTTTCAAGAGCCGGCCTCCTTGGAATATTTCTACCACTAAAATTAGTTGAAATGACTGCAACTCTGATTCCTGTCATTTCTGAAATATCTTCAAGAGAAAGATTATTTTTCTCTCTAAGTTCATTCCAGAAGGTCTTATAGACATGTTGAGTCTTCCTAGTTGAATCCCACTTTCTTTCTTCGTGGTAGAACTCATTATATCCTTTGTCATATGGAATATCAAAAAGTTCACACAACTGCTGGATATGACGCGCATTTCTTGGAGACTTAGCTCCAGAAAACCAATAACCAAGAGTGGTCTGAGGAATTCCGGTCTTCCTTGCAATATACTTAAAAGACCATCCTCGCTTTACTCTTTCGTTGTTCCAAAAAGTTTCCTTTGATGCATGTGCCTTAACCATAAACTATACTCCTTGTATTATTGATACAATGCCTAAGGGTTTCCTTACATACTATAACGATTCTGATTTTTCTAGCCTCCTCAAATCCTTCTTTGCATTATCTAACTGTTCTTCTAACACTTTTATTTGCAACTTAAGTTGTTGAATTCTTAATTCTTTTGACGAATTTGATAATTGAGTGGGTCTACCTTGCTGCATATAATCCTCCTTATATCATAGTATTATAACGATTTAAAACAAGAGACCTCGAAAATATATCTCGAGGCCTCTTGCTACTAAATATAATAAGGTGGATAGAGTGAATTATCTTAGAAGTAAATTCCACATTTCAGCATCTACAATTCCATTCTCATCTAAACCATAATTTTCTTTGTAGCGATTAACTGCTACTTCGGTGTCATAATCGAAGTCACCATCAAGCGGAAGGTTATCTGCCCACCCGAACTCATTTAAAAGAGCTTTTAAGGTATTAACCTGACCGCCTGTTGAACCTCTGCTCAAAACATCTAACTTGATGAGGACTTCTTTCTTCTCAGGGTCAGGTTTTGGAGGCTCAGGAGTAGGTTCAGGCTCAGGAGTATCCGGTTCGTAGCCATCATATGAAGGCCTACCGAAACCGGCTATACGACTATCACCGTAGTCATACCATTTTCTTTGAACTTGGTCTCCTGCATTTCCTTCAATTGTTGTAATACAACCGTCGGTGTCTTCTACAATACCAACATGACCGATATTTCCATCAGACATCTTGAAGAAAATCATATCACCTTTTTCAGGGTCATCATAAAATGCTCCGGCATTCTTGAAATATCCTGCAAAGAGAGCGGCAGAAGCAGAATAATTATTGTAACCGGGCTGATACATGAAATTCTGAGCATCCCACTTTTTCTCTTCATCATCTCTATCTTCAGGAATTGCTGCCTTCAATACGCAATAATTGCAGAAGGTTGCACACCATGCTACATTTTGTTTAGTTTGTGGTGCATAATATCCGCAATCATCAAGAACCTTTGCAAAAATAGTCCAGTTATTCGGACCTTCATGATATCCAATATTATCTTTTGCGATGTCAATTACATCTTTTGCATAAATACTACCCATATCACTTATCTCCTGTAGAAGATGTCAAAGACTTAATTTGCTTGAAAATCTGATTAATACCTGTTGCGGCAAGACCTGATGTGATACCAATAGCAACAGCGTCTGCCCAATTATCTGCTGGAATGAAATTTGGGATTGTATAGAAAGTAACAAGCCCCAAAATCAGCCCAAGTGTTCCGCAGATTACAGGGATGAATGAATCAAGTTTCTCAATCTTAAAAGATTTGCAAATGAAACCTGCAAAATAGCAGATTACTACAATTGCAGGAACTGATACGAATTCTGTCATAATGTTATTTTCCTCCTATATTTTCATAAATTGTAATAATTATTATGCCTACAAGAGTAATACAAAATATAATAATTGCAAGTTCTGTAAGCAAATCCCAATCTATCATAATATAAATAAGGTTTGAAAGAAATTCATGCTAAAACAAAAAGCCTTGAGATATTACTCTCAAGACTCTTTGCTAGACATGAACCAAAGAATGTGTTATTATTTATATTCTACTTGCCCTTGTACATATCCATCTATCAGTGCCTAATTCTTTAACAGTAATTACACAAGATTTTCCATACTGCTGTTTATAATATTCTAGCATATCGCTGCATTCAATTAAAGAAGACGCTCTACCTTTGTATAACGCAGTCTTAGTGGACTTATCTTGAAAAATCCAATAGAAGTAGTCAGAATTAGACGAATTGATATAGAATTTCATGATTAAGAATTAACTTCCTTTAACATATCAGAATACAATTCACCCAAGAAGCAGGCTCAAAAGGCCTACCGCACATTTTACATAATTTCGTCATAATCACCTCCGCCAAGGTTAAAGATATAAATTGAGGTAATCAAATATAGCGGTATTTGAAACGTCCGTCGACGCTGTCCCTCAAGTTATATAACGATTAATAAATCACTGAATATCTTCAGGCTTCAAATAAATTGCACGGGAAATTTCAAAGGAACATGTTACTGTTACGATGCCGCCTGTCTGGTCCATTCCACCGTTGTTTAAACTAGAAATCCAGGTTCCCGGGCACTTGATTATGTCACGAGCTTGCCCGCCAGTTCCGTCATATTTAATGAAGTAAACTTGACGCATATATTGGGAGGGAAGACCAAGGCACTCGGTGAGTGGGTCATAAACCTGCTTTCTCCATGCTCTCAATGCTTCAAGGACATTAGGTGTTGTATAACAATTCAATGTCCATGTTACGGTATTGTAAGATACTTTCTGAGGGAACTTGATGAAGCCATTACCATAATGTACTGTGATAGCTTCCTGTGTTTCCTGAATTTCTCCTACATCCTGAGTAGAAAGTGTCAATGTGTCAGAAAATTCTGCAGGGCTTGAACCATCCATATTGTAGATTCTGATTTCGAAGTTGTTCTTATATAAGGGAACATAAGAATCAACGCCTAACATATGGTTTGTACTTTGTCTTATCTACAGGTCGCAACTCTGTAATCTCTATCTTTCGATAGAAGTTGTGATTATATCTTCATCCAGAACTGGAGCCGCATTTTTCTTTCCGCATTTGCTTCGGATTCTACTCTCCCTCAAGGAGATAATCGATGGACCTTTCGCTTGCTATATTAAGTTTAGCGAAGTGGCTGCTGAAGACCAATTGTTTATAACCTTTAGGACATATCTCTATGCTTTTATTTCACCTTAGGTCATCCTGTAACTTTTTTCTGCTTTCGCTCTATCACGCTTATCTTTTCAAATTACGTTGTAGCATACAGGCTTTAAGGATTCAGAGCAGTTAACGCGGTAGCCGACACTAATTACTTAATGTCGAGGGCACAAATCAACCCATTGCTAAAGGTGTAAACATAAATTTTGCTCTCCTTTTCTTATTATAGTTTGATGTTCATATCAAAGGTTCTTTTAACCTTTATTCAAATCAAATTCACAAATTAAAATAATATTAGTACAATGTTGAATCTGAGAGCTAAAACTACAATCTATAATAAATTTGGTGTTGAAAATATTCGTCAATGCGAAGAATATGTTAATATCTGCCGACCTGATAAATCATCTGAAATATATAAGAAATTTGAGGAAGTGATTAAGGACAAAATCAAACTTGCCACAACATGGTTATCTTCTCGTGATATTGAATATACTTGGAATGAAAGAATTGATGGTCACTTGTATCGACTTTGGATTCCCGAGAAAAACTTATTATTCGACTTTGAATTCTATCCTGTTATAAATATGAATTATAATTATATAAGAATAAATTATGATGACGATATTATATTGATTCTGGAGAGATTATACCCTCAACACATTCTTGAAACTTCAGAATTACAATTACATTATAGAGTTAGTCAGAAAGAAGTCAATAAATTCTTAAAAGAAAACGGACATGCTCCTGTATATGATAAATCGGTGTTAAGAATGGCTTGGATAAAAGATGAAAAGATTTATCAGTGTTTCATATTGAAAGAGAATCAAATCATAGTAAATGTAACTAAGCGAGGATATAAGATTAATCACGGAACATTTATGCTTCTTCGATACTTGAAAGAAGTTTTTGAACTTCCTGAAATCATCATTAAAGACAATTTAGACAATTCTTTTAATACAGACGCATATCCAATATGGGGTCTTAAAGTTATCAATAAATATTCAAAGAAGAAAATATGGTGGAATGGTGAACACAATAAATGGCACATATCTCAATCTGATGTTGATAAATATGTACCATTTTATTTTACTGAGAATATTACTTATTGTCGTTAGGTTTTGCCGGAGATTCAAAATATACACTTGAAGTATCATATACTTCTCTTGTTAAGTGTCTGCTTGAGTATGACAACATAACGCAACCTTGTGTATTGAGATGGATTGTAGATTGATATAATGCACCTGTTTTAGTGTATTCTGTGCTACTAGATTCTCTCTTTATTCCATAACCTAAATCTACTTCAATGCCAAATCTAATCTTTCTATCAGATTCGTAAGGAAGTCTAATAGTGAGATAATACATTGATAAGTATTTGTAGAAGAGTTCACGGGCTAATTCATCTGTGTCAGCTACGTTTGTGGTCAATATTCTTATTGTGTATTGCAACCCAACTTGGAGTGATTTTTCATAGTATATGTTGTTTGTTTTATTATCAAAAGCAGCCGGAATGCCAAATTGAGCCCTTGGAAAATTCCAAAGCTCTTGAATAATCGGCATATCAGGGTCTCTTATTACAAGGATTACTGGGTATGTGATTGTATCATCTTGAATCTGTGATAATATTCCCTGATATGTTTCAGGGTCTGCTATCACTACATTGGGATTTGCATTATCAGCATTGATAGAAGCTTTGATGTCATCAACTATTGCATTGTCGTAAAGGTATAACATTACTTATCTCCTGGTCTGTATACACCATCAACAGCCCTGCCTCTGTAGTCTGTATCGTTCTTTAAGAAATGGCTAGAAGAATTGAAGGTTTGAGCAACTTCTTTTCTGGTTCTACCAACTATAGGCTGACCATTAGCAATAGGAATTACTTGGCAAACAAGATGGTCTGCGGCTACCATATCATAAGTGATTTCTGTAACTCTGAATTTTCTTTCTGTCAATTCTGAGTAGAGACCTGACATTGTGAAAATGCTATCTTTTTGAACCTTGGGCAGATTCCAACTACAATGTAATAAGAAGGGAAGATTTGCATCACCATCAACTACCCATCCGTATCTCTTGAAAGTTTTAACTTTAGGATTTCCATCAAAGAAGATAAAAGTATCCATAGGTTCTGAATAACTATCAATTTCAGGCTCGCCTTGTTCATTTGCTTTAGCTAAGTTTGGAAACTGATATTTGACAGGTATGCCTTGCAGTGAAAGAGCTTCGTCGTACCTCTTTCTCATTAATAAAATATCAGGACCTATTAAGTGAATACTCATATGCTATCCGATTACTTTCTCATAAAATTATGCTGATTTTACTTTAACTATTTTTGAGTTAAATCTTGGTCGTACAGTATTATCGTAAAGTGTCACTTCTCTGGTAACTGTATATGGCTTCTTTCCTACACCATAAAGAGTGAAATCTTCAGTATAGTGTTCTAACATATGGTTATCTGTTAATGGCAAATCTTTTCGATTTTCACCCACGCTTGTGTAGTTTAAAGACTTTAAACTAATTTCATCACCATCTGATAAATAAATAAAGCGACCATTTGTTCCTAAACCATCTTCTATAGTAAATTGGAATTCTTTGTTAGACCTAACATATCTTTTCATAAGCTTTATTCTCCTTGTCCGTTATCTTCAATAATATCTTCGATATTTGCTACATAAGTAAGCCAAGTCCAATCGAATAATTGTGATTTACTCATATATGTAAGGTTGAGAGCTACGCCGTCGTTTAATTTCTTCAAAAAATCAATATCACGACAAGAGTAATTCATATCAATCCATTCGCTACAACCATCAACATTGAATGCTACAATGTATTCAGAAAATTCTTTATTGCCAAGATTATCATACTTGTAGACTGCAAGTTTTCTTATCTTATCATAGTTAAGACCAGATAATGTAATAAGATAAGATATCTGCTCACCGCTAAGGTGTTGATTGATTTCAAATGTTACATCAAATCCAAACTTATTCAATTCTGCAAGAATCTCATCAGTAGAAAATTCTTTAATAATTCCTGAAACTGGGTCTGGAGTTAATAAAGTTCCTTTAGAATTTACTAAGCAGGCAAATAATGTTCCATACTGTGTGTGATTAACAAGAATATTTGTTCCCGATAATCTATGGCTTCCATCATCAATAATCTGTTTGACAGTAATATATAAATCAGTGGAATTATTTGAACGACATTCTGATAATTGAATCCAGTTAGAAATGTTATAACGTAAAGGAGCGTTCATGCTGATATGACCTCCTTCTTTGCTAATCTTTCAGCTTCCATCCATTCTTTGTGCTCTTTAACATAGTTTCTAAGTTCAATTTGAAAAGCAACAAGATTATCTGTAGAAGAATCAGGATATTCACTAAAGTAACTTGCAATTAAATCAAGCTTCAACTTAAAGTAGAGCACCTTATTCTCTTCGTCAGTAATCTCAGGATGTTTTTCTCTGAATATAAAATAACGAGTTAAGACGGAACTGAATGCTTTGTGAATTACAGGGCTTTCAACAGATAAATCTGCAGTTTGTAATGTTTTAAAATTACTAGGATTGAATTCTTTCAAATTCTGGAAGAATAAGTCTGTGAGTTCTTTTGTACTTCTCATATTACATCATACCTCCCATACCTTCTTCACCTTCGCTAGGAGTTAAATCAACTTTCCAATTCATGACAGAAGAACCTGTTTGAGGGAAAGCTTGAACTAATATTTCTTGAATTGCTTCTTTGTAATCGCCTGCATCTGTTACACCTAATCCACGCATCAAATCAATCATTGTAGAAGCTTGATTAATAGCCGCATCTCGCTTCTCTGATTGTACTTGGTCCATGTTAGTGATGATAGGATTCATATTAAGTACAAACTTATCAACGAAACCACTCATGTTCCTTGACATGAAATACTTATTAAGAGCGTCTCTCCAACCATTCTTGTATGCTGTCATGATTCTAGAAAGAATGTTAGCATAAAGAGCTGACCTTTGTGACATTACTGAACCAGCATTACCTAAGCCTTCTGCTGCAGAATAGTTCATTGCTTCCTTCGGTACACCTAATACAGATAATTTCTTATCTTGGTAATAATTAAGAAGTTTATTTTCACTTTCTGTAGGCTCACCCATCTGTAAGTCAGTAATTGAAATAGCATCTTGTCCATTAACTTTTGCAAGATAAATGAGGTTGTTAGGACTTTGAGGATTGACGAAGCTTTCTGCATTTCCAGTAGCTGTATTTAAAGCTAACTGCTGTTCAATCATGTCTTTGATTACTTGCAGGTTCTGACGAATTTCGTCTTCCTCGGCTGTTGTACCACAATCTACATTAATGAATCTTACTGTTCTAGTTAAAGAAGAAAGCAATAAAGCATCTTCTAAAAGGCTCAATGTCTGAGTAGGTTGTACTGCTTGAGCTAATACAGGGTCGGCAAATTGAATATCATAATCGAGTTGCTCTCCTTGAGAATTAACCCCTGAAATATGATACTTACCTAAAAGGCCACCCAATGAGAAATGAATAATTGAAGATTCAGGATAACTAATTATTTGGTCTCCTGAAAAAGAAGTACTTTCAGCGGAAGGTTGATAAACATATCCCTGAGGCTCACCGTGATACCATAAGTGAATGATATCTTCTTGAGGTATCATATAAGAAGGAATGATGTCATAATCAAGATTCTGTAAAGTATTCTTATCTAATGCAACTAACTCTCTATTCTGATGTACTCCCGGATTTCTATACATCTCGGTTGTAGGAATGTATATTTGCCCGATTGTAGCTAACTCAAGAATATGGTCTCTTGCATAATCATTTACTCGCCATCTCTTGAAGCAACTATTTATGATGTCAGCTACTTGCTTATAATTATCATCAATAGCCGTTGCCCAGATAATATCTCCGGCACTATTAGCCGTTGTAGCATCTGTAGCATAGTAATTTAATGCTGTACTAACTTGAGAATCTCTTGCAAGAGCTCTCATTACATTTATTTGAGTTCTAATGTCTTCAATATCAGAATCTCCACGAAGGTCTGATATCTTATAGAATGTACCACCTACACAAACAGTACTTCTCAATCTAGAAATAATGTTTTTATTTCGGGGTGCAAATAGTTTATCTAACCATGTTGCCATTTAAGAAATCCTCCACAATCATAAAAGGTTACTTGAGGAATTTTTCAAGGTCTTCATCAATAGAATATCTAGCGAAGAAAGCAGATTCATCAAACATCGGAATATCTAATTCTCTTGCAGCCTGAATTGCTAAACCATCAATATTCTCTTTGATATCTCCAACAACTACGCATTGAACCTTCTTATCCATCTGTGTAACTACTGTAGCAGAATAACTCTGAAGAATTGCAATAATATCTTCAGTATTTCCATGCAGGAATGTTCCTGTTATCAGTATTCTCTTATTTCTAAGGAGCGGAGCACCATCAAATTTTACAATTCTATCAGCATCAATTACTTCAATCTGCTCCGAATTGATGATTGTATCTAATTCCACTAAATTGCGAGGTTCATTTAACCATGCCATCAGTCTTCTAGGGACTTCCATATCTAACTCAGTAGCAATTCTTCTCGGACCTTCAAAATAATATTTAACTGTAGCATAAGAATTATTGCACTTGTTGCAGAATTTAATAAGCCATTCTGTGTTTAATCCAACTTCACCATTGATACTTGCTAATAAGATTTCAGATAAATACTTCTTAATCTTAAGGTCTTTATACTTGGGTAAAAGAAGTAAATCAGGCAAAATCGTAATATCTCCTGACTTAACAGCTGAATCAAACTCTTCTTCGGTAGGCTTCTCAATATCAAGCAAAGTGCAGAATCTGCTTATACGAGGATATAACAATGAAGTACAGAAAGGGTCACTACAAGTCATTGTTCCATCTTCAGGCACATCAAGAATCTTATGACAAGAAGAACAGGTTATTCTCTTCGGCAATCTATTTGCCTCATCATGTTGTGTAGAACACCAAATAACTTCTCCTGAATTATCATCAATAACTATCTGAGAATCTTTCTGAATGTTAAATTTAACTGCCTTAGGATAATCAATTACCTTAGAAATTACATCAAACTTAAGTCCATACTTGATATAGCCATTGTAGTCGATAAGCTTAACAGGATTATCAATCACTTTGACAGTTGTTAAACTTGTAGAATAGTATTCACCCTTATTTTGACCTTCAAATACAAAGTAACCTGCAATGAGCGGATATTCAAAAGTGATATGTGCATTTGTTGTCAAGAATGTTTTGAGTGATGCCTCGGGATTAACTATAGGAACAGCCCAACAAGGAAGTGACTCAAATCCTACCATCTTTGTCCATGCCTGCATGGATGAAGGAGTTATAGCCATTGCTCCGCTTTCTACATTTCCTACATAAAATTTATACTTCGGACTTCCTGATAAGATATCATTTTCAATTCTCTTAAATTCACAATCAGGAAGATTTCCATCAATTGCTTTAATTTCATTTGAGTAGAATACACCTTGGATATCTGTTGTTCCTCCATGAAGCTTAATTGTATTAGGAACTAAGCCCTGCCTAACAATTGCTTTGAGAAAATCTTCGCCAAGGTCTCCTTTGACATTGATGCCTTCATATACTTTGTGTAACATACCATGAGCATCATATCTGAGTGTTACAAGAAGGCCGGTTGGTACTACATAGACCAATGAACCTGCTTTGCAAACGGTTTTTGTAAACAGCATATCTTTATGCCTCCTTAAAATAATTTATTCTAAAAGATTCATCAGAATCTTCTATACTGAGTTCCAAATCCCGGAAGAGGTTGAGTTACTCTTCCTCCACCAAATCCTGGAATTCCACGATTTCCGGCATTGACAGAATTGATAGCATTTATAACTGATTTAGCCGGAGGTTTTATCAAATCAAGATGAGCAATTAATGAGGAACATGCACCGCATAAAGCATCCGCGCAGTCCTTTCCTATTCCCTTACTATTATAGCCGTTAGCTAAACAAGGAGGGGCACTGCTAGTAGAATTGTTTTGCGGCTTGTGGTCCACACGGTCATTGTTTCTCTGTAGATTAATCATCTCAATTTCTTGTAAATCACACTTGATTAATTCAAGTCGTTGGTCTTGAAGTAAATTTCGAAGTGACACATATGGGTCAATTGAACGGTCAACAGAAATCTTTTCTGTAGTAAATCCTTGGTGGTCTAAATTTTCTCTAACATATGCAGACTGATACTGGTCTGTCGAAACTATCCCAATATTAAACCCGCTACGCTTCAACCATAATATAAAATTGATTACTTTCTGGAAAGACATTCTATCGCCTCTAGGCGCACCTATTGCTACTTGAAATATCTGCTTCAAGAAAGGCATCATTACTCGTCTTTCGGTCTGCAAATCTAATACATTCTTATTACCATCAATTACTACTCCCGAAATTCCAATGTGGTCAGAAGTTTCTGCGAAGTCGATATGAATATTCATTGGTAATGCTTTAAGATTGTTAGGTACAACCTCAGCATGGAAATGATGTTCAATAGTATCATTATCTCTAAGTCCTATCTCATAATAATCTTCGAAAAAAGGATTGACCCTATCTTCACTTACATTAGGTGTTATCATTTCTTGGGTTATGAAACCCATCGCACCTACTACTGAAATACCGGCAATATCTCTCAATGCAATATCATAATCGGCCTTGAAATTAGGTTTATAGTCTGCAGGAACTTCTAATACCTTATACCCCTCATTTCTATATTCCTGTAAATGAGCTTCATCTGCATTCTCATCTGCCACTACGAAGCCTCTTTTAAATCTATCACCTACAGTAATATAAAACTTCTTCTTACCAAATCTATATGCAGGCAATACTTCCCATTGAGGCTTATCAAAAAGATACATGTGAGTATTACCTGCGTCTAACTGCTGTTCTATATGTTCAGATAGATAATCATTATCAGTGTTTTTAGACGAACAAGTAAACATCTTTCCATATATTCTACCATTAAGCTTGAATGTACCTGTAATACGAGCATTTGCTGTATTATACATTTGCTTCATATGATTTTTAGAAATAGAAATATCTTTGATTCCGGCTCGAGCAAAGTTCACTTCATCTAAAGCTGCACACCAGAGCTGCATGCCGAGCACATGAGCAGAATCTGAAGCTGTTACAATTTCAATCTGATTTCCTTCAGGAATGAAAATAGGTTTTGTAGAACTATTATTCTTTGTTCCATGTCGCATGAACCAAGGAGATTTCAGTAATGTATCTTGATACTCTCTATAAGCTACACCGCTCGCCAAATCTTTTGTTAAGTTAGCAAATGCGATTGTACATCTAGATACTTCTTTGAGTCCAAAGTATCTTTGAGGATTTCTATAGCACATCAGAAGATATGTCATGTAACACATACACGAGACTGCAGTTGACGTTTTTCCAATTCTTGTGGCGCCGCTCAGAATTACTTCGTACACATCTCGTTGCGAATCAAACACATCATGATAAACATCCCACCAACCTGGATATATCTGATTACCACAATCGTTTGATTCTCCTAGATACTCAGGGTCAGTAAGAAACCTGTCAATACTCACTGGAACTTCTTTGAAGTCTACTAAATAGATAGTTTCAAGAGTTTCAGAATAACCCTTGTCACTAAGCTCTTCCAATATTTTGAGAAAGAGATTTTGCTCTAATTGAGTACACCCAGTATAAATAGATTTTATTCTACTTATGATATCCTCGTAATCAAGAGCATCACTGCGAATCGGCGTCTGTATTTCTGTCATCTAATTCAGTAGCCTCACTATCTGGACGGTTTTCAGCATTGCGAAGTTCTGTCAATAGTGCTTGTGCACCATTCCTTATAACATTACGAGATTCTTTAGGGATTATAGCCGCACCAAAAGAGGTATTCTCATTTATTTCAACGGGCGGAGCAATAGCCGCTAAGTCTATGTTCATATATGGCTCTAATAATTTCTGAGATAAGACCATAGACTCTTGCAACTGAGACTGAACTTTAAGTAACAGAAGCATTGTAGCAGGGTCTGCACTGTCAAGACCTGAAAGATTCATATCAATTGAATCATATAGCTTGTCTTCGATTCTATCCATCATCTCTGTATATCTGATGATTTTTGCTACTTGATGATAGACTTGAAGTACTGCTATGTTTTGCAACGCTACTTTAGCAGATGTAATATCATTCTTCTTACAGTTCAAAAGAGCAGAACGCATCTGTTCCGCTTGTTGTTTTTGTTCCTTTAAAAGAGGGTCTATAAAAGTATCAGAGGTATCTAAACTTTCCGCCGACTCCTCAAAGGTTTTGAGCTCATCTTCGCTTATCATTTGTATGACACCTTCAAAAATAGGATTTATGATTTTAATAAAGGTTAAAGTAAATAGACCCTAGCAAAAAAAATTGCTAAGGTCTATTTACAAAGATGGAAGAAAATCAATAATGGGATTATTTCTCAAACATATCTTCCTCAAAACCTAAGTAGTCAATCATGATTTTCTTTGCTTCATCAGCAGAAACTCCTAAGGCTTTTGAAATTTCTTTCTGTTCTGCAGCTGTCTCGGTGTCCCAATCTCCTGATACAGGATTGCTTGTGACATACTTATCTGCAATCTCGTCTACTTTTGCTTTCTGCTCATCTGTAAGCTCGATTGAAGCTTTAACTGAAGTACTTGCTTTAATATCAAATAAGCAAACTGATAAATTAGCAATGATATCCTTTGTGACTTCGTCATCAGAATTAGCTAATACATCAATTGCTGCTTTGATATGCTGCTGAGCTTTATCATAGTTAGTAGCAGAATTTACTTTCTTTTGAGGTTTTACTGCTCTTGTTGAAGCAGTTACCTTCTTAGCATTTTTTGTAATCTTCATCTTTATATCTCCTTTGAATTAATTATGCATTATTCATAAGTTTGTATAACATCTTAAGATTAGCTTCATCAGCTTTGAAATCTTGAGGTAAGGTAATCTGAAAATAATCTGTCCCTATTTGATATAATTCCGGTTCAGGTACATTCGATTTAACTATAATAACAAAATCCTTTTTATTATTAAATGAAAATTCACGCTCTTTAAGATTTTCAATCTTAATTATCTTAGGATATTTATGTGCTAACTGACCAATAATACTACGAGCTAGATTAAGATTGGAATATTCAGTACCTGGACCAGGTAAATCTTTATTTTCTTCAAGATACTTATAATACAATGTCTTAAAGGATAATTGCTTAGGAGATGATTTTCCTAATTCCTTGGCAAGTTTCTTTGTATCGTTCAAATATGAAGAATAGCTAGGTGACGCAAATAATATACCATTAGAAGAATCACTAATTAAAGCAGAATTTGTATCTGGGTCAATTACAGCAAAGCAGAATGCAAAATAATCAGGTCTACTGTAATCGGATAAATCAGTAGTTGAATTTTTCTTAAGGTCATAAATATACTGCTGACATCTTGCTGCTGCTTGCTTAAATTCGGAAACAAAATCAGGGTTATCACAAGATATCCAGTTATCCGAAAGTGCGTCATCACTGATAGATACATTAAACAACTTGCTTAAGTATTCATTTAACCTGAAATTATGCACACCGGAAGTTGTTAACTCAGTTCCTGTTTTACTACGATTCAAATCAATACGGAAATATGTTAATTTATCAGTAGGGACAAATTCAAGATGATACTTAGCTATAAGCTGGTCATGATTTAATAAATTGTTTGATAACTCGCCTGTAACAGTATCATATTCTGCTTCAGAAATAAATAAGAATCCATAAACATTATTGTTATCTACAAAAAATTCTCTATATTCTTTTTTATATTCTTCAGCTTTATCAAGAGGAATAGCATAATAATCAAAGTAAATGCCCTTAGATAAAGTTAATGTTTTATTTGAATCAGATGCCCTAATATAAATCTTCATTTATATACCTCAAAATTAGAATCCTACATCAATGCCTTCGGCTTTGAGAGCTTCATAAAAATCTACTACACCATCACAGAAGTAGCCGTAGCCTCTATGCTTGTCTTCTAAACATGCTTCATATAACTCTTTTGCATATCCAGGCTCACCTACTTGAAGTTCAGGAGTTAAAAGTTCAATTACCTCTTCCTGTGCATCTTCAGGAAGAACTGTGAAGCATTCATACATATCGCCTGAATTTTCATCAAGACCGTAGCTTCTATAAATCTTTTCTAACTCCCAGAGCTTATCACTTTCAGGGTCTCTACCTACTTCTTTGTTGTAATACTCAACAAATGTGTCAAATAAACTCGCCATATATGTTCTCCTTATTCTATTGTATTTCCTTCACGAAGCCAATCTACGAGCTCATTCAAATCTCTTCTGAAATCGCCAATGCCCTGTGTAATTTGTTTTCTGTATATCTTCCCGGTTTCTGAATCTGCTATGAAGAGGATAGAATAAGGAAGACCGGCATCAGGATAAGAATTTATGAAAAACTTATATCTGCCAGCATTTCTGTAAACTCTATTTTCTTCAGGATGCTCACCAGCAACTGCTCTATACCACATCTTTCCATTCTTATATGTTCTAGAAGTATCTAACTTAAAATCAGGAAGCAGTATAGGCTTAGGATTTCTAAGCTCTTCTAACCTTTCTTCTGACAGCGTATCATATTCACCTGTAAGTGGATTCCAAATCTTATTACCATCTACAAGATTATCTAATATATTCTGATATCTATTTGATGCTTTGACGTATATTTTCATAGATTTAATCTTCTTTCTCTCCGTAGCCCTCAAGGGACTTTTTCATTTTCTTTGCCCAAGATGATAACGATTTATTATCATTTTTATTCCATATTTCAAGATTAGTAAGGGCTCTTATTATTGGAGCTCTTCCCTTTTTATCAATTAAGGCTTTAAAATGTTTTACAGGCAAATCTTGCACAGACTTATCTTCAGGAACTTCTAATATTCCAGGATTTTTAGCTTCTATGTCCGCTGTAGATTTGATGTAAATTTTCATTTATTCTCCTTTGAAATAGTTATCTTCGTTGTCCCAATCATCTTCGGGATATTTACCTTCCATAGCATCAGAAATCAAATCAGCTAACTTGCCTGATTCTTCTCTGTCTATGACCTTCCATTTCCATAACCAATGTATCATCTCGCAGGCTTCATTTAGTTCTTGCATTGAAGCAGAACCTCTTCTGACTTTTGAAATTACATTGTTTACATACTTGAGCTTGTAATCTATTGTCTTTTGGCTGATTCTACCGTGTGAGTAAATTTTCATATTCAATCAATACCTAGACCCATTAGGTGTCTGAAAAATCATATCTATCATAAATGTGTGATTTCATTATAATATCTAAATTATGAGATGAAACTAATTTATCTACATCATTAAAAGAATAATAATCACCTTCATCAATACCAAGAGATTCTAATACAGACATCAAAGTGTCAAGACGGTCTAATGCCCAAATAGCGTCTTTGAGGTTTTGACGGTTAAACGAAGATGCTGCAGTTTCATAAGTCATATCAAAATCATGCTGGATAAGTCTAATAAAATCTCGCTGTTGTTCGGGTGTCAAATTGATGTTCATTTCTAAAACTCCTTTAATCTAATCATCCATTTACATAATTTGAAGGATATTTAGTAAAATATCTTTTCATTATTTTGCTATGTGAATAAATTTTCATATTAACTCCTCAAGTTCTTACTTCATCACAACAATCAAGTATTTCTCGTGTATTTATATCGATTTTATAGATATAAATATGTGTGCCAGGTTTATAATTCTGCATAGCATCTTCTACTGCTGCTTCACAGGAATCCCAAGTATCAATATTATTACTATCCGAAGAAACCCAACTACGACCTCCGCAACCACAGAATGTTATATGTTTAGGTAATGGGAGACTATAATTATAATCGCTAGGTGAAAAATACGACTCAGATTGAACATATTTTATATCAGAATCGGAGCCCTGAATTCTTGTGGAACCTTCTATTGCTTCATCTTCAATCCAGAACTCATTGTTACTTGGATAATACTGTCCTCTAGTTGTCCATGAGAGTAATTTACCTTCAGGAGTAACTATATAAGAATGAAACCAATCATCTGAATCTTCAGGCTCATATACTGAACCTTGACCATCTTCTCTCTTATAGATGTATGTATCAATATTTCCGCTCTTCCTCTTTATCTTGAGTACTTTAGAAGCTGTCACACTTTTAGAATTTACTTTTGTGGAAGATAGAATCCAATCTACAAATTCATATGTGTTGCAACCTACATCTGCACCTTCGGTTGTTTTAAAGTAGCCCATAGCTAAATCTTCGGCTAATCTTCTCGCGTCACTGTCAAGGTAATTTAATGAAATAGAACCTCCACAACTATATCCCTTATCACGATTGACCCAGCCATCAAATGCTATATAGTTATCACGAAGTGAAGTAATTCTGCAACTTCCTCCGACTTTTTTGAAGGCTTCCTTGATATTATTCGGCAAATCTGCATTCATACCGTCTGTGATTGTTCGGAAAAGGTCTACATATAAATCGTAATATTTCTTCTTGTCAAAACCTTCAAATTTTGATACACTTGATGGTTCGCTATTATATCTAGAATTTCTAATATATCTCTTCATAAATGCTCCTTTTATCTAAAAGTTGTTCTCTTTTCAGGGTCTAAATATACATCAACCTTGTCAAGAATATTAGAAACTAATTCACATCTTTCAATATACTTATTAAGTTTATCAACATAATAATCCGTATCGCCATCTACTTCGAATGGGATAATTTTACATGAAACTAAATTAACTATAGCAGAATAATATCCCGATTCATCATCCATCTCTTCTCTTACATCAGAAAAAACATAAATGATATCGGCAAAAGAATTGATAATATATACTTCATAATCATTTTCACCAACCTGTTCTACCCTATAATTATAGGTGAACTCGGAATGGGATTGGTAAGTAATGCCTTCCATATAATCTTTTATAGCGGCACTGATAACAGACATATATGTTCTCCTTTATTAAAAGATTCTATTTTGATATCTTCAATAACGATTTTCAATCGTAATTATCGTCATCGTTGAATATTCCTGCACCCTCTGCAGTTAGGGGCATCCTGACCATGATGTCATGGAGGTCTTGCATCACTCCGTTTCCGTGAAAGGGTTCACGTGTATAGCACTCATACAGTGGTTTATAGACCTCCCTTTCCTCTTTTGTGTAATAGCCCTTCTTAGTGCATCTTTTGTAGATGTCTAGCAAACGCTCTCGCATCAATCCCTTCAAAGATTCTATTACAGCTTTTTGAACTTCTAGTGCTTCCTTATCAGCAGTATCTCTAATATTTCGATACTTAACAGTTTCTTCATTAGCACGTTGGAGTAATTCTATGTCTTGCTTGAGTTCTTTAACATCGCTTGATAGATGGTCTACTTTGTTGTTAAGCTGAGTCATATTCTCAGTTAGAGTATCCATCTTCTTTTCTATGCCGTTTTCTTTGCTTTCTTCGTCTCTCTTGGCTTGCTCTTTAGCTTGCTTATATTGCCAATAGCCGGTTCCGCCGAAGATAACTCCCGCTGTTACCAGTATCTGAATGATTACTGGTATGTAGTCGGCGAGGTTAAATTCAGCTGCTAAGATGTAGTACATATTAAATGTGTTCTCCTAGTCTGTAAATTAGCTCTCTTTTCATAATCAATTAAGGTTGCGATACATGACCGCAACCTCTTTGAATTATTCATGAATTATTGAAAGTTATCTTTTTATGATTTTGCTAACTTTGATTGTTTTCTTATTTGATTCATCTTCATCTGAAGAGTCTTCGCCTAATATTTTTTGAACATCAATTGCTTGCTCTATTGCAAAGATATCATATCCAATTTCTTCAAAATTCTCAATATCTGTTTTAAGTACTTCAAACGATTTTCTGAATTCTCCAGAATCAACATCTTCTTCGGCTTTGAGAGTATCACGAATATCAGGTTCAAGTAAATTGATATACTTTTCCATTTCTTCTTTATCAGGAAATCTCTTGAAAATTGCTATCTCTAAATTTGCAAGATTTGTAACAACCTTCATATCCCAAAGATGATTCATCATGCACTTGTAGAAATCAATATAATCATTCTGCAAATCCTGTGATGTGAGTACTTCTTTTTTATTAACTTCAATTTTAACTGTCATTTTATGTTACCTAACTCCCTATTAATCGATGTAATCAACTTATTTATACTAATAAAGGTAGTTCCATTAAATTGAGTTTCAAGACTTAAGTTATCATCTTGAACATTGAGTATATATTTCTGATAATACTCATTGAAGTCTTCTTCAGGCAATTCCTTGATGTAATTTTTTACTGACTCTAGCATCTTAAGGCTCTGTTATTTCTACATTCAAATAAATTGTAGCACCATTTGTAAGGTGAACTTCAATAGAACGCTCTTCATCATAGATTCCAACATCAGGGTCTGCAGGGTCGTAATTAACTTCAACATCTTCTACACCGACTATATTATCTATAGACTCTGCAATTGCATTGTAGACAGCAAGTGTTTGTTCTTTCTGATAATAATAGCGATTTTGTGAAATTTCATCAATCATGAAGAATAAATCGTTGACTGCATTATCAATTAAATCCTCAATATCTGATTGAACATTTTCAGATGTATCATAATTAGCGATTTCATCAAGAATCAAACCTCTGAGATAATCGTCATCATTAGCTATCTTATCGAGTTCTTTCAGCTGTTCTACACTATATGTCTTATATGCGTCGTCAGGAATTCCTAACTTATCAAATGCATCTTGAGCAATGTTTCGAGCGTCACTGTATTGTAACATCTATCAACCCTCCATATCATACTCTTGTTTTATATCTTTTATCACTGCGTCTAATTTCCATCTACGCTTTGAATATCTCTCTTCTGAAGAAGGTCCTCTGTCTGTATCATAAAATACCAAATCTCCATCAGAATCATACTCAAATAGAATAAAATCATTATAATCTTGAGTAAGCTCTAATCTTGAACCATCACTCCAATGGTGTTGCCAAATTATTTGCTTTCTTGGAGTATATGTATTAGCATTATAGAATGACATCAGAACTTACCAGAATTTGCAAGAGCTTGATACAACTCATCTGAAACTATTTTAGAAGCTTCAGCGACATCATCAAGCTTGATAATTTTATTAACATCAAATGAATATTTTAAGCTATCTCCATCTTCGAAGAAGATTTCAATATCATAAGTAGCATTTGGGCTATTAAAATCAAAATCGATTGCAGCTATATCATCTTGATAATCTGGGTCTGTATCAATTGTAGTTAATCCGTCTACTACTGCATTATGAAAAAATGGAGATTCATCTCCATATGTGTCATCAATATTGAAGGGAAGTTCATCATCTTCATAATTATAATTTCCATAAGGATTCTTATCAAAATCTAAATATTCGATGAGAGCTTCTAAATCAGGAAATACATTATATTCGGCACCACCCCAAGCAGAAGGATTCATATCGATATCATCTTCGTCTTCAGGCTGATAATCAAAATATGAATTATATTTATCTACATAGATGTTCCTAGCAGTATACTTTGAACCCATGTCCTTGAGCCAAGGATACTTTTCTTTGATTGCTTCAAGTTCTTGCTTTGCAACCTGCAAACTATCTGCGTAGAACTTGCCTAAGCAATAAAACTCATCTCCATCCATACCATTTGTATCAGGGCCAATATCTGCCGAATAATCCATAAGCATAAATACATCAGATGTATCGGTCTCTGTAGCAGATGAAATATAATCTTGAGATTCTGATTTAGAATGAATATACTGACAATCTTCAGGAGCAAGCTTGTAGAATTGACAGAAATAATCAATTGCTTCGTTCAAATCAGGAGAACTGAAAACTGTTCCAAGGAACGGGTCTTCAATCAAATATTCTCCATACTCGTTGACATAAGATAAATTCAAATATTCAGCTCCACCAAATGTTGCCTCAATTGCAAAATTACCGTCACTGTCAATAAAACAATTGATATTGTCTACTTCAGGAATATCATTGTATTCAGGATAATTATCTCTTGTTATCATAAGTATACTCCTCTTATCTTGCGAACTAACTCAGTCAGTTCCATTGGAATTTCAGCAGAAGATTTTGACTTCTTGATGTAGACATCATAATACCATTGTAACGCTTCAATATCTCTACATAATTGCTCAAGAGTAGGAATTGTTATTGTTTCTCCTCCGGCATACTTGCAAAGCTTAATCAAGGATTTTGCTCCAATTATGCTGAATAATTCAGGGAGGTTAGCAAACTCAGGTGTATCCTCTAATGGAGGTAACAACTGCAATAGATATTGAAAATCTAATTCTTCTGTTGTTGAAAATTCGTTATCCATCAATATTCTTCGTCTTCTTCGTCTTCTACGTCAACTTCTTCAATTTCTTCGTCTTCAACATCGTCCCACTCATGACCGTAGTCAGGTCTAGCCTTTGCAGCTCTCTTAATCTGAGTATAGAGCTCTCTATCTGTGAAATCACCCATACCTGTACGATAGTTTACCCAACCTACAAGATTGTCGTTGTAGTAGATATAACGATTGCCTTCTGCATCAGGCTCACCAATTCTTGTATTAGGGTCCTTCATAAGATTTGTGATAATCTGGTCACCAGACTCGCCTCTGTAACCTGATTCGCGTCTTCTAGCAATCTCTTCCTGAGAAAACTTCTTAGCCATGTTCTGTGTTCTCTTGAGGGAACCTTCTGTTGCTGCTTTGATTAAAATCTTCATATTTGTATTCTCCTTTGGTAATATTTTTATTGTCAATTAATATAACGATTCTGAATTAATAATTCATTGATAATTCTAATGCATTCCCATAATCACCGGTGTTCTTATAATATTCTAGACCCTTACGTAAACCTTCCATACTTTCGGCTCTAAAATCAATCTCATCATTTGCATTGTTGGCTTCAGGATTATAATCTTTATCAAAATGAGGTCTCTTCATGTATAATACTATTTCACGAGTCTCATCATAACCCCATCTATTTACTTCTATTCTAAAGTATGTAGCCAACGCTTTAACCCAGTAAGGTAATGATTCAAAACACTTCTTTTCTCTTAAATCATAGAAACTTAATCCTTTGTAGTTTCGAGACTGATTTCCAAGAACCCTTGCACCTTCGCAAGTATCTTCTATCTTTAATATGATACCATATAAATATGAATAGAATTTATTGAAGAATGTTTCATAAAAATAATCATCAATCTCATCAGATTTCATAGTAGGTTTAAATACTACAACAATCTTGCCTGGATAAGTTTGAGGTCTAATATTTCCTGTATAAACTATATCAATGTTACAAGTTAATGTGAATGTGTAACCGCTAAGGGTTACTTTGTATATTTCAAAATTGAGGTCAATGTCGAAATCAACTTCTTCTTTGATTTTCTTTAATTTCTTATTTTTAGAAATAATTCTATCAATTATATTACCTACAAAATCGTTGTAATACTGAATATCTCTATCTGTAAGCAGTCTCTGTTTAAGAATAGGTTGAATATCTGTGAGATTTTCCTGCTTAATACCATTTTTTATTTCCCAATAGCCTTTGACAATCCAATTTCTTGAATCCCAACTATCATATACTCTATCATTAATTACACAAACAAGATGTGTACTGCGGCTATATGAATTTTTTGTTTTTCCACACCATATGATATATGTACCAGAATGAGAATCAACAAATTCTTCTACAGTCATTGTAGAAGATGGATTTATCATGTTGCCTCCACCAAGTTCTCTAATTACTCTCTTGCAGTTTTCGAGATAATTAAATGGATAGCCACGATAGTATTGCTTTGCAGATTCATTCTGCATTTTCTTTATCTGTGGATAATCTTTGTTGAACGCTAAAGAAATTGCACGAGTAGTACAGTCACCTGTACTTGTTCCTCGTGTATTAGCATTATACTTAATCAATGTTGCAGAATCTATATACATATTATGTATTTCCGGCAAAAGCATCAAGAATCATTCTTGCTTTATCAAGTATTTCAATGTCCTCATTAGATAAGCTGTCTGACAAATAAGCAGGACCTGTAATAGCATTCTGGAATTCCCAAATCCTATCTGCGGCTTCACTTGCTACTACTTGACAATATTCTAAGTTCTTCATTTCTTTGTTTCCTCGACTTCTTCTATCGATTTAACAGGCTCAATAACTTCGTTGATGTCAAATACAATTGCATTATTGCTTCTTGCTAACCTACTAAATGACAAATATGTATAAGCAGAAGCATTGAGCGATTCAATTACATCAACCATTATATCGCCAATGTTTACTTCATCTTTATAGTAAAGCCAAAGTTCGTTATCAACAATTACAAGTCGAATTACTCCGGCTGTAGTATCTTTGCTATTAAGTGTCCCTTTGATAATTTCTGCTTCTTCTGCAAGAGTATTGATGTTGAATTCTAATGCAGTGTCTGCTGTTACTTTTCCATAAATAGCAGTAGACTCTTCAACGGCATCATCAGGCTCGGGTGCCGGAGCAGGCTCTCCTCCGCCCTCATCACCTTCAGGCATATCAAAGATATCAGAACCTTCACCTTCCATATCTCCACCAAAATCATCGGGACCAGAAGGAATTCCACCTCCGCCTGAATAAGAAGGTGAAAATACATTATTTTCATCAGGAACATCTTTATCGAAGTTATCTTCTAAACCAATTTCTGAAGCATTTTCAGATTCTTTAGCCTCAGTTTCAGCTATTTCTTCTTGAACTGCTTCGTCTAATTTTTCTCTTGCATCTTTATCAAGATAATCTGAAAGTTGTTGAACTAATTCAACGTTCTCAGAATCATTGATAGCTGCATTGATTGCCTCTCTACGAGGATTCGTCAAGTACAATTTTGAAGCATAAATTCTAGATAATTTCATCTTAATCGCCGACCTTCCACTTTACATATACAATATGTTCCATATAATCTACTAAATAGTAAACACCTAAGTCATCACAAAATTTCCAATCCTCATCTTTCATTGGGTCATAGTCTTCAATACCCCGATAAATTCTATTATCTCCACTAGATAATGCATACACTTGAACTAAATCATCTTCATAATTGATTCTACCTGAAGGTTTAAAATTTACAGGAAGTACTGTATAGTTATCACTAATATCCCAATAACTATCTAATTCTTTAGTTTCATCATTATATGCCCAAATGAAAGAATTTTCTGATGTTTTTAAATATCCTGTGTTATAGCCGCCATTTCCTACTACTAAGATATAACGATTTACTGGAATTTTATCAAGCAGTAAATTCAAAGATTCGGATAATTTACTCTTACTTCCACCATTTATACTACTAGTAGAAATATTATACAAATCTGTATTTAAACTGGATTTGATATAAACTTTCATGAATCACTATCCTCATCATCTTTTGGAATATCAGATTCTACTCTACTTTCAGTCATGTATATGTAAGGCTTTTCAACGAAGTTATCTTGAATGATATAGCTAAACCAACAAATAGCAGTAAGCTGAATTCCAAGTTTAGAAAATGTCAACCTATATACATGTTGACCAACAGATAAATCTAGTATAGAAGTAGAGATATCAATCCAAGGTCGATGCTCATCTCTAGTTACATAATCTGTGTACTCAACATCTTTGTTAGTATTCAAATCATAAATGCCTGACAGCTCCATATCTCTTGGCATGCTGGCAGGCAATTTTACACAAACTATTTCAGGAACATCTGCAAGATTAACTACAGGTGTATGCATATACAAATCTTGCATCTTTGATGATTGTAGTGTTAGTGTGAAAACATCTTTCATTCAGAGTATTCCTTAATGAGATTATTCAATTACATTAAAGGTTAAAGGAACTCAAAACAATTTCTTAGCTTTCTTAACTCGTTTAGAATCATCATACTTATAAGTGGTTTTAACTAATTGTTGAATACCCCATATGTTAAATGCGGTTCTTGCATCTGCATTATCTCTGACATCTTCCCAAGTTAGTCCACATGAAGTTAATTCTTGTTTAACTATCTCAAAATCGTGTTCACTTGCAAAATATTCAAAAGGAGCACCCGATTTATTATTGTCCTGCCTAACTCTCATTGAAGTTGATATTACTCCAAATGTAGGAGAAATAATCTTACCATATGCGGCCTGGAGTCTATGACTTACACTATCTGCTGAATAACACTTATTCTTAGCAAGTGACTGTAAAGATGTCATTCCATATAAGTGAGTCTTAACATTAGGGTTACTTGATTTTGCAATGACATCATTACACTGTGAAATATAAATATCTTTCTCATCTTGAGAAGCATCGTTAGCAGGCGAAATTCCTATATAATCTAACTTACTTCCATCGTCTGCTCGCCATTCAAGCATATTCTTAAGTGCACTTAAATCTTCACCATAGTGGAATACTGGCATTAACTTTTCAGGAGATTTGAGTTTACTTCTCATATAAAGATAGTTGTCCCAAGACTTCTGTGCAGACTCTACATAATCCTCGGGTCTCTTCGGTTGCTGAAATTTACCTGGAATAGTATCTAACTGAGCAAATACATCTGTAAATTCATCAATACTGTTTAAGTAATCAATGTAGTTATCTTCCCACTGCCTAAATGTAGGCTCTTTTATTGATTTATCAGGAAACTTTGCATTACCTGTGTGAATACTAAATGCACCAGAATCAATAAATAACCATCTGCAAAATCCCTTCTGCTTTAGCCCGATAACATTTGTAATTTCTCCTCTATCCAACTGAGATACAAGGACATCTAAAGGTTCAAAATTTGGAAGTGACATTAGAGTTTGATGAACAAAAGGTCTAATTGAACCACTAAAAACATATTTATCCACTATGTAATTCTCCTTATTCAGTATATTTTAATTCAAAAATCAACTTCGATATAATAGCATTTGTCGACATTCTAGCAAACTGCAAATCATCAAGACATTCAAGACAAGGTCTTATCTGATTTGGTTTAAGGATTTGCATTAAGTATCTTATTACTATTGTTACCGGAGCTTCAGAATTATCAGGATAATGTTGAAGCTTCCAAGCAGTATTACTTACTGTCTCTTTAAATTGTATTATATCTGATAACGATTCAAAATAAGCCAATTTATTTGAATCAAATCCTAATATCATCTTAACATCATTGAAACTCTTGACGCATTTCCAAATCTTTTTACCTTCTATTGAATGAAAATTCTCAAAATTTATACTTGTAGCAAATTGCTCTAAATCGTTAGAAGTAGGCATTGCTACATCAATAAGAATACATCTACTTAATATTGTATCCGGAATATTCCTAATGTTATTACAAGTAACTGCTACATATAAATATTCAGGGCATTCTTCAAGAAATTTAAGGAGAGGATATGCTGCCTGAACAACACCTTCATCAAGATTTTCAATACACATGACAGCAGGAGCATGATTATCTAACAAAGTATCAATAACTGTCCTTAACTCATTTACAGAAGGGTTAACTAAAGCTACATCGTTGATGTTCAGCATCTTTGCCCATTCCTTAACTAAAGTAGTTTTTCCGCAACCTCTGCAGCCAGAAAGGATTATACTGTGCCTGTTAGCTTCACATACATTTTTCAAATTCTTAATTGCAGTTTCTTGACATTGAAAATCCATATCATTCACCTAATGCTTGTATACTGGGAATATTCTTAAACCTGAGCAATGCGGCTAAGTAGATGATATATAATGAAGCATCTGAAGAATAGCCTTCTCTTAATTGCTTAAGTGCCTTATATGTATGATTAAACATCCAATACACATCATACCTTGTCCATTGTTTGCTAACCTTCTGCAAAGGAGATTGTGTATACTTATTATCAAGACATTTATCTAATTCTATCATTGTTCTAAGTATAGTGTATAATATGTTTTGAATATCACCTTCAAAATGTTCTGACATATAAACTAACGATGTAAAATCTCTATTGGCAACAGCCATCATCAAATCAGAATCAGTATAAGTTGTATCTAAGCCAAACAGATATTTTATTTGACCTTCAGATAATGTTACTTTATCCTGAATTGAGTAAAGACATCTTGCAATATTTTTAGCTTGATAGTAATCTGAAGCTACATTAGCAGAAATCTTACAATATTCATCTTTTAACTCAGGAAAATCAGACTTAAGATACTTAATGATAAATTTAGTATCTATATGATTTACTATTGCAGTATTCTCAGGAAAGAATTTATCACATTTAGTGACATCTCCGTCGGCTTCAAAGATTAATACAATACAGCCGTTAATGTTGCACTTTTTAATTCGTTGAGCAAATTCACCGTTCTTCTCAGACAATTTACTCAAAAAAGTTTTATCGTACCTAATAACATAAACAGAAGGAGGAATAGGAATGAGTTGTTTCTTCTCCATCGAAGCAATCAAATCTACAACACTAGAGTGCTCAATTCTCTTACCTATCTTAGATTCAAGTATGTCAATATACTTCTCTTTGATTCCAAATTCTGTTCCACCTAAGATATAAAAATTCTTAGGTGTATCTCCCATTATACTTAGACCGAGTTCTTGAATAGTTAACATTGTTCACCTTTAATCTTCAACACCTAATTCTTCAAATATTTTCTTCATCTTAGGAAACTGTCTGGCAATCCAATCCACTACAAAATCTTCATCTTCTGTGCGGTCAAAATGATATGTCAATCCACTTTCTTCAAAAAACGCATGAATTACCTCATGGCGATATACTTTGTTAACATATATTTCTAAGTTTTCAGAAGTTTTAGGGTTATGTGTTTTACCATTAGCTTCGTCAATTAAATCTTGGTCTATAACAATCTTTTTAGAAAATTGTTCATGATACCCAAAACATTTTTCTAATTTAACATCATCTGAATTTTTGTGATATTCAATCTTGTATTCCTGACCTAAAACAGTTATTTTATTCTTCATTTCTTAAATATCTCCCATCATTTCACCTGGATTCTCATAATAATGCGATATTAAACAAATATTGCTTGCATGAGTTAAATAAGTTACATCATCTATAGTAATCTGTAGCTGGTCTCCATCCTCATAATCTCGCCAACTTTGAACCTTACCTTCAATAATTTCTCCTGTCGGAAGTTTAATATACGCATAATCGAAATTATATGTAAGGTCAACCATTTGATAATTGCAGCTAGTTAAAAGTGCAATCATTAAAACTAAAAGTAAGGCAACGAATACCTTTTTCATGATTCAAATTGCTCCTGATAAAATTTCTTAAATTCATCTAACGTCATTATTGCTAACGATTCATCTCCAAAGTTGTCTATGAAGAAATTTATCGTACTTGCACAGTAATGTTTATTATACAATGCTTTAGCAGATTCATTTGAAAATGTAATAGTATTACCTGAAGTAGAAGTATTAACTAAATTTAATATTTGATTAATACTTTCTGAAGTAATTACTCTTTTTGGTATCATGACCCAAGTATTTGCAGGTTTTTGAGTCCCATTATCTGTAATTAATGCCGGATACTTATTTGTTGAAATTGATTCTTTCTTAATCTTATCCCAATGTGATTTGACAAATACTACGTTAGGTTGCTCATCCACATGTGTTTTGCATTCTACAATATAATGTTCATTTTTGACATCTCCTGGGCGAAAAGGTCGCGCACCACTCCCAGTGACGACCTTCCAACCCATGAAATTTGCAACCATCTTTTCTTGTTTTGTTGACGCTTCTTTATTCGTCACCTGAAAACTCCTCTAATTCAACTTGACCCATATTTGCATTAATGTAAGTACAAAGTTTATCATAATATTCTGGATGATTCTGCAAGTAGTCATATACTTTTGCTAATCCATTTACTTTAACGATACTTCCGTCTACTTCAAGAGGCTCTTTAGTATCAGGGTCACAGAATGTGAACCATGCTCCGCCTTTTCTAATTAATTCATACTGCTTAATTGCAAGATTAGCATACTCGTAATCAACTCTCAAGCCTGATTGGGCCATAAGATAATAAGTTCCTAACTTTCTATCAAAAGGAGCAGACTTCTGCTTAACTACTTTTACATTTATTAAGTAACCAGCAGGATTTTCAGCCTTCATAGGAAGTTCTCCTCCAAGGAAATCAACAGGATTTCCAAGCTTAAATGAAAGTCTCAAGGAAGCATAGAATTTGATTGCTTCTCCTCCAGGTGTTTGGTCTGCATAAGGGTTATCCATACTAACTCTCAACTGATTGATATATATCATAGTACAATCATATCTAGTAAGTAATGGAGTAATTTTTCTACAGAATATTGTCATCAATCCGGCAAGAGATGCAACAGTTCTTTCACCAAATTTTTTATCTAACTCAGAAGCTGTAACTAACGAAGGAATAGAATCCAATACAATAAGTCCAACTTCTCCAGATTCAATTAATTCCTGAACACTCTGTAGAATCTGTTCTGCAGGAATATCAGGCGGTTGCATTATCTCAATTGCTTTATTAGTAATTCCTAAAGTAGCTGCCCACTTTCTACTAAATGAATGCTCAAGGTCAATATAAAGGATTTTCTTTGGACCTCTGTCACGAAGGTCAGATAATTCTGTCTTATACTCCTTTTTGCCTTCATTTACTTTTTCTTCTAATTCTTGTACTTCAGCTTCGTACTCGGAATTAAACAAATCTAAAGCACCTTTGCAGATATCAATAGCAGTTGTCGATTTACCGCCTCCAGGCACTCCATAAAACTCTGTGATAGCATTTCTAGGAATTCCACCGTAAGTTACCCAGTTAAGTGAAGGTGAAGAAAATGGAATCTTTCTACCTGACGCTTTATTGACACTTTCCATTAATTCAGGACAAGCCCAATCTTTTTCACACTTTTTGATAATTTCACTAAATGTTGACATTCGGCAAATCTCCTCCATGAATATACTGCTGTCTCTTGATAGGAGTATAATCCGGCAAGCTATTTGCTTCATTGATAGGATTTACTTGTTCTGTACGTTTTCTAGCATCCCAAACCTTCTTTGCTCCCATTATCAATTCTTTAGAAAAAGAAAGTTTGCTCTCTACTTTACTAATAACACAACTATAGACAATTGACATAAGACGATATTCTTCGTCAATGCTTTCCTGTGTTTGATTCTTACGCTGTTTAATAGTTAATTTGATAATTTCATTATGCTGCTTAAACTGTGCAAGTGCATCTGATGCTGCCATCAATTCCAAAGGAAGGGAAGTAATAATCCATTCAAGTTCTTTATCAGTAATTGCTTTATCTGTATCTTGAAATCGAGCATACATTTCAGCTTCCCTTACGAAGTATTTGGCGAAATACTTATTATAAATATCTAATACAACATCATCTGCAGACTTGAAATCGTCTTTCAGTGCCTCCATTGCATTTGATATTGAACTCAAAATCAATCACCTCCTTTAGGCATTGATGTTTTCTCTATTGCTTTACGCTGAATAGAAATCTTCATATCAGCATCCTCAGGAAATTCACTAAATTCTGCTCTAACAAGCATCATTGCAATTCCTAATGTCATACCTCTTGCTAAAACTGTATCTCCAACTAATACAGAGTATTCATAATCGTTCATATTTTACCTCATTTCTTAACAGGACTCAACAAATATGTTAATGCAGTCTCTACTTGATACTGAGTTGTTCTCAAATCCTTGTTCATTGCTAATAATACATTTGCAAGTTTAAGGCATAAGACTGCATGAGCCTCTGTATAGTTAGCAAGTTTATCTGCATACTGAGAAGGTATCATAGTAGCTCCAATGTCCTTCATATAGATATACTTGATAATGTTGCATAAGAATGAATGATAGCCTTCAAACCATTTTACAAAGTTTGTACCAGAATTGTAGACCTCATCTACTATTTTAGTTACATTCTCGTTGTCCCTCTTAACTAGATGATTGAGAAGCATAAAATATGTATTGTAATCAGGAAGGTCTAATGCCTCACTAACATTGGCAAGAGTCACTTCTTTACTAAAAGCAAGACACCTATCAAGATTAGTTAAACTATCTCTCATTCCTCCATTTGACAACCTAGCAATATAGTTTAATGCTTCTTCATCAAATGTAATATTTTGTCCTTCTTTGTTTTCCTGTTCAATTACATATCGTAATCTATTCTGTATTCCTTTAGTACTTATTTTTGACAATCTGAATGTCTGTACTCTTGATAAAATCGTAGCCGGAATTTTTTCAGGGTTTGTAGTACAGAATAAAAAGATAGACTTTGCAGGCTGCTCCTCAAGTGTCTTAAGAAATACTTGAAATGCTTGAGAAGATATTGAATGAACCTCGTCTATAATAAATATCTTGTATTTCATTCCTACAGGAAATGTTGCTGCCTGAGAAGTTATCTGCCTAATTTCTTCAGTACTTCCATGAGATGCTGCGTCTAATTCAATAGGCTCACCTTTACCTTCATTGAGCTCATTTGCTATGATACGCGAAATTGTCGTCTTGCCCGTACCCGCGGGTCCAATGAATAAGAAATTTCTATTAGGAAGCTTCTCAGATTCACACATCTGCTTTACTAAAGATACTACTAACGCTTGTTCAGTCATATCCTCGAATTTTCGGGGCCTATATTTTACAGCGAGAGATGCCATCGGTATCCTCCTTTAATGTTTTCTTCTATACTATAACGATTCACCACTGCTTGCATCTTTCGTAGTATCTGCAATATCCGGGAGTGCAATATCTCAAATCAACAGGCTTAGGAGGAGCAATATTCTTTGCTACACAATCCTGAACTTCCCTGAACATATTCCACATTCCTTGCATATCACTATCGGATACTCGGACTTCGTAACATTTCAAATCGCCATACATTCTATCTTGATAAAGGACTAATGCTCTATGCAAATTGAGTAATGTACAATAACATTTTACTTGGTCTAAGTGATTAGATTTTACATCTGTGAGCTTCTCAAAGCTTGTGTGGTCTGACGACTTAATTTCTAATAATGAATATTCATTTTCAAATTTTATTAAGCCATCAGGTGCAAATTTAATCGGAGGGTCAACAATAGATATTCTTGTTTCAAACCCCATCTGCTCGCATGTATACTTATAGGGAGGATTTAAACTGGCAAGATACTCCTTTACATCTAACCAATCACAGCCTAAAGAATTTATCAAAGTAGACTGAATGATATGATGACAAGCAGTACCCATATCTGCAGTAAATTGAAGTCCTCTATCAACTGCCTTTTCAGCTTCGGGTTCTACTCCTCTAAGTCTGAACCAACTGACTCTTTTGCACCTAATAGACGAAGGTGCAAAAGTAGCCGAGGGTTTTTCTGCTTCCTGATTTTTGATGAAAGTATCTACAGCATTTTCATAATAATCTAGGAAATTACTACTGAGAGAAGAATTGAACCTTGCAACTCTAAAATTCTCTACAGGTTGAAATGCCATATATTACTCCTGGAATGCTAATACGATTGCCAAATTATCTGTCCAGAAAAGACTTCCTGAAAGCTCGCCTTCATTGTAGACAGGGCCAATCTTGATTCTATCACTATCGATGCTAGAGAAAATTGACTTGAAGAAAGTTGACTTGAAATCTCCGGCATAATCGTTAAGCTCGCCTGTCTTTGTAATATCAAGTTTGAAATCACCTGAACCTCTATTAAGTGTGAGTGTATTATTCTCTACCTTAAACGAAGTTGACGTATCCTGAGATGTAGCAACGATATCTGCCTGATTCAGGAACTTGATAATAGGAGCTACATCTACTTCAATGTAAGACTCCGGCTTATTTAATGTTCCAAGAATTGCTTCTGAATTGTAGCTACCAACGCCTTCGTCTGTCTCATATTCAGGAATAAACTGAGAAGTAAGTGTATATCCGTCTGTATTTACGCTAAGGACATAACTATTGTCTACTTTCTTAATCTTGGAACCTTCAGGAAGATTAGTAAAGAGATTGATGATAGTAGGATTCAAAAGACAAGTAGAACCGAGATTTGACTTATTAGACAATGTAAAGATAACATTATCAATATCTCCTACGATTACTTTACTATCTGCACCAACCCAAACTTTGGTATAGACAGGATGAATCATCCAAACAGAAATAGCAAACATCTGGTGTTCCTTAACAAACTTCCAATCACCTGACTTTAATTCAATACCATCTGCTGAATCTGTTGTTGCTGGCCTATTTAATGAAAGATTATTAGAATCAATCAACTTAGGAAGTGTGAATTTGCTTGAACCTGAATGGAGTGCAATTCCTCCGTCTACATATTCAATTGTTGTGATATCCTTATCAAAGGAATCAATCAACTGCCTAAGAAGTGAACAATCAACAAAAATTGTTTCTGCTGTATCAGAATCACCCGAACCTCTGAGAACTATCTCTGTGTAAATAGAGGGTGCTTCAATGTTAATTCTCAAATTCTCTCTGTCTGCTGTAACCTGAGCAAGGCAGCTCTTCTGATTGAATTTAGAAATATTTTCCTTAATAATTCCTAAATCCACTGCATTCTGTAACGGCTTTGTTGACAATGTAAATTTCATTTTGATTTCTCCTTTATATTGTTATTTAATTATGTCTCCGTTTACTCTGTGAAATATGTTATCCATAAATTCAGGTAATGTTATATTATGCCGATGTAAATAATCATTAACTGCATTTTCTGTTTCTTGAGACCATACTCCATTTACTCCTAAAGCAGCATCGCCGAGAGGCTTCTTGCCGTCTTTGTCTTTATACACAGGCAAAGTATACTCACACTCAAATAGATGATATTGTATCCATTTGATTTGTGACTCAGTTAAACTGCTAAAAGGATTTTCATTGTTTAACGATTCGGGTCTTTCATATTCACAAGGATAACTGAGACCATACCATCTATAAGATGTTTCTACATCGCAATTAATTGTAAAAGGTAAAAAGCTTCCTGCCTCACTCATTAGTGAACCTAACAACTCTCCAGCTCTTTTTGCATTACGAATGGGGACTTCAGCTATCAACTCATCGTGTACAGGCAACAGTATTCTTGCACCTAACTCACACCATTCTTTATTGTTAAAAATTTTCAATAATGCAATTTTTGTTAAATCTGCGGCACTTCCCTGTACCTGTGAGTTGACGCATTTCCTTGATGCATCTGTAATCTTTCGTGAATTATTGATAACCCTGATATGCTCACCATCTAATCGCTTTGTTGCTTTAACAATCATTCCATAATATTTGTAATTAGCAAATTCCTTTTCTAATTGTCTAACAATTCTTTCGGGAATTTCATTTTTATTTTGAAGAGTGCTAGGGTCAAGAGGGTCTACATCAGGATTAACATATCCCTTACCTGCCTTGAATTCAAAGGGCTTCAACTGCATATCAGGAATGTGCCTACGTCTACCTAAAATAGTTTCAACATATCCAAACTTTCGTGCATTAGCTTGTGACCTATCCATGAACGCCTTAAGATTAGGGAACGCTTCAAGTACTGCATCATACACTCCTTGTGCTGCCTTAGTCCTCTCCTCATCTGTCATCTGCTTATTAGCACCGAATAAATTTTCACCTAAAGAAGGGATAGAAAGGCCATAAGTTACGCCTAATACTATACCTTTTGCTTGAGACCTTCTCTCTTTACCATCTCGATTAACTTGGTCTGTTTTCTTACCATTTTCATCAAGATAAAACTCACAACATTCTTCATAAGGCTTCTTAAATGCAAGAGAAGCAATTGTAGAATAAATATCTTTACCTTCCTTAAATGCTTTCATCATATTAGCATCTTGAGAGATATAACTCAAAAGTTTAGGTTCTTGCTGGGAATAGTCTGATGACATAATAACATATGGTGGAGTTGTATGCTTAATGCTATCAACTGTCGAAGAATCAAATGATATAGTAGTATAAGGTAAATTATGAATAATATTACTAATTTTTAATGCACTTTTGATTGAGATAATCTCATCTCCAATGCACAAATCTATTACATCTTTTTGATATCCGCCATTTAGTGTAACCGAATCATAGCTACCAAGAGTAATTTGTAATTGATTATCAATCAACTCACAAGCATCTGTCTTTTCCTTAGCAGGAGTTGCTCTAAATTCATGCCTGACATCTAAGGCATGTGAAGGTATCTGCTGAAGGTTGGGGCTGGCGCTTGACATTCTGCCGGTTGCCGCCCCCATGCTTGAGAAAGTTGCATGAATTCTGCCATCTTTTGCAACCTCTCTTGGAAGTTTATCAATAAATGTATTGAGTAATTTATTGATTGCTCGTACTTGCAATATTTGATTCGTGATAGGAAGATTAAGTTCTTTCAATATATCTTTCTTCCCAGAATCTACATCCTGGTGCATGAAGTTATTAAGCAAATATTTTACTTGCGGAGGACTTGCTTCGTTGAATGCTGCGCCATTCTTAAAAGGAGATTTAGAAATTGTTATTGCATCAGATTCATCCATTACCTCTTGGACCATTCCAAAGAGTTTATTGAGTTCTTCTTGATAACGCTTCGCGTATTTCTCCTTTAAGATATCTCTATCAGCTTTATCAAAGTAAATACCTACTCTATGCATTAATGCACAAACACGAATCATTGGCAATTCAATGTTCCACCAAAGGTCAGCAATCTTTTCTAACTTATGCTTCTGGCACTTGGGATTTGATTTAGTTACATAAGGTAATTGCCACATGAATAATTCATATGTGATTTTAGCATCGTTTGCTGCATATAATTTAGCAACTTCCGGCTGACAATAAGGAAATAATTTTGGATTGAAGAAATCTGAGAAGGATTTAGGGTCGCCTTTTCCTTTCTTTACATATTTCATATAAAGAGCTTTCAACCTATTATCTTCTTCGTCTTCTTTAATACATCTCCAAGCAGAAATTACATCGTAATAACAAACCGGAATTAAATCTACTTTGAAATCTTTATAAATCATTGCAATATCAAAATCAGCATTAGCAAGAATCATCTTGGTTTTTGCTTCTACAAATAATTGCAATTCACTTCCAACATCTTCATAACTAAGTTGCCCTTCATAAGGTACTTCGAATACTGGAGCAAGATGTTTGCACGGTATATAGCATTCTACACCGCCTGGGTAATACAGCGATGCACCTACTATTGTATCGTGTGTCCTATCAAGTCCAGTAGTCTCAGTATCTATTCCACAATAGCCACTTTCAATTGCTTTAACTACATATTCATGTAACTGCGCCTTACTCGTGATTAATATTGCAGGGCTGTCTTTGAAGTATTCTAATACAGCTTTAGTGGACTCTTGAATCTCATGCTGAGAAGATGTAACACTCTTTGATACCTTTATCGGCTTGAGTACTTCTTTTGATTTCTCAGCAATCGCATTGATTTCATCCATCTTAGCTTGACTAAATAACGGCATAATGTATCCTCGTCAATTCTAAGTTTGTAAAGATAACGAATGTAAGAAATCAGAATGTAATTTCAGACTCAGGAAGAGGTTCGTTGCCATCATCTGAAGTAAAATCTTCAGAAGGTACCGGAGCCTCTCCATTTACATTAGGTGTAAAGTTTACTGCTACAGTCTCTTCTTTGGACGAAACTGCTTCTGCAGCATCTACATATGTTTCAGGAATTGATGCTTGATATCCTGCTCTAGGAATAGGAGTGTACTCCGGCATATTAGCAGCAGATTCATTTCCAGAATTCTGAAGCATTGCTGTCAATTCAGATACACTTGCATCCTTGATAACAACTGAATATGCATCAGGCATCTTTGTATTAAACTTAGCAAGAAGTGCTCCATAAGGTCCAATAGCATTCTTACCTACTGCTTCAATACTATAAGTTGTATTGATATCATTCGGAACACCATGTCTTGTGATTCTAAATACAAATTCTGAAGGATTAGGGAATCTATTGAATACTGTCTGCTCCATTACAGGTTCAAACTTCATATTTCTATCCCAGAATTCAATCTCATCTTTGTCAATGTTATAGATAGGAATGAACAATTTAGTCTGAACACGAATTCCTTTGCCACAAGCGGGGCAACCCTGTTCACAACAATGAACATATCCCGAATAATCTGCTGACTTGATATAGTGTGCCTGTGCAACTAACATATCCTTCATAGACTGATAAAGAAAGATTACGTCTGCATGGTCACCATCATTGACAAGCCTAAAGAGGCCGTGATAACGGTCGTCGTTGAATTGTTCTACGGATTTGAAAGCCATAATAAAAATTTCCTCCTGTTGATATGTGTTGATTTATTTCATGTGGGCTTTCGTATCCTGTACTCTTGCACTTGTTGATGTTCAACTACAACCTACATTATTTATATCATACTTTAACGATTCGCCATTTTGTTGAAAGGAGCCCTTTCGGGCCCTCTTTCAACTTATATTAGGATTATAAGTAGACTAACTTAACCACAAGCAAGCTCCAACATCTTGAGGAGTTCCTGGTTATTGCGAAGCTGTTCAATGATTTCTGCGAACTCTTTCTTAGAAACTGAAACATCTCCTAATCTATCGCCGTTGTTCTTGTTACGAGAAACTGCAAGAGAATCATCAGGATTGATGAGTTTGTTTGCAACCTTCTCAGCCTTAGGACCCATCTTAGCGATAATCTCCCAGACAGCTTCCTTTGCCTGCTGAACCTCAAAAGTATCATCGTTAGAAGGTGCAAGGTCAAAAAGATTGACGATGCCATCTTCGGCGGTTACTTCGTTGGACATCTCCAACTTATACTGATTAATGTTGACCTGAGAAGCTCCTACACAACTGATGCAGTTAGCAGCTACTCTATAGATGTAACCAGGTGTGAATCTCTTCGGATTCTCCATGATAAGAGGTACGTTCTTCATGAGATACTGGTTAACCTCAGAAATAGCATCTTCCTCAAGAGCAGGACCATAAGAATACCTCTCCTTGTACCAAGCGAGCTCAATTTCATTAAAGAAATTGACAAATAAAAGAACCGCCTTATACTCGTCATCAGCATTAAGCCATGCCTCGTATGTAAGCGGGAACTCGAAATCGTGAAGGTATTCCATGTAAAGGTTACGGGTGGTTCTGAACTGTGACATAATACTTCCTCCTTGGAATCTTGATATGATGTGACTGTTGATATGTGAGCCACTGCCTATAATGACATTTTAATTATAATATAAAATAATGAAAAAATAAAGCCCTGTATATGTGTCCTTCATATATTTCGTTAAAATCTTTGTGAATAGTAGAAGTCAAACTCTTCTTTTGACAAATCATTCACATCACGAGCTATCTCTTCTCCCGACTGCGGGTCAACTCTAGGAGGGATAGTCATCATTCTTACTATTGCTACTCTGGAGAGAGCTTTCTTTAACTTTTTAGCCCCTCGTTGTCCTGCACTGTCGTTATCAAGACATAATACAAATTCACTTGCACCAATCATCTTGAGCTGATGAATTTCTGCTTCAGTACCAGTACCCAGAAGTGCTACGGCATTATAGCCGTATCTGCAAGCAGTAAGACAATTAAAGCAACTTTCTGTTATAACAACAGATTTTGCACCTTTTGGGAGTTCATATAATCCATAAACAGATTTTGCTTTTCCACTATCCATAAAGAAGAATTTTCCTTTTATACTTCTTCTGCAAAATCCGAGAGTATGTCCTTCTATATCACGAATAGGAAATGTTATACAAGGGATAGGATTCTTCTTTCCTTGAGGTCTGAAATTTGCATCATATCCTACGTCATACTTATTGATTATCTCATCAGTGAGTTTTCTTTCATACATGTAAGGAACAATCAATCTGTAAGATGCAAGCTCTTTTTCACTGACATATTCAGGAGTTGTATTCATTTTAGATTGAATGTAATTTATAGCATATTTATTTACTATTTCGGAAGATAATTCAGGTGGAATTAGATAATCGAAGTCAGATTCATCATAATTGAATCCAGGAACATTTTCTTTAAGCCATTCTAGTCCTGAACGAGTAATGTTCTTGTCTTTGAGTAAGTCAGTTACTACATCCGGTAACATCTTGCGATAGCCGCAAGCAAAACAATGACACCATCCTGCAGGAGTTACTTTACCATCTCTTACTTCGTCACGAAGTAGTATACCACAAGAAGGCCTTTTATCTTCTCCCCCAACATGGCCCGCTTTATTAGGACAGTGAATCTGATAATAATTACCTACAGGTTTAACTAACTGTAGCATTCCAAAGCTTTCTAGAACCTTTAATGTACTTCTTATCTGTTCTTCAGTCATTTGATTCTCCAAATACTTCGGGAGCATATGTTACTTTACAATATGCAATTCCAACAGGACCTACTACAAGTTTACGAAAGAATATACATCCCTCACAATTCTTATGCTTCTTGCAGTAAGCAAATACTTTATCTAAACAATCGCTAACTTCTTTCTCTTCAGGAGTCATCCTTTATACCAATTGTTTCTATCAAATTGAGTTTGAGGATAGGAAGTAGTTATCTTCAATTCCCCATCAACAATATCACACTCGTGCACCACGAATTGATTTGCATTATTGACAAGTGACAAATCTACAACCTGAGAAATTGATAATGAGATAGTATCAATATCTTTTCTTTGAATAAAGTTTGTTAACCAATCAACAGCATTTTCAACAGACTCAAAATCATGAATAGCTGAAGGACAATCAGGATTGCCATCATATACAATGTAAGGCAAATTAGTGTCACTATGAATTCCTACAAATCTTCGATTATTGTAGAATTTATTAATAGGCTGAATAATAAACATATACTCACCTCCTTGACACTTTATATAACGATTCTGATTAGAACTCAAGGCCTGAATCGTCATCGTCTGTGAGGTCAAGTCCTTGAATGATATCAGGAACAGGGCCAGTCGAAGGAGTAAGCTCTGAAGTATTGATTTCAGGAGTAGTTATCATCGGGTCTTCATCTGCTCCACCCGGAAGATACTGCATGTTACCATTATTTACATCCCAAGAATAAGACAAAGTATTATTCTCGTTTAAGGCCATTCTAGATTTCTCAAGTCTTATTTCAAATACATGTTTGTCAAATATCTGGCGAATTGCATATACCTGAGTGGCAATCTGACCTATTGCATCTGAACCTGCTATATTATAGATAGTAGGGAAGGGCACGCCTTTATCATCTTTAGATTCTTTAGTTTCTCTATTAGCCTGCGCCGCTAATACTACAGCACAACCATATTTCTTACTTAATTGAAATAAATCATGACAGATATTTCCATATTTCTCATGGTCACTAAATCCCTTTCGGTCATCTACCATGTATGAAATACCGTCTATAAGAAGTATCTGAATATTATGTTTCTTTACAAATGATGAAAGATGTCTCGGAGATACACCCTCAGGCATATCTTTATCCTCAATTATGTAGAAATCTGCATTAGTTTCTTCAGGAAGTTTCTTTAAGTAGTCGATGTATTCTTGAGAATATTGACCGGTGAATATTTTACTATTCTGATGATGTCCTCTCCAAGTATCAACTCTTGTAGCCAAATATGCGGCCTGCATTTCTGGAGAATAATATGCTACATTAAATCCGGCTCTATTAGCAGCCTCGCCAATCCTTGTTAAGCACCAGGACTTACCTACATTTGAACGACCTACGAATACAAGTAATTCCTCTACTGTAGAAAGACCACCATAACTGAGTTTATCTAACTCGGCAAAACCTGTAGGAATTCTTTTTTGCTTTGACCATTCTATGACCTGGTCACTTCTTTCTTGAGCCTGCTTGATAATATTCATAGGAGCTACATCTGTTAAAGAATCAGCAGCATCTAATTGCTGTGCTACAAACTCCCAAGCTACGTCAACATCAGCAGAACCCATATCTGTCAACTTATTGAACATATTCAAGAATAAGATATGACGCTTATTCTTCTTTATTTCAGTTACTAAGTAATCAAGAGGTTCATCTACAGCTACAACTTGGAATTTAGGAAATTCTGCAGAAAATGTAAATCTATCAGGGACAACATTATACTTATCCCTGTGGTCCAGGATAAACTTTATTTCTTCCTTACAAGCTTCGTAGTAACTTTCGTCAAAACTACAAAGCTCATCTACCAATGCTTCATCATTGGAGGTAAGTATTTTTGAAATAACCTGTAACTCAATTGAACCTGTCATTATAAATTATCACTTCTGAACAGAATTTGTCATCATATTCTTTAACTGACCAAAGAAAATACCATCACCGGCAAGAGATTTTATTTGAGGAGATACAATGATTGTACTTAATCCATTTGCGTCTCTATTCTGTAAAAGAGACAACAGCGTCTGACATTGGAACTCCTTGAAATTTACATAATCTATATTTGAGATAATGAGCAATTTTGCAGTTTCAGCCCATATCTTAATGTATTCAACCTCTTCAGTCATTCCTTTTGTATTCCAACTTTTCTGAATACCGTCAAGATATTGAGAAAATCTGAGGTTGTAAACACTCATGTGTAACCTACTATGCTTCCAATGTTTACATATACCACAATATGTTAATAGCTCAGAAGATTCATTTGTATTATTTGCTATTACTGTTATTAATCTCTTCTCTTCTGAATTATTAACAATGTCGATATACTTTTGGAGCATTTTAGGGTCTGCATGAAATACATTACTCTTTAACGAGATATTATTCTTTTCAAGCAAATAAGAAGACTGAACATAATCAGGACAAGCTTTATCACATTCGCCGTTTACACAAAAACCTGTGAAGATACAATCATGCATTCTGCTGTAACCTCCTGATTACTGGATTTCTTGATTGCTTAAAAGCAACACGACTCTTTACACACTGCCTTGCAATATCAATAGGATTATATCCTCTCTTTATATATTCCTCTGCAGGCATTACAAGAGTTAAGAAAGGATGTAACTCACCATACAAAGGATATTTGAAATAGACATTTCCGATATCTCTATCTAGGAGATACTTTCTTACTAGATATTCTTTAACATATTCTGCTTGGCGAGGTATCTGCTTTGAAATCTCTAACGAGTCCCAAATATCCATTGTTGGAACTAATTCGCCGTTTATTTCAATCCAACCATAGAAACTAGGAAAATCTGTGTTGCTCTGTAGACCTTTCTGATGACGAGCTAACTTATACAAATGTGGATATTCAATTATGCACTTAAGTACCTGCTCCCTTGTATAGCCTTCGATTGGAATGATATTTCCAAACTGCTCATCTTTGTCTAATCCAATATCTTCATACATTGCTTGAGCACGAGTTTGAATAAAATGATTAGGAAATAAATTCAATAAATCACTATCTGACATCTTATTGACATCAGTTGTAGCAGAAATATCTCTTTGTCTCTGTGGAATCTCCGGCAATGTTGTATAGACTACAAGTTTGTCTACTCCGTCCATTCCTTGCATGAATGGTTTATTATAATCAAATTGAGGAACTTCAGGTGCCTGTAAGTACAAATCGAGCGGGTCTGTTGGCTTGATAGAATAATCAACAGAAGGAGCTGCATCTACAGGAGTAAATTTAGGTTTTGCTACTTCTATTATATTCTTGACAGGCTCTTTCTTTACAGGCTTACTTGCATATACAGAATCATCGGGCTCTTCTACTACCTTTAAATCCCAATCAATAGCATCAACTGTAAGGTAAATTTCACCTAATACCCTCTTAATATCATCTTCATCAATGTCTGTTGGCATATTCACGAAAGGATTCTGAGGAGACCAATCAAACGGAAGAGGTTCAGATGAATATACTGCATAAGTTATAATGTTGATAATTTTAACAACCTGTTCCTTATACTTTGCAGTTCCTTGATAATGCTTTACTACATACGTGATTACTGAAGAATGCATTGAAGACAAAGTGCCTTTATACGATTTCTTCACTTGATAATTTTCTGAAATGTTTGTGAATTTAATCTTATGCTTGTTGGAGTATAACATTAGATGTTACCTCCTTTTGCTGTTGATGTAAATTCTAATGTTTCAAGTAAATTGTTCTGATTATTTACTCTTGTTCTAATTGCACCAGTAAGTGCAGGATTATTTGTTCTTACAAGAGATACAACATCATTTTCATCAATATTACTAGATAACGAATAGTAACATTTTTCAATCAATAAATCAGAAATTAATACTGCCGACAATGTAAAACATTCTCGCTTATCTGACTTACAAGTATTGTAGACACAATAGGGAACCCTATATATGTTATGTGAGTCTTCTTGAACATCTTTGCACCATGAATTAAACTCTTGCTGAAGGTCATATACTTTGCCTTGTTCAAAGTAGTACCCATATGTTATGATTATCTGTGAAATCCATAAAGGAATTTGATTAATATTATATCTGAAATCTGAATTACTGTTCTTTGGAAATCTTGTTTGAAACCATTGATTAATTAAACATGCACATTGATTAATTTCTTCATAACCAAAATCGACATTAGTTCCGGTTTGCAAAATTGTACTATATTTAAGTATTGACGCAGAATTATACTGTTGACCTGATGTATGTAAGTCATCAAAATTCTCCGGACTCCTGACCTTTGAATACTTGATATCATCATCTGCCGGCTTACTAAGTTCGTCAAACTCAGTATCATCGGAGGATAAAAGTGTTTCAGATTCTATGAATTTATTGATTTTGTCTAAACACTGCATTAGAAGTTCTGCTAATTTCTTATACCTGAGGATAGTTTTCTTATACACCTTAGGCTTTTCTTTCAACATCTTATCAAGATGAGCAAGGATTTTCTTAGCAGCAACTTCGGAAGGATATATTTCTAAGTACTTTAATTTTTCTTTTTGCACTGTTTACCTCCCGATATTTGTTTTGATATGTAACGATTTGTAGTAGTGTAAAAATACCGCTACCGGCTCCACTTAAGATAGATAATATGAATGATACCGCAAACATATCAAATATCAAAAATGGAGTCGGCAGCGGTATCTGCACAAGTGAACTTATCCTTATGATATAATGGAAATGTTGAAAAATAAATAGTAGAACTTAATGAAAAATAAATTATTTTTAAGTGATTCTCATTTAATCATCTATTCCGTAGTAATGCTCAGAACTGACATTAGGAATGAACCAAATATCAAGAGTGTTATCTGCCTCATTCCACTCGGCACTAATGAATACACCTGACTTTTCACTAGGATTCTTTGCCCATTCTCTAGCGTCAAATGTATCAACAGCAACAAGCTCGTGATAATGCCTTTCGACTTCTTCGTCCTCACAAGTAACTACATTAACTTCAATATTACTAGGAATTTCTCCTTCAAAAATATAGTCATCAATATCTTCTATGATAGAAGAAATATGAATGCAATCATTTTCATACCTGTTGTTGATTATTTTAACTAACTCCTGAATTGTCATACTATCTTCCTCCTTAGCAATATTTACACTATATCTAACGATTCACAGGGTACATATACTGCCGGTCAAGGGGACGAATGTTGTAGAGCAAGAAATTTCAAAGAGCGAAGCAGCGAGGCGAGCGGGCAATCAATATATAATAATTTAATTAAAAAACGAAAATAAGAATGAAATTAATTTATAACTTAATTAATTTATATTTCTTATATTTCTTTATATCTCAATTGATATATCTATATATCGGCAACTTCTTGAAATAATTCCTGAATCTTTATTATACTATAGTGAAAATTAATAGTCCTACAAGTTGACAAATCTTATCAATTCTGAAATATCTACTGAATTGATTGAAAATATAATCATTTATTTAGATATTGTATCAATCTTGAAATAATTTGAAGATTTAATGTAGGTAAATATAAATTTTCTTTTATATGTTGATGTAGTGTAACATTACGATTTCTTTACGGTCTCATCTCGATGAAATTAAATCTAAAAAATTTAAAAGAAATTTTCTATATTTCTAATGAAATTTACTTTTATTTTTCTAATGTTTATATATAATCTAATTATATCAATATTTTTCAAATCCCTTCCCAGTAACTTAAATTGATGCATGAGAGGTGTACTGTGTTTATGGATTATCCTTCTGCCTATCCTACGAAATTGCCGAAGTTATCTGAAGATGCTTCTAAGAAAGAAAAGAATGATTGGATAAAATTGAGGACCTTGGAGCTATATAGTTTCTTACCTCAGACTACTCTTGAAGAAAGAGATTCTTATAGAGACATCAGAGATGAAATTATATGTATTAATGAAAGTTTCTTTTGGTATGTGGCAAGATTAAAGATACCTGTAAGTAAATATGTAAGTATAGAAGATAAATATCAGTCCGCAATATGCAGTTTTATGACCAACTGTTTGTGGGCTAAATTTATGTTTAAACCTGAAGTAACAGATTCAAAGAACAGAAGATATCGTGATGATTTGGCTTTCACTAGTTTCTTTAAGCCCCGACTCACAGAGTGTATTGAAAGAGAATTATTTGATGTTAAATGGTCACTTCGTCGTTCATTATGTATCAAGGCAGGCGAACAGTTAGGAAAGAAAGGCACTGAGGTTGTTTATGAAGATTTAGTGAATGTTCACCTTCCTCCCGAAGAAATGGAAGCATTGATGTCAATATTCTGCACTACTAATACTGCAGATGTAAATGATATTTCACTTTATAAGCCGGCAAGTACTATTGTAGAAGACAGAATTGAAGAAATGTATAATGACGAATATGATTCTGTCGAAGATTTATTAGTCCACGAAATGCTTGAAAGAGAGGCTAAACTTGAAGATTCATTCTTACTTAAGATGTCAGAAATGTATGGAATTCCCTTCAATGAATTAGTAGAAGCTAGACCTGGAGCTGAAGAAAAATTAAGGAGACAGCTCGAAGAAGCAATTAGTGTACAAGATGCATTTTCATTTAGCGATGAGTATTATTCCGAACTTGATGACTGAAACCATAAATATGCGGCCTTTTTGATTCAAGACCGCATTAATCAGATAATACCAACTATATTCAAATTAGAGATACATAAAATCTCAAAGGGCTAACTTAAGTTATCAGGTATCAAATCCCCTTAATCTTTTGTCTCTTCGTCATATTGAGAAATATGATTCTGATGAACCTTAAGGGCATCCTGATAGTTATTGTAACTCACTCCGTCAACCCAATAAATATCAGAACTAGGATTCATGATGTCGTCATACTGAACATAGCAAATGCTACCAGGGTAGTCAATTGATTTCTTCTGGGCTAACTTTTCAGCTTCTTCATCTGAAATCTTGAGCCAATCATTATGTAGAACACGACCATTGTCAAATTCTTCAGTCCTAGCGATTCTTTTGTATGCTGACGATTTAATATAGATTTTCATAAATCAACCACTTCTCCTTCAAAATAGTAGCCTGTATCTAATCCGTTCGTTGCATTGTATACTGCACCATCAGTATCAATTAATCTGGGAGCTGACATTGTGTCGTCGTTTTTATCATAAATTCTAAGATAAACACCAGATACTTCGACAAATTCATAACCATAGTCTTTTGCTACATCAATAAAAGCCTCATCATTGAGATACTGAAGTAACTGGTCCATATCATCAAGTACCTGCTTACCATTGTTGAATTCTTGTAACCATCCCTGTTTATCACTATAATCAGGATTGATATAATCGTAAATTGCTACAGGATATAAATTCCAAACGACATAAGGCCCGCTAAATCCATAAGATACTTCTAACCTATGTGGATTTGCAAAATATACAATGTTGTCAGATTTTAATAGTTTCATGTATGTGTCTCCTCAATATTCTTCATCGCCGTAGTCTTCGTTATAGTCCTCATCTTCGTACCAATCATCCTCTTCCTCTTCTTCATCATAATCTCTGAATTCAAAAGGACCATCACAATCATAAATACTTCCTTGCTTTTCTGCAAATGTGTTCAAATACTTCAGATAATCAGCATTTAAGAATTTATCTGCAAGAGGACGAAGGATTAAATCTTCATAATCGCTTTCGGTATTAGCCTTTTCAATTCTATCAAGAATTTCTTGAGATTCAGGAATATATCTATATAACCAGTTGGCATAACTTGAGAGGTCATTTGCCCAGCCTTCTAATCCATAAGTATTATCATATACATCACCGTCGTTGTACCATTTATATACAAGTTTAGTGATAGCAGTTACTGCTTGATTAGCTAATGTATCACCTTCACCATAGTCAGGAAGGAATGTGTCCATTATATCTTCAAACTTATCAAAATAATTCCAATCTGTAGCCATGAATATTTCTCCTTAGTTAAAATCGATTAGTTTTCTTATATCTGAAATTTCAAGAGCTTCTGCTATAGTAGATAGATGTTGAAGATTGATTCCTGACCGGCAACCTCTACAGATTTCACTTATAGTGGATTCTCTGATTCCTGTCATATGTGCCAATTCTTTCTGAGAAATTCCTCTTTCTTTGAGGACATCTCTTATTTTAACTTTGATGCTAGGTTTTGTGGAACAATATATTTTCATACTATATCCTCAAATTCCGTTAGGAAGATGAGTTCTCTTATCTCCTGTTAATTTTGCATATTTTGCTACATTTCTAATATATTGCCAAAAGAAATGTCCCTTACTTGGGGCTGCTACGAATTTCTGCCAAATCTTTGTAGGAATATCATAGTATATGTAAATATCATCAGGGCCTCCATTAGCTCCTTTGAATTGAATCAACATATCACCTTTGTTATAATCTTTAGGTTGAAATGCATAGCTCCACAAATTAGAAGACTTTACTCTGATTAATTTCTTAATGAAATCCTTTGTAGAGAAATTAGATTTAGCAAAAATAGGTTTGCCTTTGATTAATTCACTAGACTCAATTTCAACTAATTCTACTGCTTCTAGTCCATATGTATTGAGTATTCTTTCTACTGTATCAATAAATTCTATTGTAGAATCACAATAAGTTTCATTTAAGAATTTTTCATTTTCATACAATGTTACTGTGATTGTATCAGGAGATAATTCACAGTAAATATTTATCACCTTAGATTCATCAGGAATTTTATCTGTTCTTCGATAAAAGTTCATTTCAATAGGCTCAAAGCCTAACATAGTGAGAGCCTCAATTGTATCTAAATAAAATGATTTAGAATTTTGTGAGGTCTGCATATTCTTCATCCTCCCAAGGGATTTGCATTGATTTCTTATAAGCAATTCTCTTCTTTTCAAATGCACTATAGACAGCTTCAATGTTTGCTACATTTCTTAACGGTCCATTCATAACACTTTTCAAGATACTTCTGCGAATCGGTAAATAAGTCCGCTTATCTAATAAAAGGTATTCTTCTTGACTATTTGCAGTTGTTGGAATTTGATAAGAATACTTTATTGCAGAATATGCAATAATTTCTTTTGCTAGACTCACCCAGCAATCATCGTCATATCTGCAGTAGAAGGGGTTATCATCTGTGTGAATACCATATACACTCATATTAGTACCTCATATTTCTTGAAGTAATTTTCTATTTTCTTATATGTGAAATCTACAAGTTTTTTCTTACAATCAGGTAAGCTGATTAAATCCTTAGGTTCAAACCTCAAATAACCTAATGTTACTTCATATTTATCAAGTAAGATAACATTTACTCGGATATATTTTCCATATGTAGTGATATTGAAATAGATATTAGCTTCATAAATATCTTCTTCAATACCATTTAATTCCTTATTGTATTCTTTCATCTGTTTCCGGAGTTCGAGAGGAATCTGATACATTATTGTAGTATAGATAATGTATTCATTCGGAGGTTCTTGTACCTTATAAACTCCACTGAGATTTTCTTTTAAATATTTACCTAATCTTTTTATTTGTGAAGGTAAAGGAAGTCTGTTGTAATATTCTTCTCTACCGTCAAAGTGTTGTTTTGTTTTAGCATAAATTTTCATATGTTAACCTCTTAAGTAAATATTCCACTAATATCTTCCCAATGTCCGCCTTCTTCGTCTTCTATGAATTTATAGACATGAGCAACTTTATGCCATTGTTGGTCGTCACAAAATTGCCAAACAGGACAATCAATACTATGCCATTTTCCATCTTTTCCAAATTGTCTAATAGGAAGTTCATACCATTTTGCATAAATAGTAATTTCTGACTCTGAAGCAGGAATTATTAGTCCTTCTTCTCTTGATACAGGTTCAATAAATGCATTATCATAATACCAACCTTCAAAAGCATAACTTGAACGCTTAGGTATAGGCAACTGGTCATATGGTACTCTACCAACACCCCATGTTCCAAGCATGTAGAGTTGTGCACCCCAGTCGGTGTATATTACATTAGAATAATAACGAACCATGATATTAGCATTATTTGCAGGCGCAGTTTCAAATGTTAGAGTAAATTCGTCTGCTGTATAAGTTGACGGGTCTTGTATTACATCATCTATAGCAACACTTTCTACTACTGATAAAAGTCCACGAAGTGTAAATACTGTAGTTGTTCCATCACCTTTGAGTTCATTAGAACGAGTATTATATTGCAAGTATTCAATGTCAACAATAGAACCACTAGCAGGGATAAAATTCAATGTAACTGAATTCTTATACCAAGTATATGTTCCAGGTTCCTGAACAACTCCGTCAACTTTTACTTTAAAAGCAAAATCACAAAGTTCTTCAAGAATGAATGTATTCCCTACTCCATCTCCTGTATATTGTTCATAGAAATATACTGCCACGCCTTCAAATTTAACTTCTATTTCTGTTTCAGCTGCAGGCGCAGTTTCAAATGTAAGTGTCCTACATCTAACAGAATATGAACTTGCAGGTTGTACTTCTCCGTTAATCTTTATATACCATATAGAATAACAAGGTAAATCAAGTGTAAACTCAGTTGTACTACCATCTCCATGCAGGTCTTGAATATACAGCAGCGGAGTGGAATCTACTTGATTGCCAGAAGGGTCTAATTCTTGATAGGAATTCGGCTTGTAATAGATTCTTAAACCGGAATCAGGGGCTGGAGCTGTTTTTAATCTGTTATTCATATGATAGTAACCGAGTTTTTCTTGTAATACAGCCATACTATCAGGAGAACCAGTTCCTCCATTGTAATCAAAATTAACTTTTTTATACCCATCAGGCATAGGATTAAGTTGCACTACGCCTGTATCCCAATAAGGTATCATATATACATCACGAGTACCGTTCTTACCTGAAGTATCATAAGTATCTCCTGGCTGATATTTTTCACCGGCGTCACGGTATGAATAGTCAGCACCATTGTAATCAATATTTAACTGAGCGCCTTTAGGAGGTGGAGTTGGTTTAAATACTTTATTATCTATGATACCAATCGTGATACATTTTCCTTCGTAATAAGCTTGTCCAGGAAATGTTGCAGTTTCAAGAGCCCAATAATATGGATAATTAGAATCTTTGGGAGATTGCCCAGATGTCCAATTATATAAAGTTATTGAACGTCCTCCAACTATAAGCACTACAAAATTAATCGTATCTACCCCTGAAGGTAAACTATATGCATAGTTAATATTACTTCCAGAAATGAAATGTCGAGGATATGTAGTATGTTCTCCATCACACTTTCCTATCCATTGGAAGTGGTTGTTCCTGCTATAATAAGCTTGCCAATATGCAAATCTTCTGTAAACAGTTTCACTATCTGTAAACTGAGATAAATCAAAGCTTCCACCATTTGGATAATTGTAATATTTAACCGTAAAAGGAAATTGAGGTACCTGAGTAGATAATACAACATTTTTACCTTGTACTATGGACTGAGGGCTAGGAGCACCGGTGCCTCTACCTGGTAAATAATATATGTTATAAGAAGCAGAGGAGCTACTTCCTCCACCTCCTCCACCTCCGCTACTACCGCTTGAATAGGAAGGAATACTAACGCTCTTTGAATAAACGGTGTACCATCCGCTTGACCCAAAACAGTATTGACCATCATTTAAACAGTGGCCACCTTCTACCTGGAATTTAACTGTAACAGAACTGGATGTAGAAGAAAATGAGCCGCTAAAATCTTCATATACATTTACGGAATTTCTCCATCCTGAACCGGAAGTACTGCCTTTTGAAACTAAATTGTGTGATGAGCTACCTACTACCAATTTACAATAGAAGGGATAATCATATCTATAACTATCAGCTGAACCTGTTGATATATCTACACCACCTACGCTCCAACTAACTGATTTTGATGTAGAGCTGCTACGAGTAAATGTGATTTCCAAAGATACACAAATATCAGGATAATCACCTGAATTTGCTACTCCGCAACCGTGTAACTGTATGCCTATGAATTTAGTAGAAGTTTTTGCCATTTAATTATTACCAACCTATTCCAATGGAACCTACAGGAATATTTGTTGTACCAGGAGTTTCTGTTGCTATGTACAATCTTAAGTTTTCTGTCTGTCCATTTGTCTTAGTATGTGTAAATTCAATATAATTAGTTCCGGTCTTAATTGACTTACCTTTGTCTACAGTTGCAACAGATGAATTATAACTTGTTGTTTGAGTAATTCCAATTGCATCAGCACCTGCAGAAGGATTAACTGTGAGCCTTGTAGCTCCAAGATTAGTTATTGTATTGTCATTAGTAATACCTATAGTATTAGCAGAACTTAATTCTGAACTAAATGTTGATAATCTTGTTCCTAATATATTTATGGTTTTATTATCTTTTAATGCTGTAAGCATGTCAGACCAAGAAAGTGTTCTAGAAGCCGTTGTTGCAATCTGTCCACTTGAACCTGATGTACTATAATCAACTCCGCTTGAATTTGTTAATGCTACAAATTTTGCAATCTTAGTACTTGTAGTCAGTTTTGCAATAGGTGCATCTAAATATTCTAACTTAACAGAACTGAACCAATTATTCTCATCATTTCCATCTACAAATGAATATGTATTATTAGTTGTATTATGATAAATTGAGAAATTATTAGGAAGTAATGTACGATAATTGATTGCCTCTTCTTTTGTATTAAAGCATTTTACTGTTCCAGGGGCAGCTGTATCAACAGGGACTAACATTTGGTCTCCTGAGCTTGCTACTTTTGCGGCGTATAAAGCAGGAGGGAAGAAATTACTTACGTCATCATCATTAACAGCAGTTGCTACTTGACTAGATGACATTCCTGGATACCAAGCTATAAGTGCATTATAACTTCCTACAAACCCTAAGTTAATAGCAGTCACTTGTTCAGTTATTGTAGGGTCAGCAGAAAAATGCTTAACATTTATATAATAATCAAGTAAATTGATTGAATCAAAATCAATGAAGGGACTTACATTGGGCTTGTATTCAATGTAATTATTAATGTGGACCTTACTATCAATAGTAATAGGGTCACCATCACCAAAACTGCTAGCCCCTTTAGGAAGTGTTCTTGTGATATTTGTAGAAAGTGAATAAGCAGAACTTGGAACTGTAAATATGATTTTGCTTGCCCACGGAATTGTTTCAGGACCAATCATTCCACCATTCTGCCAATTATTAGCAGTAATGTCAGTAGAACCTCCAACTGCTACTCCTCCACTCGATGTAGCCCATCCTGAAATAACATCTAAGAAAGCTTTATGTTCAAAACCTGTAAGTAAGATATAAATAGAAGTATTGATTGTTTCAGAAATATATAATCTTACTACACATCTTGAATTTGGAAAATCAGGATTGATATCATCATAAGGAGTTCCGTCACTTGTAGGAATCCACTGTGCTGTTTTTGTATAAACAATACCATCATTTATTTTTACAAATTCTGTTATTTCATCAATGTAGTCAGAATAATCAGGATAACCATCTCTTAATATTGCCGGAATATTGTCAGGAGCAGAACCGGGATGCTTGCCTGAACCGGATACGTTACTAATAAGAGGTCCATAAGAAGTGACCTTAGTAGCAAAATTACAAGTAGGGTCACCTCCAGGTTGGTCACATGCGATATCGCATTCACCTATGAATAAGCTTCCAATGATTACTCCGGCTGCAGTAAGTTTAGAATCTGCAGGTAAAGGATAATCAATATATCCTTTAGGAGTATTTGCGTCTACTCGAAGAATCATTGATGTGCCCTTGCACACCATTTCAGTCAACCATTCATGTTCATCAGGAATATCTTCGGGTGAAATTCCATGAGCAATTGCATCTCTTGCAAATATTTCCCAAGCAGAAAACCCGACTACTCTTCCTTCATTATATAATTCTTGAGCCATTATTCATACTCCTTTAGATTGTTGGTTTTGTATATCTAACTGTGATGTAAGCAGTAGCATTAGCTAATGCAGTACCTGCAAGATATGTAATATTTGTTCCATCTATCTTAATGCACAATTCTTCATCTCCAGCAGTCGAATCATAAGCAGAAATCATTCCACTATATGCAACATTAGAAGATGTATAACTTGTAAATCCTTCTTTAATAAAGATGATATTAGCAGAAATTCCATGTGCTACAGTCTGTGAAGATGATGCTGACAATGAACTGAGAGTTAATGTTTGTTCATATAATGTAGTACCATCTGCCCAAGTACCTACAACTTTTTCTCCTGAAGAATAAATATCATGATACTTCACTAACTCGGTTACACGAATTGAATCCCAATGCGTAGGGTCAAATGCTTCTTGAGCAGTAATTGCTGTATTACACCTATAGAGCTGTGTTGTATCACCATCATAATAAATTACATAATCTCCAATTGAGTATGCTAAAGTATAAGTTACAACTATTTCATCATCAACAGCCGGAGCAGATGTAAATGTAATCTTATTTGTTGTGTCATCAAAAGTATAATCTGATGTTTCCGCACCTGCTACTTTGACCGATGTAATTCCTGATGCAACTTTCGTGAGGGTGAATTCGGTAGTAGAACCATCTCCTGTGAAAGTATCGCTTACATTCTCATTGTAATTAGATGCTACGCACGAATTTGATAACTTAGATGCAAGATTAGACTGAATGGGATTAATTCTTGTATTTGTATAGGACATTACCGCACTATTTGTAGGAACATTCTCTGTATTATAGAACGGGTCTTGTACCTTATATGTAATTCCTATTTTAGAAGCAATATATTCATAATATGTGTCTAATGCAAATGTAGGCGCAATTAATGTTCTTGTGAAATAATCTGTATAATTTGTATCCCAGTCTGCAGGCTTATAATCCAATTCAGTATATGTGCCACCATCATACTTCCAAATGTTATCCATAACTTCATCCCAGTTAGGATTATTATTTGAAGTATACTGTGCAGCACCTTCTACAGCAACATATTCATCATCTACTTTTGTGAAATAATCAGAATAGTTATCTTCCCAATCATCAGGTTCTGTTGTAAGAAGATTGTAATAAGGAACGACTGGAGCCGATGTAAATGTTATTGTATAATTAGTTGAATCAAAGGTATAATCTACATTTTCAACTTGAACAACTCCATCAAGTGTTACCTCAAGGAGTTCTTCAATTGGTGAATAATTGATTACAAAAGTTGTAGTTACACCATCTCCTGTGAATTCATCAGTTATAGTTACTATTGTTTGTTCAACAGTACTTGAAGTTTCAACAAAAGCAGAAGTTCCCAATGATTTTCCATCAAATGTTTTATTTGTCATATTCTGATACGAAGTAGTATCTATGAGTTGATTATCATTTGCATAAAGCATATTATTCAATACATATACTCTGTTATTTGAATATGTTATAGGGCTTGTTGAACCGCCATTCTGTGTCTTTGCACCGATGAGATACAGGATTTCTACTTCAGGTGAATTGTATTCAACAATAATATTAGCCTCATCAGCAGGGGCTGTGTTAAATATGATTTGATTTGAAGTACTATCATAAGTATAAGCTGTCGTTTCTACTGTATCTATTGTTATAGAAATAATTTCGGCTACAGAATATTCAAGTGTGAATGCTGTTGTAGTTCCATCACCTGTGAATGCTTCAGTATTTTGTATGCCATATTGTACTTGAGACGAACCGGCTGTATCTTTTGTATCTGTATTAGCAGACGCTGCCCAAGTACCGTCTGCTCTTAATGAATAACTAGCATCTGCAACTAAAGGAGAAGGGACTAATCCCGCTTCTGTTGTACTAAATATTTCTCCCCAGTCACCATCGCCTCTTAAGAAGTAATTCATTTCACCGGCTGCAGCAGCAGGAACTAATCCTGCTTCACCGGCAGCAATAGCAGTAGCACCTTGATAATCATTTACAGGAACAGAATCCCAAGTGCCATCACCTTTAAGGAACTTGGCAGTCTCTCCAGCACCAGAAGGCTTAGGTACAAGACCATCTGCAGAAGGAGTAAATACTGAATAATCAGAAATAGGTAATTGTACTGTTTTTGATGTATTACCATCAGCAGAAGTTAATGTTAATCCTACTCCTGTAGTATAGTCTACATCTGCATAATATGTAGCGTCAATCTGATTTCCGGCACTATCATTTGTTGCACTGTCAGCTGATGTAGCCGTTCCAATTGATATATTTGCTTTATCAACCCACCCAGAACCTGTCAGTACTAAATCAGCTAAAGTTCCACCCGAAGCCGCAGGAACTATTCCTGCTTGTAAACTAGTAAATTGAGAATAGACATGGTCTGATACTCTAACTACTTTTGTATTTCCATTTCCTAATGTAAATGTAAGAGCAGAGCCTAAATCAGAAGATGCATTACTGCTGACATCATGAAGATAATAATCAGTTATTGTATGATTACTACTATCCTTCATTGCACTAGTTGCACTTGTTGCTGTAGTAGCAGAATTTGCACTTGTTGCTGTAGTAGCAGAACCATCAATATCTGCATGAATCTTTCCAGTAGTTGTGATATAAATATCAGGTGTCTTTAATAAAGTTCCTGTCCAGGTATCTTGTTGAGCACTTGCTACAAGGTAGGCTTTTGTATTCCAAGGACTTTGCTTAACAGACTGAACTTGAGAATCTGATACTTCAGCATTATTGAATACTGGATAAAATTCGCTATTGTCTTCATTCCAGCAGTAACCTGTGGTAGCATTTCCTTCTGTTACTACAAATATTGTATCTCTTTCGTGTCTAGCATTTGCTAAATTTTCTACATATTCAATAGCACTAGCTTTTCTTCTAACAACAGACTGACCACTTCCTGCAGGATTTCCTACATCATAATATAATCCATCTGTATCAGAAAGTGAAATTACATTTCCTTCAACTAATGGAACTGTAGATAATTCATCAAATGTTGTAACATAATATTTTCTTTGAATACTTGTCGGCATTTAAGTGACCTCGCAATGTATTTTTACATAAAAATATGAATGTGTAATTAAACCTTACACATTCATAAAAGGTTATGAGGCCACTAAATATCAGTTACCAATCCTCAAAATCTGGTTCGTATTTTGATAATTTCTTATGTGTGATATATAACTTCTTACGAAGTTCATCATTTTGTCTAACTAAGTCAGTATTGTCTTTGATAATAGTTTCATTATTCTGTTCAGACTCAAATAACTGATTCTTTAAGCTATGTACTTCAAAGTGAGTAGAAATCCTAGCAAATAAAATTCCTAATATTAAGCATAAGATTCCAATGATTATTTTATCAACCATATCATTTAAACAACCTTTCGTAATTTTCTTTCCAAGGAAGATTAGATTCTAATTGTCTACATATTGCAAATACTTTGTCGTCTTCATATCTCTTTCCAATAACTTGTAATCCAATAGGAAGTCCTTCATTTGAAAGTCCGATTGGAATAGAAGCAGCCGGAGTTCCTATCATATTTTCTAAATAAGTATAGCCGAATCCAATAAGTGGGTCAACTTTTTCATTCTTGATATATTCAGGTCCCTTTGTATCAAAATCATCTGAATTCTTAACAGGTAAACAACCTGTGACAGGGGCTAGTATTATATCATAGTTATCAAATATGTCATAATGTGCATCAAGTATATTTGTCCTGATTTCATGAAATTTTCTATAATCTAGCATACTTGATTTTAGAGCAATGTTATTCCATGTTATAAAAGCCTCAGGCAATTCTTCTGCATAATCACGAAGTAAATCAAATCCATTTTGCCTATCAATTTCACAATCTATAGCAGTGTCAATGCATATTCCACGTAACCATGCATTTTCAAGTTCTTCCCTTGAATATTTGAACTTAAATGTAACAGGTTCAATTTCGTATCCGAGTGAACGAAGTACTTCAAATGAATTAATCATTGCTTCTTTGATTTCGTCTTCAGGGTCTGCAAATATATTGAAATCAAAAGTATATCCAATCTTGAATTTACGACCTTCGACTACAGTTAATCTTGAAATTATATTTCTCACTAAATCAGGAGGAGTAGGAACACTGATAGGGTCTCTAGGGTCATACTTTATCATTGCAGAAAGAACATTTGCAGCATCGGCTACTGTTCTTGTTATTGGACCTCCACAACAATAGGGATGTGTAGCTGTCCATGCATCTGGTCTGCATACACTTGGAACTAATCCAGCTGAAGGTTTGAATCCAAAACATCCGCACCATGCAGCAGGAATTCTAATTGAACCTCCAGCATCTCCGCCTTCTGCGATTGCAAGAAGACCTGAAGCAACTGCTGATGCACTACCTCCTGAAGAACCTCCTGAATTATATCCTATCTTAAAAGGAGTAGATGTAGGTCCATACATCTTATTATCTGTTGTTCCTCTAAATCCAAATGCTGGTGCATTAGTTTTACCAATTACAATAGCACCTAATTTTTCCATTGCTTTGCATATTTCAGAATCATAATCGTCAGGACATACAAGGCAGTTAACGCCTCCGTGAGAAGATAACCACCCTTTCTTAGACGGCAAGAAATCCTTTAAACCAACAGGAACTCCTGCAAAGGGTCCGACGTATTCATTCTTTGCAATTTTTTCTTCAATCTCTTTTGCACGAATTCTAGCAATTTCAAATTTAGTATATACAATAGCATTGATTTTAGGATTGATTTCTGCAATCCTCTTTTCATATGCATCAAGAATCTCTGTAGGCTTGATTTTCTTTGATGTAACTAAATTACCTAATTCTAATGCAGAACAATAGAAAATATCTTTCATTATTATTTTCTCCTAAGTTATATTATATCTTTGAATAACGAATGATTAGATGTAAAAATAGTAAGTAAATTCTTACCTAACATTTCTTTATAATTATCAAATGTACATTTCTTCATATAATCAATCAATTCAGGAAGATATGTTTCGATATTAAGGTCATCAGAAACTTCTTTTAAGTATTCAAACTGAGCAATCTTCGTTGCTTTCTGTTCTTCAAATTCTTCTTTTGTGGCAGGTGACCTAAATTTAATTCCACAGCCAAGAGCCCAGTTTCTACCATACTGACTAATTCCGATAGAAGTAGAACCTGAACTACTATGAAATATTCTTGTATGAGGCATTCTGCAAGTAATACTCCTTACTGGGTGAATCTTGCACCTATATATTCCATCTTTAAGCTTAAACAGATGATAACAGACATCTCTTTCTTTTTCAGGGTCTTTTGTGTTTACAACCATTCGCTGCTTTCTTTCGGGACATACATAAACGGTGATTTCTTTTCCATTAATGATATGTTTAGTAGGTACGATAGTACTCTGAAGATTGTGAAGATTTTCTACCTGAAGCCCATAATCAATAAAATCCTGGTCTGTATAAGCCATTAATCTTTCATATTCTTTTTGTGTAAGAAGTAAGTTTTCTGTGATACAACAACACTTGCCACAACTATCACAACCATCTACGTCAAAGAATGTAGGTGATAAAATAAGGCTTTTCCGATTAGTATCAAATACCTCATCATCGATTGTAACTGCTTTCTTTGATAAAGGAAGCAAATACTGCATTATCTTACTAAGATTGTTGACGCTCATACAATTCCCTCCAACATTTTTGATTTTGTATTGATAATAGGTAAAATATCTTTACCTAAAAATTGCTTATGATTTTCAAATGCTGCATTGCTGATGTACTGAATCATTTCTGGAAGATATGTATCACAATTCAAATCATTAGCGACTCTCAAGAGATATTCAAGTAATGCAATTCTGTCTGCTTTGATAGCATTGAATTTTTCTTCTGTCTCACATTCTTTGAATTTGATAGGACAACCTACAGCCCAATTTCTACCATACTGACTAACTGCAAATGAAACTGTTCCTTTATTATTGCAGAAAAGTCTAACATGCGGTACTCTACAAGTAATACTTCTCACAGGATGAATACCACATCTATAAAGACCTTCATCATTCTTAAATAAGTAATGACAAGTTTTACTATCACGATTCTTATAAGGATTATGAATAGTCTGCAAAGGTTGAGAACACCTGTAAAGCTTTATTTCTTTTCCATTGATTATATGTGACTCTACTTCGATTGTATCTCTAAATGTATGTAAATTTTCTACTGGGAGGCTATAATCAATGAATTCCTGGTCTGTGCAATTCTTTAAATTTTCATGTTCGTGTTCAGTAAGTACAACCATCTCTGGGACACACATACAACAAGTTCCGCAACATACACAATCATCAATCAAGAAGAAAGATGGCGAGAATGAAAGTTTCTTAGCCTGATTATCATATACCTTACCATCAACTTCTATCGGTACTTTACATACAGGCGATATATAATGAAGTAATTTACTGATGTTATCCATGTAATCCTCCTAAATTTTACTATTGTAAATAACGATTCTTAATGTTGTCAATACTGCATTTGTCATATATTCTCCTGATTTTCTGGAAATACTAATCTAACTAAATCATCTATAGGCCAATATACATTAATCTGTCCACGATATCCAGATTCATGTTTTCGATGAAAATGATATACAGCTGTTCCTGACATTTTTTGATAATACTGCGGTTTAAGTTCTTTTGCAATATAGGCCACGGAATCTTTAACTTCATCTCCGTCTATGTTTCTACATCTGCATATCTTTCGTGCTTTCCTTCGTACTTTACCCGATTTAGCTACTTCGTATAATTCTTCAAAATCAGGAACAGGTCGCCATTCTTCTGTATCTTCTATAACAGGACCTGGCCATACTAAATCATGCAATCTATCCACACGAACCATTTTGTGTTCTCCATCTTTAGCTAATAATACATGTGGATGATATGCACCGCACATAACAGGTTTTAATATCCTGGACTTAAATGACCTTGTCATTAATTTACCTGCACGAATGCATGAAACTGTTCTGTCTAAACTTCGTACTCGACCTAAGTTACTCACTTCGTAGTAACCTTCGTAACCAGGTACAGCTTTCCATTGTTCTTCCATAGATTAATCCTCTTTATACAATTCAGGGAATGCTGATTTAATTAAATCTTCTGCTTTATAATAAGCATCTGTTTGACCACATCGGCCTGTCTTATATCTTTTATGAAGATGATACACTGCTACGCCTGATTTCTTATTAAATCTATAAGGCTTTAATTCTCTAGATTCATATTCAGGGCAATCTTCAAACGATATAGCATTTCTACTACGTTCACGCAGAACCCGCCTAGTTATACTCCTTACTTTTCCAGTATTAGATACTTCATATATATTTTCATATCCAGGAATATTTCGCCATTCTTCTTTTAAATTATTAGATATATTCGACCTAGTATGATATGGAACCCAAACAAGATTATTCGCAGAGTTGTTGGTTTTATCAGAATCTTTATGATTTATAAAAGAATATTTATTTGGATTAGCTACAAAAGCTTCTGCAACTAAACGACTCAATTTCATAGAAGTAAATGAACCATCTTTATACAAATTAACTACAGGGTCTTTACCCGTCTTAAGTGGGCGTAACTCCCTGCCTGAACGGAATCTAACAACAATTCTATTTATCTTAAAAGATTCATATCTATCTAAACTACGAACTTTTCCTAGATTGCTTACTTCATAAACACCTTCGTAATCTTTTATTGGTCTCCACTCTTCCATGATTAAATCCTCGGCCTAGGAATGTCCTGTGTGTTATCTGTCATAATTTTCTCCTTATAAAAAGATAGAGTGTAACCATAGATGATGGCTACACTCTATATAACGATTTTAGTTTATGTAAGTTATACTACTGAATACTTTTCAAGATAATCAGAACCTACGTTGTCTTTCTTCCAATTTCTAGACATCTTGTAACCGATAGGGCTGAATACCATCTCAATTACAAGTTCCAAGAGCATCATCATAAATGAGCAGACGAAAACCTGTGTGAGTGTCCATCCAAAGAAAATATAAGATACAAACAAGGCAAATACAAGATTATCTACAAACTGACCTGCTGCTGTTGATAAGAAACTTCTAATAGCAAATCCGCCAAAATTATCTTTCTTATCTACTTTCTTTCCAATGAACTTATTAACAATAGAATTTACAAGTCCACCAAGGTACATTGCTACAGCAGAACCAATTACAATAAACCAAGAAGATGAGAATGTTGCGTCTACGCTTGCATTGATTGCATCAGCTACTGCAGGGTCTGTGGCTGAATAACTTGCTGCCCAAATTCCGGGAATCTTACAAATTAACATGTAGATTATACCAGTTAATAAGTTTGCAACCATAGCTACTGTATTGAGAATCGTTGCTGCACGAGCTCCAAATCTCTTACATGTAGCATCCATGCATAAGAAACTTATCCACGAAACAAAAATTCCGGCAGTTGATGCAAGCCAAGGTAAGTTAAAGATGGACTTGTTTGCTAAAAGATTCATTGACACAACTGAAAGGATGAAAAAGGCTGTTACCAACCCGGGAATAGCTCTCATTGTGTCCTTCACTTCTTCGACTAATGAATACTTAGTCTTTGTTTTTGAAACCATATGCGGTCTCCTCCTTTTATTTTTATTTTATAACGCCGAGGGTGTCAAGGAATTACAAAACTCGGCGGTTATATCTAATTTATAACGATTCTTAATCTTCTAAAAATGATACGTCTTCGACTTCTAAATCTTCGAGGAACTGTGCCCAAGCACACATTCTTGCCGAAGTATTATCACTGTATCTAAGATTTTCTGAAGTTTCATTATCTAAAGAAATTTTATAAGGATTTCCTTTAAATGTAATTGTCACAGTGCAGTCAAAGTAGTTATCTCCATAATCTCTAAATTGAATATCTTTCCATGTAACTACGTCTAATAACTTATTTTCATAATCATTAATGACAATCTCTTTCAGCTGTTCATCAGAGCTTCCTTTAGGTGCTGTTATCTTCATTCTCAAAGGTACGAGATGTGCATCGTAAGGAAGGATATCAACTAAATATTTTTGTGTTTTAGGAACATCTACATCAACGGTTACTTCACTGAATTCATACCATCCGCTTATATAGACTGTATCAGCATTTTGATAAATTCCGTTAAATGAAATTCCGGGAGTATCTTCTGGTTGAAATAAATCAGATGATTTGAATCCGTTGAATTTCTTACTCTTTAATGCTTTGCTCAATGTAGCAAATGCTTTCTTGCCATATTTTTCACAACCATATACGCAGAATTGAAACTGGCCATGGAGCTTCATCGTGACTGTTTCATCTTTATCTCTTTCTGATGCCCAAGGACCTGCTTGAAGATAGCCGGAGAGCATAAAATCATCGGGTCCGTCTAAATCAATAGATTCAACGACAGGTCTAAATTGCTCAGCAAGGTAATCAGCAAGTATGTCAAGATTGTCATCGTCTAATTCTTCATTTTCATACCAATCTCTATTATAAAAATCAAGTAACAAAGATTCAGGAACAATTTGTTTGTATATTTTAGGCAGTTTAGAATACTTCATTGTAGCACCCCATTAGTTTTGATAATATATTAAAGGTTGCTATACCTGATGGTTTTCAGATAATGCCTTGATAGCCATATCTAACGCTATCTTGATATCCCTTGTGGTATATCCTTCCATTTCCTCAATAATGATTCCATAGCCCAAATTTGTTGTATGATATAATATCTTGATTGCTTCTTCATTACTCATTTTTATTTCCTCTCACCTTTGTGTGCATCGCAATAAGCCTCTTTACTATTTAGTATAATCTTGTGAAAGCCTTCCGAATTGACATTAGTGCAACCATAACGACAATTCCAAAATTCACAATTTGAGCAAGAATTTTCATTATCCATAAGCATCATTAGTCCTTCCTCATATGTGCAGGTGATAAAACCGTATGTTCTGCAACATTCTTTCTTATCGCTTCTTGCCATTCTTCATTAGTCATACCATTTCGCCTCTTTCTTAACAGAAATCAGTATACTGTTCATACTCTAATGCCTTAATAGCAAGGTCATAAGCCTGTTTTGCTTTCTCAAAATCAGGGTTGTGATAAATCTCATGTGTTCTTATAAGCATATTTCTTGCATCTGTTAATATCTTGATTGCTTCTTCATTAGTCATACCTTTTCGCCTCTTTCTGCCTTGCAATAATTTAGCGTTGGCGACTCGAAATATCTTTCTACAATAGCTTTTATCTGTTCATCAGACAATCCTACTTCTTTTTCCTAACTGTCAATTATTTTTGCTTGTTCCTCTAATGCCTTAATAGCAAGGTCATAAGCCAAGGAATTTTCACATTCAATCTGTTTCCTCCTTTTTCATTGATGCACCACAATATGAGCAAAAGTTATTAAAAAGTTGTTGCTTTTCCCTCATACAATAATTACAGTGAAACATACCCCCAATTATCCGTAATCCACTCGCCTTGCGTTCTTTCTTCATAAGGTATGCTATTTGGAATTAGTTGAATAAGTGTATCTGCATATTCAGAACAAATGTATCCGTGTTTGATGTCATCATATATTTCATCAGGAATATCAATTATCAGTTTCATTCTTTAAACCTCTCAACCAAGAATAGTCTAACTTTTTAATAATTGTTATATCATCCATAAGTAATGGCTCACCATCAGCACCAGTTAAAAACATTTCTGTCCCTGTAACAAGATATATAGGCTTATCAGAAAACAACATCCGAAAATAATCTGTTATTGCATGGAGATTAGGGTTATCAGGCAGTATAGGATAATACTCATCGTCTGCCTGTATGCAATTCCATACACTTACACCACCCTCATTTCGTACAATTGCATCACCTTTATGCACCTTGGATTGAAAATCTTTTGGTATATCTCCAAATCTAATATAAACTTTCATTCTTCTTTACCTCCCTATCACCATATCTGCCCCACAATTCGGACAGAAATCGACGCTACCGTGAATAAATACACCGTTGACTTCATAAGAATATACTAAGCGATTTTCGTACCAGTATGTGCTCATTCTTTATTACCTCACAATCGAATTCTACCATTCCGTGTTGTACCTAACATAGCATCCTTTGCTCTTAAAGCCTCGATAGCATTAGATAATGCTCGGTAATAGGGTTCTTCGGATTCGTCAAAACAGTTGTAATTAGATTTCAATTCTGATAACTTCTCAATGTCTTGCCAAATCTCAGTTCTCCGTTGCTGAATCAAATTATTTATATCTTCACTTGTCATTTTTTAACCCCATAAACTTGTAATTCTTTCCCACATATAGGACAGAATTTAATATCTCTAATATAATCAAACCCTATACCATTATCCCAATCAGCAGATTCATACAAAGTATCTCCCATATAATGATACTGACAGAATTTACAGTTGGTTTGATTAGTTATATCTTCACTTGTCATTTTATTTATATCTTCACTTGTCATTATTCTTTACTTCTTATGGAAATAAAACCTCTATCGTAAATCTGTTCTCCGTTATCTCCGCTAATTGACATTTTCTTGATTGCAAGACCGTACTTCGACAAAACATCCTCGATTTCTTCTTCCATCTTTTTCATATCATCAAAAAACTTATTGGCATCACTCATTTTCTTCATTTGTTCATCTGTAAGCATGATTTTATCACTTGTCATTTTGTATCTCCTTTACAGAATTTATCGCATATCCCTTAATATCTGTTAAATCAGGTCTATAAAATCTCCCATTATGAGTTTTGCAAAAATTACATACATCTTGTATTGCGTTAGGTGGATAGTATTTTCTATTAAAGCAGATAGAACAATCATATTTCATTCTTTATCACCGCTAGATGCTATCTGTTCCAAAGCATAAATAGCACGGTCAAGAGCATTCTCTGTCAACTCTGTTGTGCTTTCCGCCTTTAAGATTTTAAGTTCTCTAATCACTTCCTCATTAGACATATGTGTTCTCGTCATTCTTACACCACAATTCGGGCAAAAATTATAATATTTCTTTGAAACATAACAGCATCTCGAACACTCACCCTCATCATCATAGGGAGAAATATTTACCCACTCCCCTAAAATTTCCTTATCTGCCATTATTCTTTACCTCCACACATCAAATATAATTGATTACCCTCAAACCTTGACCTATCATTAGATAAACAGTCGTGAAATTCTTTATCAGATAAAGTACAGGCTGCTTCGGGCATACATTCTGGATTCTTTGGAGTAATAATTTTTGAGCGAATACACTCTTTACAGGTTTTCATTCTTTCTCTCCTCTCATATCCGGTTCGCTTATATTTATGTTTGATTGATATTTAAAATTCTCCTAAATACTATAACGATTAGGAGTTGAAGAAATTTATATTGAAGTGCCACCCTGTGACCGGCTCAGTTTCTAAATAACTAACTGAATAAACACCAGTCCAATGTGAACCGAAATTTGCCATAGATTCATAATCAGGCATAAAAGTATCTATCCAATGACCAACAGCACCGGGACCTGTGTCTTCAGCAACAAAAACCTTTCCATCTATTAAGAATAAATCTCCATAGTTGTTTATTGATGTATTTATTCCACATGTGCTTGGGTTCCACCATTCTTCTTCTCTATGTGCTATTGTACCTGTGGAGGTGACCCAACCATTAGGAAAGTTATCTGTACCGTCTGAATAGACTCTGTATCCGCACTCTTCTGGACAATACGCTGTTATGTAGTATTCTCCGATGTATTCAAATTCCATATAAACTGCAGATATAGAAACGCTATCAAGACTTTCTTTGAAGTTATCTTGATAGTATTCAATCATCGGGTTTGGTATAGGTGTTGGAGTAGGAGTGGGAGAAGGTGTTAATGTAGGTTTAGCAATAACTAAATCATTGCAATCTTCTGTTTCTTGCAAACTCGGTTGAGGTATATTATTAATTTGTTCTGCTGTAATAACAATTACACATAGAAGCATAACTGTTATTACAGCAGATTTAATTCTACTCATTGTGGGAAAATCACCAATCTACTGCGATGTCTACTCCATAAGGATAATCGGCAACAAATTCGCCAGTGTCTACAACAATGCTCCATCCTAATGAAGTTTCCAGGATAGTGCCTAATGGTCTTATTTTCCAATTGGCCGCAATCATCACGTAGCGACCAAGCATCTTAGCACCATCGTCTCTGACCCAATAAGGGTACTCTTCTTCGCTGTAGCCTAACTCTCTCATTTTATTTATACAACCATTCATATTCAGGTTGTAATATGTTTCTCTGCCCGCAGGTCCCATATTTCCTCCAATCTCTTTTGTAAGGATAGGACCTTCCCAAGTAGTCGGAAGCTCAATCTTAGGGGCAACTTCTTCTAATGCTAATTCATATGCATTTAATTCATTCTTCAAATCTGTGACATGCTGTTCATAGTTTAGTAGCATTTCAGATTGTTCTTCTAGAGTAAGACTCTGCATTGCATTTTCTGATTTCAACCTATCAATTTCTTCTTGTAATTCTGCAATATCTTCTGAATTTTCCGAATGCAATGAATGTAAAGTCGAAACTGAATAATCATGCACCGCTACTAATTCATTAATATCATGCTTTAAATCGAATATTTTTATCTGATGCATTGTGAATACTAATGCAATTATTACAAAAATCAAGAAAAAGCAAAATACTGGAGTTTTTATTACTTGTTTAATCTTCGTCCAATTCATCATAGATTTTGTTATACAAATCCCAGATTTCATCAGGGACTTCATTCCTTTCGTGATTTTTGATAAAGGTCAATATAGCCTGTAATTCATCTTCTGTAAGGTACATACCTGACCTCCTTCATCTATACTAACGATTGAAATGTCTAAAATCAATGGAGAAATTAAGTATCAACTAAATTCGTAATGAAAAGGTAATATTAGATATATGAATTTAAGTTATGCTTCAACATCCTGTACAGGCGGGATGGGATGTGAAATATATTCTTTATACCCATCAACAACGCAAAGTTCGGTATCTACAATCATTACACATGCAGTAATTACATCAGGAGCGTTCCATAATGTCTGACAAAGACCATGGAAATTTGTTTTTGCCTGACAAATATCTGTTATTCCTTCAGCATAAATTGCATAAGAATCATTCACTACCTTTACTATTGCATAGACCATGTAAAATTCCTCCTTAATTAAGATTTATTTATAAACTGCTCTAATTTAGCAACTTTTTTCTCAAGATTGTCAACTTTTGCAACGAGCAAAGCAACATAATCAAGAGTTCTATTATATTCAGCATCTTTCGTCACAAGATAAGGTAGAACTTTTTCTACATCTTGGGCAATATATCCTATATGTTCATTAGTATCCCTCCCTACTGACTTCTTCCATCTAAATTTAACAGCTCTAATAGATGAAACATCAGGCAATTCTTCATCAATAATATCTTTTAATCTACTGTCAGAAGATTGTGTTAAAGTTCCTGCTAATGTTTCATTCCCATTCCAATCAAGAGTTCTTGCGTTTGACCTGTAATTAGAACTCACACCCTTACCTATAATTTCAACATAAGTACCTCTTGTTGTTGTTCCTGAACCTCCCGTATCAGCAACATTATTTTCTCCAAAAGCATATTGAGCCTGACGATTTGCTATTGTTTCTGAACCTATGGCGAAACTTCTTAAACCACTTGCGGTCGTTTCCATCCCAGTAGCAAAACTACAATTACCACTTGCTGTACAATCAAATCCTGCCGTAACCGATAAAGGACCGACTGTTGTTCCTGATTTTCTATTTAAACTTAAAGAGCCTTCGCCTGTTGGGTTATTTGCAGATAAATGACCATAAGCTGTAACAGTAGTTTGTAATGTAGATAATGATGATACCGAAGATATTGTAAACAACCCATTATAATTTGTAAGTTGTGTATACCCGTTTGTTACATCACTTATTGAAACACCTGTATAATTGCCCCCATCAAATCCTACCCACAGATTATTAGCACTATCATAGCCAAAATATACCGATATTGAAGTAGCACCGTCACTATCTCCTAATAAAACGGCTTCGGGCTGATACCAATAATTAGAACCATACTGATAACCACTAATCATTACTTTACTTGCTTTATATCCTTGGTATAAAGTAACTACAAAGCAAAGCATCCATGAACTTGTAGAATTTATCTTTATCTTTATCTTAGTTGTGGAAGATTTAGTGCCATAACGAGTACCAGTAGGATATTCTGTAGCATCTGCTATATTTAGCCAATCCTGCCAAGCACCATTATTTTTACCTCTAACAGATAATCTACCTGTACGATAATCTTGGTATATTTCTCCAAGCCAACTCGAACTATAAAATTGAGTGTATAATGCACCATCTGTGTTTTGATAATTCCATGCGGATTTTGTCAAACCACTAACATAACCGATAGCATTAGTTCCGGGTGCGTCTATTCCTAAATTAGAATTTGTTGTTACTTTAAAATTAGTAAGATTTGTAGCCGTTGTAGCCGTTGTAGCCGTAGCCGCATTTCCTGAAACAGATATTCCCCAAGTACCTGATGCACCAGTACCATCTGCAAGAGGTAATGTACCTGAATATAACGAAGTACCGTCAGATTTATATACTCGGTACTGTGGACCACTTTTTGAAGTATAGTCATTAGCGGTCCAAAGTCTTGATTTTTCTTTACCATTACCATAATACCAAACAATATCTCCACTATCGTCTGAACTTGAACTGGGGGTTCTTAAATTTATGTTTGATGTAAGATATAAGTTGCTAAAAGGATATGATGTATTACCTAAATCACCGGAAACACATAAAATACTTTTATTAAAAATAAAATTAGCATTAGTAGAATTATATATATGACAAAAAGAAGAGTTCTGCGAGCCTATCGTGGTAGTAGTGCCATTATTAGTTATCTTCAATAATCCATTAGTTGAGTTAATGCCCCCACTAACATTTAATGAATTAAGTAATCTTGTAGCACCATTAACAATAAGGTCATTTAGTTGAGCCACAGGTTATAGCCTCCAAATAAAGAAAAACATATATTATTAGATAAGGTTATAATTCGTAAAATTGGTTAGCTTCATATACACCATCATAGATCTTGGCTTGATCAACCGGACTTTCAAAAAATCCACAATCATTCTCAATATAATTAGTATCTGCACTATTAGCTACCCAAGGTGTAGGGTGTGAACCTGCTTCTAACTTTACACATTTCATAGACACAACTCCTGTGCCTGTCGCACCCCCGGATGCCTGACTAAACATTCTTGGACAAATTACATGCTTAACTGCCGTTGTTTCGGTTTGAGTATAAACAACCCAATATCTTTCCCATTTAGTAGAAAGTGTAAAATCCATATTTCCGTCACTTGCGGTTTTAGTTGTTCCCTGACTTGATACACAAGTAGTAGTCGTATTCGGGCTATAATAATGAGTTCTTATTTTATCTCCTGCTACTGTAGATTTTGCGTAAAACGATAAAGTATATTGTGTTGCGGTTGGAATCACCGTTGTTATAGGTGAAAATTTATCTGAATAACTGGAATCAGGATAAGTATATTGTGCTTCGATATTGGATGTATTAGGGATTATGTTTGCACCTAATACCATATCGGCTTGTGCAACACCTTGTTTAGTAATATTTGCACTCATAGTTAGACCTCTTTTAATTCATAGGCATACATATTACCTGACTTATCTATACTTGCACCTACTTGATATAATTCTTTTATATCATCTGAGGATAAGCATGTTGCATATATTCTAAAATCCGACATTAAACCATAATAATTTTGACTGGTAAGTCCGTTCCAAGAACCAAGTCGATAAGCACCAGTAGGCATAGATTTCGCCTCAATTGTTTTCTTCAAATCTCCATTTACATAATATAATTCATTAGTCCCATCTCGCACCATTGTAATCATATTCCATTTATTAAACTCTAACGGAGAAAATATATTACCACCACGAGTACTTGCCATATATAAAGATAAAGTTGTTGCAGAACCAGCTCTTGTATCCATCTCAAAGCCTGAAGGTCCACCAAATAATGTTTCATAGTTCTTGGAGCCAAGTGCATCTTTGTAAAACCATATATTTATTGTAAATATATTAGTTGGGCATATAGTATTGAATGGAATTGTTATAGTATTGTCAGTACCATTAAAACTGGTGCTGACTGAATATCTTGATGTATTACTACTAATTGTCATGGCAGTATTTATTGTCCCATGATAATTATATCCACTACTATCATATACTGTTGTATCACTACGAGTACCACCCATTCCAGCATAACCAGTAGCATGATTTTTGGCTTCTAGTTGAATATTATAAAATATTGCTTTATTAGCATAATCAGGTCGTAATTCATCATCAATTAAAGCATTAGTAATCCCATTTAATGAACTATCCGCAGTAAAAGTGTAGGTATTATATCCATTATAGATAAAAAATGGAAATGATGTATTGTTATTAAATCTAAACTTCCAATAAGAATCAACAGATATTCCTTTAGCACACATACTTAATGTATATGTCGTTCCACTAACAAGTGCAGGAGTATTTATTCTAAAATATGTATCTGAATTTTCACCTGTAGTCTGTACCGCATTACCATTATCAATAAGGGTAGTTCTACCTCCAGCAGTATAACTTGTAATAAGATTAGTAGTACCCTCTAAATAACTATCTCCCAAAGTATAATGAGCAACTAAGCCTTTACTCAATTCTTTGATTTCTTTAACTGATAGTGCATGATCATATACTCTTAAATCATTACAATAATATGGGATAGCACACGCTGGACCACTACCAGCGTAAATATGAGCATAATTTATATAAATATCCCTTACTACCGCTTCGGTGAAAGCCGTTATATTAGTAGTAGCATATAATTGCCCATTAAAATATGAAAATAATTTTAAAGCATCTTTATCAAATACAACGCATATATGAATCCACTCATCAAAAGTTATTGTCTTTGTAGTAGTTGTATAATTATTTGCAGGAGTAGCAGTTCTTAATGCTCCAAAAATATTAAGAGCAGATAAAACCCCACTATCTGCATATAAATTATTTGTGGTAAAGCATATCCCGATACCACCATAGCTATTATTACCAATTAGATTAGCTGTAGCATTTACAGCGGAAGAAGTATATGTCTTTGTTGATACTACGGCTTGAATCTCTGCTTTATTGAATTTAAACCAACCGCATAATGATACACTTGTTTTAGTCAAATCTACAGAATACCCTGTATCGAGGTCTCCAGTAGAAGTTGTATGAAAGCAATTTCCTAATTTACCATTACTGGTGATTGAACCATAAGTCGAAGTAATATTAGGAGCAACTGAACTTACCCCTTGATTATTAGTATCTCTAACAAATGGCAACCATACTTGTAATGACATATTAAACGAAAACGAAATCTATTGATTGGGTTGTAGAATTATATTCCATTCTTGCACCAGATGTATTGGTAGCATTTCCACCTACTGTTACTGAGCCGTTGAAAACGGCATTACCATCTCCACTGATTGAAGCTACATTTGCACTAGCATGTCTATAAACTAAACCTCGTGTAGTTGCTCCTGCAAAATAAAAATAACCACCCCAATCTCCTTGAACATATCCATGTTTACCACTATTAGCAGTAGTACGCATAGCAATTCCATAATTGGTTACATTTCCAGCACCACCATATAAAGAAATACCTCCTGAAGTACCTGCAGTTTGACTAACACCTAAATTAGCAGACGCAACAACATTATTAGCAGTTAAAGTGCCATTTGTAGCATACACCTGGTCATCAGAATAAGTTTGAGGATTAGCCGCCTGACTTGTAGCACCAATTAAATAAATCTTTGATGAGGTATCAGTAGAACCTGCAGTATTTTTAGTGTCATTATCCTGTTGGTCAAATGTAAAGGTGGAACCATTAAGTCGTGTAGCGGTAAAAGTTGTTCCACTACGACTGATATCTTTTATAGCTATGGCACTATTGCCTCCAGTAGTAGTGAAATCGTTAGTTACTGCATAACCATCAGGAACTGTAGTACCATCTGTAAATGTGGTATATGGTGTTAATGTAGTAGAAGCAAAAGGCACAAAGCAACAATTCCAAGTCTGAGTTGTACCTGATGCAATACTAGCCTTATCGTCATAAATCTCAAAATAATAAAATCCACTAGCATTTACAACAATACGAGTTCGTACTTGAGTATAATTACAAGAAGAAATACACTGACAAGTAGAATATGCATATCCATTATGGGAAGTAGTGATATAAAAAGTGGCGTTAGTTACCATTGAACTTCTAGTAGCGGTTATGTTTAAAAATCCACTGGAACCAACGGTTGCTATTCCGGGAGTAGCAAGGTACAACCTACTCCATGTTTGACCTTTTGTAACTGCAGTCCATCTTTGCCCTACACTAAAGGAATTATTAACTAGAGTTAAACCCATATCGGCAGAATAAGTTGTACCGACAGGAACTTGCCAACTACCATCATTCCTCAAATATTTAGTAGTATCTGAACCTAAAGCAGGGCCGTTAGTGACAGTATTAGCACCATTAAATTTTGTGAGATAACCACTTGTACCCGAACCCGTTATGTTATTTGCAATACTAGGTGTTACTGTTACAGTTTGAGCCGTACCACCACTTGGTGTTACTGTAAATCCATTCGTGCCATTGGCAAATGTATAAGTAGTATCATTATCTGTAAATTTAGGGTTACTACCGATAGTTACACCATTCAGCTGTGTTGCCTGAAGATTTCCGGTTGAAGGATTGAATTTCAAATTACTATTCTTACCAGTCTCTTCAATGCGAGTAGTATTATCTGCTGTTTGAGAAAACAACACTTCGTAATCAGCATTAGTAGTAGTTGCAGATTGCTTCACGGTTTTAGCCGCATCTGCAATCTTCGACTTTACTTCTGTTGCAAGGGTATCAATACCCTCTCTATCTAAATAGTAATTCTTATCAATATCAGGCATATCTTAAAATAGTCCTTATGCAAATAAACTCTGAATGTATGCACTCGGTATCGGCTGGAATGAAGTCATTACTTTTGAATCTGTCCAGTTTGTATTTCCTGTCCAAGCACCTGGTGTTGTTACTGCCGTAGTACACTCATAAAGTTTTCCGTTATACATAACATAATCACCTAAGGCATAAGTCAAAGTTGTATTAAATGCATCAGCAATTACATCTGACTGTACTGCGGTATCCGCTTTTGCTAAGGAAGCCTGAACGGAAGCAGATAAATCAAATGTAATTACATTTGAACCATCAATTGAAATTGTACCTGATGTAGTCGTACCGCCTGTGTATAAATCTACAAGGTCTGTGACCTTAATATAAATTGCTGTGCTTGAAGCATTGGCAATTATGAGTTTAATATATTTACCTGCATCAGCCGCAGTAGCTGTTCCACTTCCTTTAATAGCAGTTGTTACATCGGGTCCTGAAGCTGAACCTTCGTGGAGTGAATCATCGGTGTCAACAAAAACGATTTCAACTACAGAACCGCTTTCGACTACCATATCTTTTGGTATGTCGATATTAGCAAGTAATTCTGCAGGAACAGGAGAAGAAGATGAACCATTACCGCCCTGATAAATGCCATAACGCTTTGAATATAAATCGCCTGAACCACCTGCGGTTTCTGTAATATATACTGTCTTAGCAGCTACTCCACCACCCGTTGCTTGTGCAATAGATTCAATAGCTCCCTGAACGGTGCTTGAACCTGTCTGTGCGGTAGTATCATCAAAAGGTACATTTGTAGCATTAAGAGTTAAACCCTTTACTGTCGGAGCGCCACTTGCGGTATCTGTACCGAATATGGCTACTTGTCCAGAAGTAAATGATGCACTGGCATCCCCAGATTTTCTGATAACATCATCTTCAGCAAGTCCGCTATCTACTACTTGACCATTAGAATCCAATGTAGCAATATGACCAGATGTAGCACTTGCTACTTTTGTCATCAATGTAGAAGCGTCAGGGAATGTTACTGTATATGCTGCAGTAGCTCCTGTTTCTGTCGGGTCAACCTTCCAGAAACTCAATGTAGTAGGTGTTGTCGCAGTATCATAAGTGATATACTTAATTGCCAAAGCGTCTGCGTCATCCACATACTGCTTTATGAGAGCATCATATTGGGCTAACCCTGCTTTATCTAAATAAAAGAACTTTTCGGTTGCCATATCTTATCTCCTTTAATTAGTAATTGTATAAAGAATCTCCGTGTTCGTTTAATACTCTTTCTATCTTATCTAAATCCTTAAAAGATGCTCGCTCTCTTATGATTCTATATATGGTTCCTACCCAAGTATCTCCAAAATTAGTATAGGCTAAATATATTGCTTCTCGAACTGCTTTGTTCGATAATAAACTGGGAGGTATCTCATCTACAAGTTCATCTTCTATATAAATAGAACCGTTTTCGGCATAAATTGAACATCCTTTATATGTATATACTTTCCCGTCAGCAGAAGGATATTGATTAGAAATTGATGCTCCCTGAGAAACATCATATGTATCAGCATCTTCAATATTACTATTATCTAATATATCTTTAAGTTTTACTAAATCGGAAGTAGATAAATTAGAATACATTCCATCAGGACCTCTATCATCCCACTCTCCGTCAGCATTAAAGAGCTTATCTTCAAACATATCTATCATTGTCTGTTCAAGAAAATCAGCGGTAACTTCATTAGTATTATAAGTGTTATCAATATAATTTATTAAACTGTCTCTGTCCATTGACATCTTTTATTCTCCTTTAATTAAATAAATTATCAATATATTCTTCTTCAATGCCGTTGAGGGCAATATCCAAGACTTCATAAACAATTTCCATAACCTTATCGTGAAATTCCGAAATTATTTCAGAAATTTCTGCTTCGACTACGGCAATCTTATCATCAACATAAATCTTCGTTGCATAATTTTGCTCGACATATAGTTCTGTTGCATAGTTATTTGTGAATGTTACATCATCACCTTCAACTATATAGTCCGTGATGTTATGCTCCGTGATTACTTTGATATTATCATCTTCATCTACAAAAGATAAATGGTCTATAGTAGTGATGAAGGTTGTAGGATGATTCGGAGAAATCTTATAAGTTCCTCTAATTCTATATAAGGAGGGTTCTAATTCAGATAGGATTATAGGATTTTCAGTAGTACCAACTCTTTCAGGTATTCCGAACACTTCTAAAAAATCCCAACTCTGTGTTTCTGCGTTCCATACATAATAGTTAGCAGGACCTTCTTCATTATTGACTCTGACCATCTTACCGTTAATGAGTTTATGGGGGTCAATATTATCTCTCTGTTCTAATGTATCGAGTGTAATAAAAGTCCTGTTAAGTATTTCTGCATCTGCAAGAGTAAATGGCCTTGTATAATTAACAACCTTACCGTCTGCTATTCCAGAACCCTGTGTCTTTGTAGTATCAAGAGTACACAATGTTAAATCTATTGCAGAAACAGGAAGTATATCTCCGTTTTTAATTGATACAAAATACCAACCGAAGTTTTGTACTTCGTTATAAATATACCAACCTACATGAACAACCCATTTAATCTTCGGTTTATTTGATACTTTTACAATATCACCATCATATAATCTGATGTCTGTTCCAGGGATTACTATGAATTTGCTTTCCGCAGGAGTCGTATCAATATCCTGTAATGTCGGGCGGAATTCAGAAGTACCAAGCACCTGCTCTTTTACAATAGTAGATAAGTCTATATCATTTGCAGGAATTATTGACCTATCTTCTAATGATATAAAGTACCATCCGTTTTCACTTCTATTATTATATGAATACCATCCGTGTTTTGCTACGAGATTTAATCCAGATGATGTAATTACTATGTCATTAGCATAAATCTTGGTATCTGTAGCATCGCAATAGAGATACTTAATTTCAGGCAACTGTTCTGCTGTCGATTCAGGCTCAGGTCTAACTGCAGTTGATTGTTGATTAGTTTCTTTCGATATATTTTTGATATCTACTATATCTATAGGAATAATATACTTATCTACGATAGATACAAAGTACCAGCCATTTTTCTGTGCTTCACCTATCTTATACCAGCCAGTTTTAGCTATCCACTTACTTTCAGGATAAGTGGATATTGATACAACATCATTGGGATATATCTTTGTATCTGTTTCTTCGCAGTATAAGAAATTTCTAGCCATAAGTATCCTTGTATATAAAAGTATTATATTAAATATACAAGGTTATGTAGTTATTCTTATTCGTCGCCAAATAAATTGAAACTAATTGCAATATCGTCACCAGGTTCCAATGTTACAGGTGTTTCTAAATATTCTTTAATGAGCAAAAAATCCCCGTCGCTATACTGCCCATGCCAAGCAGTATAAGAACTAGAATGATGAATATGAAAAAATAGAGCAATCTCGTCAATGGTAATAGTTTCTGTGCTATTACTATTATTTAGATTTCCCTTTATTAAATAATTATATACATCTAGCGACGAACCACTAGTAGTCATCATGCCTACTTTTAAACCTGTTGGAACATTTCCTAAAGTATAATCTGGCTCATTTTCTATGCGTTGACCACCTAATATATAAAATCCATTACTCGTATATGTCTTAATGTAACTCCAATCACAATAATTTCCAGGAGCAATAGATGTATGCGTAGTAAAACTGCCATAACTTATATTATAAAATAGTGTTTCTCCATGAGAATAATCTAAGCCGTCTTGAACCCCTGTATAACCAGTTATATCTGTAAAATTTTTTATCCATGGTTTAGTGCTTGTAGATGATGAGCCTCTAGAAAACAACCTCATCAGCTTCCTAAAATTATTGTGTATCATTCAGTAGTTACCTCCACAGAATAATTTAATTGCCCCTCTTTATTTGAATGACCCATAGCAGATGTTCTATATATTGGTGGTTCTCCTGATGATGGAGATTCAGGCACCCAACTATATACAGGCTCATTATCTACTATTGTTATATTTAAAACATAATTACCTGCGGTTATAGGTAATGTTGGAATCTGAGGGATAGGTATATTTGATATTGCCGTATATACCGCACCAGAAGTAATTAACTTTGTACTATCTTGCGTTACTGTTGTATCATAATCGGCAGATAGAGTTATTGAACTGTTAGTTTCACTCTCTACAAATGTACTTGTAATATTATCTCCAGCAATTACTTTTGAGAAAGTATTTCTCACTGTTACTGTCCACTTATTAGCATTAGTTAATTTATATACATATACCTGATTGCCTTGTTGAGAATCAGTATGCTTGTTCATAGAGCGATAATACTGGAACTCTACATTTGTAGGATTAGTCATATCTGTAACATAAGCCATGAACGCTAATCGAGTTTGAGAACCTGTCGCAGGATTACTGTTAGAAGAGGCTCGGCAATACACTACACAGTTATCTTGATATGCAGTTATAAAATCAGTCCAGGTAGAAATGCCATAGCGAAGAATAACCATTCTTGCTTTGGCATCTTTTATCTCATATTCAAGATTCCCTGGTAATACGATTTTAGATATATCAGCCATATATTTACCTTATTGTGCAGTCGGATATACTGTATGTGTTACTTCTGTTCCTGTAAATGTTTGAGCTGCTGCGGTTCCTGAAATAGTGCCTGAACTTGCCGAACCTGTAAATGTAAGTTCTGCACCTGTCCCTGTAAATGAGGGGTCAGTCACGGTATCTACACCGGTTGCTACTGATACGCTAGACACTGTAGGGACTGCCCCAGCAGTAATTGTAAGCACTTCATTTGCTACAGTATAAGTGGGCATTGAACCTGCGTCTGTCACACTTCCAACACTACTACTTGTAAGCGTTACACCTGTCCCTGAAATTGAACCTGCAGGCGTGTAATTAGCATTACCGCTTCCTATGCTAATTGTCCCCGAAGGAGTAACGGAACAACTTCCCGTCACAGAACTGGATGAATTACTACCTGAAGGTGTAAGTGTGACATATCCAGTATCGACAAAAGCAAATGATTTAAGCGTTCCAATACTTGCACCAAATTGTTGCCAAGCATTAGGGTTTACTTTATCACTAAAAATGTATTCCTGACCATTACTATCTTGAACAATATCACCGCCAACGGCAGTAACGCTACTTCCATTAATAGTAATAGGATTAGTTGTTGAACCATCCTCTAATGATGTAGTAGTAATACCTAACCAATGTGTCGCATTTGCAAGAGCTGATACTGCTGATTCTACATCTGATAATCGTTTTTCAGCTCCTGATGTAACACCATCACCTACCCAATTTCTCACATCTTCATCTTTGAAGTAGTAAGTATTGCCACTGGGTAATGTAATTCGCATAATTGTAGGAGTTAAAGTCCAAATGATTGCTGACATAATTTCATCTCCTTAATCGGTTGTAAATATTATATGTTGTGAATCTTGTAAATCTATGTAACATCTTACTTTATTATTCCAAGCGGTGCGTTCTTCTGGGGTTATATGTATAGCGGAATTTAAGATATGTTCAGTAGATTTTTCATCTACAAAAGGCATATCTATAAGATAAGAAGTCCCGTCTCCTATCTTCACTCCTGGAATTTCATTACCTTGAGCATCTACGGCATGGTCGCTATAAACATAAATACACCCTCTTGTTGACATCAACTTAGGTTGACTATCCCAGTATTCTTGAGTACCATATAATACTTCTTTTTCGTCTAACTCAGCTTTGTTCCATTGCTGTGTGGCAGAATCCCAAGCAAAATATGCAACACTACCCAAGTAATCATTTACTCTAACTAATCTGCCATTAGGTATTTTAGTTTTATCAAGATTATCTCGTTGTGTTACTGTATCAACAGAAATAAATGTTCTATTGAGAGTTTCTGCATCTTCTTGTGTAAATACTGCGGTGTATCCGACAGCTTTACCATCATGGTAAGTAGAACCTAAAGTTTTTGATGTAGCTAAAGATACTGTAGTCAAGTCTACATAGGATACTGGGAGATTTTCGCCATTATGTATTGCAGAAAAATACCAATCATGAAATTGCGAATTATTAAATATAAACCAGCCATAATGCACCACCCATTTAACATTAGGGTGATTAGTCATAGTAACTAAATCACCATCATATAATCTAATATTGGTAGATGGGATAACTATAGACTTCTTTTCTGACATAATAACAGATAAATCCTATCAACCTGTTGTTATAATATAAATATCATCTAAATCTATCTTAAAAATAGGTTTAATCTCTTGACCAGATTCAGCTTCAAGATACCAACCGCATACCGACCTATTCCCACCAAAAGAATACCACCCGAATCTGACAATCCAAACTTTAGCATCAAATCTTCCGATTTGAATTTTATTCCCAGGTGATATAGTCGTATTAGCATTAGGAACTTCTAAAGTCATTTGTGTTGGCATATTGAATCTCCTATTTATAAATATATTACATCTATTATACAAGGTTAAAGAAACCTCGGTACATTTAGTGTACCGAGGCTCTCGATGAAAGGAAGTAAGAATGATGGGTAGTGTCTTAATCAGAATTTTCCTCTGGATTTGGCTCTGGTTCAGGGTCAAATAAAGGAACTAAAAGATTAGTTTCCAAAGAAAGATATTCTTGACCATTATAAGTTATAATATTAAATTTATCTGTGATAAGCGGTGATATACCACTCGTAGACCCACTCGGAATTTGATGTGTTTGACTTACTGTCGATGAATTAAAAAAGTTCTTATCTTCAATTCGTGTGATTACTTTGCCACTTGGGTCGAATAAAACATCAGTACAATATTCCAAGGTATCTTCTCCGAATTCATTTTGAGGAGCAACATAATTAAGCATTTTACCATGTTTATATGCGGCTCCTGTTTCTTTGTTACGAAGAAGATATTCATAAATATGAATATCAGAACCACTACCACCACTCCTCGAAAGCCAGCCTTCATAGTCCCCAGTGTCTAACTTTTCATAGAGATAACTGAATTTTGCACCACCGCCAAACCATTGAGCAGAATAATCATAAAAGAATAATAATGTATCAGAATACACTAAAACCCATACCATAGGATTACCCCAGTTCACCAAGGAATCCTCTTTAGTTGTCCCATCTATTGTAATGTAAGTAAATCCTCTATCTTCTACAGTGATTTTTAAATTAGTACTGTCATCTACTACAAGCTCTACTCCATTATCTATATTTGTAACAGATAAAAATGGGCAGGATACATCTTCGAAAAATTCCTGTATTTCAGGGACTCTCTGTTCTATAACGCTATTCATATATTTATAAGTAGCCATATTTATTCCTCAGAATCTTCGTCTTCAGGTTGTTCATATTCATAATCTTCTGCAGGTTCTAATTCTACCAATGTATTTGTATCAATAGCATAATGTCGTGTTTCTTCAAAGGATACAATTGCATCAACTGGGACATTAGAGCAAGATAAAAAATTATTATCTGCATAAGGAGTAATAACCCATTTATTTTCGTCTGCGTCATATCTAAATATTCTGCTATAAGTATAATCTATAGTTTTGAACTTTGTTTTATAAGGCAACATAGGAAAATGTCTTAATTTATCTTCCTCATTATCTCTTTCTTTTAATTCTAAACTTTGAAGATATGAACCTCCGTCCCAGCCTTCATACTGCTTGACTACAAATAACCCTTCGGGAGAAAAAGTTTCTACAATCTCATAAATATAAGTAAAACATCTACTATTATCAAATGCGTGAGCAATATAGAACAGCGTATCTGAATAAAGTATCCAAGTTGTAACGGTGTGACCATATTCACTAATATTTGTAAAATGTTCGTCGTTTACCTGTAATTCAATACCACTTCTACTATACACATAAGTAATTGTAGTTTTTTCTTCAGATTCTTCATCTTCCGCTATTGTCATAATGGTTTTATTTTCAGCAGATTTATATTCAATACTAACCAATGGACAATCTATTTGAGCTAGGATAGCGTCAAATAGTTCACTATAACAATAGGGATACCATTCATCATTACCTTCTTCAACTGCAGGAGTTGGTATTATACTTGTTTTTAACCAAATAGCTGGCATTATGATTCTTCTGTCTCCTCTTCAGCTTCGTCCCACATGGCTACTAATATATGTGGACTCATTGAATAATATTCATGCATATTAAAAACAACTACTTGGTCTTCGGTGACTTCTGTACAAGCGAAGAAATTTGGGTCTACCACAATTTTTGTATCGTTTTGAAATAAAACATCTGAAGTATATAGAATAGTCCCTGGCTCTGTATTGAAATTTAATCGGGCATTATGAGTATATTGATATCCAGTTTCTTTATCTATAATCGCACCTATCGTACCAAATGAAGTAGTAATATCATTTCTAATCTTTGTATCCCATTTATATAAATGCATACCACCGACAAGTTCATAAAAGAATCTCCAACTTGCACGAGCATGGTCATAATAACCAGCATTATCAAGAATAGTAAACCAAACAAAATCTGGGCTACATACGCAAGTAACAATTGCACCATATGTATTAAGTTCAGACGAAACAGCTGTAGGTTCGTCATTGACATACAGTTCCATCTGTCGAAGATTACCTTCACCTACGAACTTAAATCGGAACACATCACTTATACAGATAAAACCTTCTTCATCTACAGTTAATAATTCGCAATTCATGCTTTCAGCGAAATAAATCCAAGCATCCATATCTAGACCGAGTTGTGTTCGCTTAATATCTGCCATAATTATTCCTCGTCTAAAGGTCGAATTTCTTCAATAACAGCTTCTTGAATATCAACTTCCAAAGAAGCCAAGCCAATACCACTATAAGCTCTTAATTTTTCTGTCAAAACATCAAGAGCTGTCTGAACATTCGTGGCATCAAGTTCACTTGTAGTATTATCATAACTAACTTCAGAGGCTCTAACTTTTTTGCCACCACCGCCTCCACCTCCTGAAGTTCCGAGGTAATCGGCTAATTCATTAAGAGTAACACTACGGGTGATATACTTATTGTTGGCTTTTTGCTCAAGAACGAATACATCTTCACCTTCAAGATTAGTTGTTAAACCTATTTTATTTATTTGTACTTTATCATTTGGCATTTGAATTTATCCTTATATTTTACTCATCACTAACTTCTTTTAATTTTTCAGCTAATTCATCAATCGCCTTCTGGACATCAGTGGCATCTAATTCACTAATAGCGTTAGAATAGCTGACCTCACGTGCTTTAATATCAGTAGGTTTTCCGCCACCTCCGCTTTGACTAGAAGCGTCAAGATATTCGTACAACTGCTGTAGAGTGACACTATAAGTTATGTATTTGTTTTCTACTTTTTTCTCAAATACAAATACATCTTCATCGCCAACACTTGCAGTTCTTCCAATCCTATGTATCGGAACTTTATTATATTTTGCCATGCAGTGTCACTCCTCTAACTATCCTTTCTGTATAAATTATACAAGGTTTAAAATAGCCGCCACCTGAATGAGAAAAGAGGTGGCGGCCGGAGGTATGAACTATAGCCCAAGCAAAGCTATTAGTTGGTTGAATTTAATTTTTCGTGTTCACGAAAATATCGTTGAGAATCATTGCTGGTAGGTTCTACTTCTCTAGGTCGCATCTTAATCATAGTTGAATTTGGCTGCACTAGAGTTACATCTTCTGTGGCTATCACTATTTTATTATCTTCCATAATTTCCTCCTCAAAAGAATATGAATGGCAAATAATCAAGACATAAGATTACTACTCCGCATAGGGCAATAAGTAATATTATAAATGCAAATATTTCTGAAAAGAATTCATTCATAATTTTGCTTTATTCCCACTTTTTTGCTAATCCTGCTTGAAATCCTTTGTAGTAATCATCAGGAATTTCTGTAGGCTGAGAATCAATAACAAGTAATGCTTCTTCAATAGAATGGCATTTTGAAATTGCAATCTTAACTTTATCTCGACTAATCAAATCACCTTTGAGATTGGTCTCTGTCATATGTTTTCTCCTCGTCTTCAAGTTCAGCAAGCTGTTCTTCTATATGTTCTTTCCAGCTATTGAAAGCTACTTTGTCTAACATGAAATCGTTGTCCATTTCATCTAAATATCCTTTTGCTAAAAGAATAAAACAAAGTTTGGCTACTAAATCTTGTTCAACATCTTCATACTTAGACTTCAAATCAGAGTCAGATATGCGAATTCCTTTAACTCCAATCTGGCCTATCATTTTTATCAAGAATGCAGTCAAAACAATAAAGGAAATTAATGTTCCAATAACACAACCTCCTAAGAATACTTGCCAAGGTTCTAGATACATCTGAACTCCTTTGAAATATGTATTGGTTGAGGATGCAGGAGTTGAACCTGCCCCTACGGTGTCAAAGACCGCTGTACGAACCGATATACGAATCCTCAATATCTAGAAAGGTTATCATTAACCTTTCTCAATAGAATAACGATTAAGAATTTGGTAACTTTATCTTGCCGAAAGCCATCTTGTAAATTTCCATTCCATTTGATAACTTTCTTGTATAGTGTAAGTTATCATTAGCAATTTCCATGTCCTTGAAAACATGAGCTTCTTGTAATATTTCAGGTTCAATAATATACTTGCTTGAGAAGTTATTTCTTATTAATCCTTCGAGGGCTCCACTAGCTTCAATCCAACCATGCTTCAGAGTCCAACCAAGCTGTTGCTTAAGGGCATCACTTGCACGAAGTTTCTTTGTCTTCCTTTCTTCTTCGTCATCAATACCATAGTATCTATTATTTCCGGCACCAACTAACTTGATACCAAACTTCTGCTTAAATACACTCACAGTATATACTTTTGAGATGTCAAAATCATCCATATTCTCAAGCTTGCCGTCATATGTAATATACCATAAAAAGGAATTATCGATGAAATCATATTCATCATCAAATGAGTGGAAACCTCCAATATACTTATAAGCAGTATTTAAGAATTCAAATGTATCGGAACTCAGCATCTGCTTAATCTTCCTATCAGTAATGAGATGATGTGATGCAGTGATTGCTGTAGAATTAGGACTTACTCTGTAGATTTTCATTTTAACTGCTCCTTAAACCAAAGTTCGTACTGTTCTCCGCTAAGTGAATGTCCACCATTAATTATAGTAATTCTATTATGCGAAGGATTCAATGTATTCAAGGTTTTCTGGATATCAAGTACTTCGTCGGAATCACCTAGAAGTAAGCTATAATTAAAGTTAGTACCTGAATATCTTGTCCAAATACTTCTTAAATCATCAGTAAACATATAATCTGAAACTAATTCAGGAATATATTCATAAGGAGGAATACACGGATTAACCAATAAGGTCTTAGCTCCCAATGCTGCACCATAAACATAAGCAAAAAATCCACCAAAGGAATTTCCTACAATTATATCAGGTTTAGTACATTCGTGAATTAAATTGAGCAAGAGGACTGACGGTGATATATTCTCGTAATCAATCTGAGGAGATATGATTTCTACATCATCTCTGTCTTTGAAGTACTCTACTAATGTGTTGTAATTAGTATTGTGACTTGAACCGTTAAGTCCGTGAAGATTGAGGATTTTCATATTTGTCACCTCCTTGGTCGCTTACTATAACGATTCTTGTTTTACTTCTTTGCTTTCTCCTCTTCCACAAACATGTTCACCTCGATGAATTCCTATCACAGATTCAACATTTACACAGTAGTAGTTATCATGTCTTGCATCAACAGGCAAAGAGTGCTTGCAAGATTTGCAAGGCACTCCTTCCGGTATGTAATCTATCATCTTAGGTCGTCTTTTTTGTTCTTCGTCTTCTCTACTCATATCACAATGTAGCTACTCTGTTAAAAATCTGATTAAGTGCAATAGATAAGAAAGTTGTATTGACAAACATTGCATCTGCAGAAGATTTTCTTTGTCCCTGATGATGAGTGAGATAGTCTGCTGCACCATTGATTGCACCCCAAGCAGTTCCCTTAAAATTCTGATTATCCTCTGAGTTGTAGCAACTGATAAATTCTGCTCTATTCATATCAAAATTAGTTACCTGACGATTTGTCATCTTTTCGGGGTCATACTTGAATACATCATTAAAAATCTTAATCAGCTGGTCCTGTGTAATCTTCTTAGTTGCAAGCTCAGTTGCTGTATCTTCGAATGTAGACATATAAGAAGCAACTTCCTGCATCATATTCCTTGCAGTCATCAATCTTGTATCCATCTGAGAAGAATGCACAATTCTAACTGTATTAGAAGCTTCTCTAAAAGCAATATTGAACTGATTCTGACAAACAATTCTCAGAGGAGAAATAGTAGCTTTTACTGAATTCATACCATCGTGAGAATTCTGGAAGATGATATAAGGAGTAACTGTGTCTCCCATAAGAGTTATATCAGGAATCTTGGAAATGATGTAGACAAGACCACTGCTGCTTCCATTAGAAATTTCTCCGGCCTTGACATATTCAAAACCCTCATTATCATTTCCAATGTAATCTATGAAGTTGAAAGCGTCACGATTCTGACAAATTTCATACTTAGAAGAAACTACACCAAATACATTGCCTGTAGATTCATTAACTGTAAGAACCTTATCAGGATAATCATAGAATGTACCGTCATCACCCTGATACTTGATGCTCTTCTTGATTACATTGTAGTTAAGTCCTGCCTTATTGAGGACTTCTTCAGAAGAATTACAAGATGAAATATCTGTTCCAATGTTTGCAAATGTTGATGTTCTCATGATTGATACCTCCGGTATTTTGATATGCAATATAACGATTTAAACTAGTGTAAATCAAATAGAGGACTTATCTTCCGGGATGACTTCATTCTTATCATTTCCGGCATTTTCAGCTTCAGCAGATGCATTAGCTTGCTGTAAAGAAACAAATAAAGCATGAGCAGCAGTAAGTATATTTGCAGTAAATGTTTCTAAATCAAATCCATTATCAGGATTGATAGAACTAAAAAGCAGTTTAGCTGCCTCATCAATGATATCACTAACTTTAGTGCCATCTTGAATTTCTATATCTTTGTCTTTGTCTACATTTAAAATAACTTCTACTAAATCTCTATTTGCATATTTACAAGCGAGTGTGACACATTGATAGAGTGATAACAAATTTCCTGTCATCTGAAAATTAGACAACTCAATCATGGCCTGTCTGCCTGCAGCCTTTCTATCGTCTTTGACGAATTCTCCCTTATCATCCTGAGATACATCAGGCATAAAAGGAACAAACATGTCGTAATAAAGTTTCATTTTTATATCCTCCTAATTTTTTAATTTTTACCAAATAAAATATCAAACAATTCTGGATGCTGTTTAAATGATAATTGATTATCGACTATGAATTTTGATATACCATCTTTGTCTTGAATCAGTTTATACACTTTTTCATCAACAGTGTCCTTAGTAATGATGCTGTATACATTTACAGTAGAAGTAGTTCCGGTTCGATGACATCTATCCTCAGCTTGCTCCATTGTAGCAGGATTCCAAGGTAAATCATAGAAGATTACATTGTTGGCTACTGTAAGGGTATGTGATACTCCTAATGCACCAACTGTTCCTATAAGAATAGGGCAACTTGGGTCATTAATGAATTTCTGTTTATCTTGTTCTCTAACAGACTGTTCCATTGTTCCTGTATAACAACATACTTTATAATCTTTTGCTAGGAATCTATAAATTGTCCTTAGCGATTCAACCCAGTTAGAGAATATGACAACTTTCTCTCCATTTGCTATGATGTTGTTAACTAAATCTAGCAATCGAGCCATCTTAGAATTTTTAGTGAGATAAGATTTGTCTACTTTAAGGCCTTGGTCTACTAATTCAGGACTACCATTTACCTGCCTAAGTTTAAGCATCTTAACCATTGGATTCTTTGACGATAAGATATCATCTCTATGATTGATTGTGTCAGTTAGAATCTTTTTGTAGAGCTTATCCTGATATGCTGTATTTTCTACATATTCTATAGTATGTAATTTTGGAGGCAAGTCTAATACTTCTGATTTCAATCTTCTTAGCATATTGCCTTGAAGCATCTGCTTTAGTTGAGGAATATTCTTATATCCTATTATATCTCCAAAATTTCCATAAATACAGAAATTATCTCTCCAATTGTAGTAACTATTAAATGTATGGCCGTCAATTAATTTGAGAGGTGTAAATACATCAGTAGGTTTATTGACGATAGGCGTGCCTGTCATAGGCAACCATTCTACTTTAGCAGTACAGTCTTTCTTTAACTTAAGTATCTGCTTGCCCTGCTTGCTGAGCGGACTGCAGTTTTTGTGGACTTCGTCTAGTATCACCATTCCAATATAACCCTTATTCAAAAGAGTAGTCAATCTTTCTCTAAATAAGTAATGTCTATCTTTCCTATAATGAAATGCTTCAATGTTTACAACTAAGAAGAAAGGTAAAAGAGGTTGGTCTTTCTTGCCATACATATGACCGCACATCAGGTCTTGTAACTTTTCAGCTCCGCCTCCATCTGTTCTCACTGTACCGTCTCTTTTCAATCTAGAACCTAGAATGTAAGGGCTATATTCGCCATTAGTATGTTTCTCAATATCAGCTACCCAGTTATACTTTGCAGAATTGACACATGCTATGATAAGGCAGTGTTTGATTTTATTTACTTTCTTATTGTATAATGCAAGATTCAATCCTTCAAGCGTCTTGCCCAAGCCCTGCTCATCTGCTAATAAGAAACCACTATAAAGACCTCTTTTCTGTCGGTCAATAGCAAATTTCATAAAATCTTTTTGATGTTGAAATACATTACTGCCTTCTTGAACATATAATTGTACTTTTGAAATATCAACATCAGGAATATTATTCTGACTTGTGGAATCTAGCGAAGCATTTTCATACAGATGCTCTGCAGAATATATTTTAAGTTGGTCTGAATACGGACTATTTTTAAATTGTTCAATCAAGAAACCTAATCTGTCAACAGGAATAGTCCAGTATTTTTGTTCCGGAACATATTGTCGTCCCGGAACATTTTTAACTAACTGAATTACCTCAGGATTATAACTAAACCTGATTTCGTAAATATCCTGTTTCTGAACTACTGTAATCATTAGCCGTAAAGATACTTTTTCTGCTTTTCTGTCAATTCGTCTATTGTCTTATTGAGTGCCTTCAATTTGAGTCTTGCTACTCTATCGTCAATTTCATCAGGAACATTCATCAATGTTGTAAGAATATTGCCTTCATGCTTAACAAGGAATTCTGCAGAAAGCGCCTGAATTGCAAAACTCATATCCATTATTTCTGCTGGATGCCCATCTCCACAAGCAAGATTTACTAATCTGCCCTCTCCAAGGACATATACTGTCTTACCAGAAGGAAGATTATATCCTACAATATTATTTCTTGCTTCAAATTTGCTTGTAGCAATTTCTTCAATCTGAGACATCTCCACTTCACAATCAAAGTGACCTGCATTGCAAAGGATAACACCTTCCTTCATATTGAGGAAGTGTTCTTTTGTAATAACATCGCAACAACCTGTAACTGTGATAAAGAAATCACCTAACTTACAAGCTTCCGACATTGGCATTACATCAAATCCATCCATGATAGCTTCACAAGCTTTTACAGGGTCAACTTCTGTTACTATTACCTGAGCTCCAAGCCCCTTTGCTCTCATTGCTACACCCTTGCCACACCATCCGTAGCCAGCTACTACAGCTGTCTTTCCGGCTACAATGAGGTTTGTTGTTCTATTGATGCCATCCCAAACTGACTGGCCTGTACCATAACGATTATCGAAGAAATGCTTCATCTTTGCATTATTGACCTTAATCATAGGGAACCTGAGTTCGTCTGCTTTATACATCTGCTCAAGACGTAAGATACCTGTTGTAGTTTCTTCACACCCTCCGATGACATTAGGAAGTAAATGAGGGTACTTTGTATGAATTAAAGTTACAAGGTCTCCGCCGTCATCAATAATGATATTAGGGCCAATTTTGATAACCTGCTCAATATCAGTTTCATACTGTTCGGGAGATGCTCCATGATGAGCAAACACTTCCATTCCTGATTTAACAAGAGCTGCTGCAATATCATCTTGAGTAGATAATGGATTAGAACCTGTTACATACATTTCAGCTCCGCCTGCTTTGAGTACTTTACATAAGTAAGCAGTTTTTGCTTCAAGGTGAACTGAAAGGGCTACTTTCAAATTTGCAAAGGGCTTTGTCTCCTCAAATTCGTTTTCAAGTTGTCTGAGTAAATCACAATGATTCTTAACCCATTCAATCTTCTGTTCTCCACTCTTGTACAAGTTAATGTCTGTAATTTCTGACATCTTTAACCTCCGTTGATATTTATATTTGTATCTTTTTATCGCTTTAAGTATCTCTTATTTGACCTAATTTTTCTTACTTATCTTATTATAATATAAATCGCTTAAAGATGCAAAATAGTTTACCATATGAATTTGTGATTGAACATCTCACCATTATCAATTATTATATCTTGAGCAGTGCAGCTCTTATTTACTGTAGCAAGGAAATATATCCAATCTGCAGCTTCTGTAGATGTTGCCCACTTCTGTAAAGGTGTCATAGACATAATTTTATTCCACTTTTTCATGTCATTCATGACATCCCAATTTACAGGAGAAATAACTCCTCCAAAGCTAATACTATTGCAAGTAGCTCCATATTTTGCTATCTCTTTTGCTGTATATCTTGTATAAGCGATAACTCCGCCTTTACTTGCTACATATTCACCAAAATCAGCACCTGTGGTTCCTGATGCTGCTGCTTGATTAATAACTGCTCTAATTGCAGAATTCTTAAGTGCATATTTCTCAGTACACCTTATAAGACCTCGAAGATTGACTTCCATATCATTTTCGGTGCCTTGAACTCCAGCGTTATTAATTAATACATGAATGTCATCAACCTGGTCAGGGAGTTTGTCTTTTGATATGTCACATACATAATGATAATACTTGGGGTCATCTATAGAAGATTCTGCAATATCAATACCCCAAACTTTATGACCTTCAGATAGAAACTTAATTGCAGCCTCTCTGCCCATTCCTCTTGAGCTACCTGTTATCATCACATTCATTGTCGTCACCTTCCTTAATCAGCTCGTGAAAGAGTTCGTCTGCATAATCTCCTACAATCATAGTTATGATTTCTTTGTTCCCATTCGGCAAAGTTTTATATGGGTCAGCTACAATGAGCTGGCTCAAACTATCTTCGTCTCCTTTGACGTATTTCAATATGTAAAGCTTTTCCATGTTAGTTTAATATGATTTTAGACTTTTTCATCAATGCCTGATGTACTAATCCTTCAAGTCTTCTTAACGATTCTGCGTCGTAATCTTGAAGTGCTACAGAAACTTTATCATCTGTCTCAGGTAAGCAGAGACATCTACAACCGTTGTCCTGACAGAAAGAAATAACTTCTTGTAAGATTTCAGAAGTCATATCTGGGTCTTTTGTTGAATCATATGTAACAAATATGAATTCATCTTCTTTACAAGTAATAATTTTCTTTAAAGAATCTTGATTTATTTCTTGAATCTCCATTTCATACCTCTCTGTATAATCTAACTTTATCTTTTGTGGCATTAACTTCTAAGAAAACTTTGCAGTCTTCTACACTTTGCCTAGAAATTGTTGAAAAGTCTTCTAATACCATAGGTTTAATTAATTTTCCAAACATATTAAAAGGATATCTTTGATTCTTCCATCTAAAGTATGTTAATGTCAATTTTTTACCTGTTCCCGCATTGTCTGCATATTTAGCAAAACGATTATTATCTGCAATGATTGTATAATCAAGATTATTCCATCTGCTGATTCTTTCAAATCTTCGTCCACCGTTTCGTTCTTTGACTAATGAACTCATTGTATCCTCCTAATTATAAATTATATTTTATTTATACTAAATTGATATTGAAATAATTTCAATATTAGTCATACCAACCGGCTACTTTATAGACGAATAATCGATTTTTAGCTCGTGTGCATGCCACATAATACAAATTACTCATTTCTTCATCTTTGTCTATCTGAAAACAATAAGAATTTACGTTCATGACAAATACATTATCGTATTCAAGACCCTTAACAGAATGAATAGTTCCTACATATAACTCATTTGACTTTATTTCTTCTGCGTGGTCTTTGACATATTTTAGAAATTCAATTCCAAATAAATCAGAATCAGGAACTCCCATTCCTTTTAATTTGAGTAATTCTTCTACTGCTTTGATTTTCTGCGCTACTGCTCCAGGAGTTGTAGCAATCTCTCTAAGTTTATTGACCTTTGTTGCGTCTTTTGATATTTTTGAATTATTTCCGTATAAAGATAAGAACCAATTAATATCAGGGGCTGTCTTATTAGCCGACAATCTTATGTATTCACCATACTTGTCAGATGTCAGATATGAAGCTAACCAACCAATCATATATTCATCTGAGACAGAACATTCAAGTAAATGCATAAGTTTTGTATCTCTACTAGATGTATAAGCTATTCCTTTTTCTTTTAGATAAGCGGTAACTTCGGCTAATTCTTTATTTGTTCTAACAAGAATAGCTGAGGTCCCAGATAACATATCAAGTTCATTTAGTACATCATCAATACTAGATAATTTGATTGATTCCTGTCTATTTGGAGCTTCTATGAGTTTAGTGATAACTTTATCTCCATCTCTAGTTGCTTTCATCTCAACACGATAAGAATCTTTAGCATAACTTTTGCTGAATCTATTTGCAAAATCAACTATTTCAGAAGTAGAACGATAGTTGGTGTAAAGTTTGATAACTTCCCATCCAGGTGTTTCTGAAAGTGCTTTTATAAATTCATTACTTGTGCCTCTCCAAGAATAGAGATTCTGTAAACAATCACCACAAAAATAAAAATATGTATTAGGGAAAGAATTTAAGAATTTAATCTGATATGCGTCTGTATCCTGAAATTCATCTACAAATATATATTTGTATTTCATCTTATATGGATGTGTTGATGTATGGTCTGCAGCAAACAAATCAGCTACTTCGCTATTTAGTTTATCAAATGTAATCAGATTTTCTTGCTTCATCAATCTAAGAACAGCTTTATCATATAACTCAGCTTGGAATTGTTCCTTCTTTGATAATCCTACACGATGTGTTAATTGGTCAGAAGAAAGTGATATCTTACACTGTGTTTTAGCTCTTTCTTTAATATCTTTTTCTTCGGCTTCTGATGCAATATTAGGCACTGTTGTATATCCTAAAGCTGACCTAATAGCAAAATCTTTACATACAATTGAATAACAGAAAGAATGGAAAGTCCTAAATTCGGGAGTTAACTGTCCAATATGTTTAGTTTCGTATCTTTCTCTCATCTCTGTAGCAGCAGCATTTGTAAATGTTAACGCAAGAATAGACGAAGGCATAACACCATCGTCTACTATCTTTGAAATTCTCTCAATAAATGTTGCAGTCTTTCCGCTACCTGCCCCTGCAAGACAAAGAATTCTATCTGATTTGGAATCTACTGCAAGCTGTTGTTCTGTGTTTAAATTCATCTCTTCTCCTGATTATATAACAGATATTAAAATGCTCATTGAGGAGATATTTCTTTTAGTGCGGTTGGTTAATAATAAATGCGGTGATAAGCATATGATACGGAGAACCTCAATGAGCACATCAATATCTGTTATACGATGTCCTTTAAAATAAGGTACTTATCGAACATATACTGAGTGTATGCAAACAGCTTCCGATAAGAACTATTATTCATCTTATATACTCTATGTGTATTCCTAGTGAATCGTGTCATAACTATCTTATGTTTATATGCCCAAGCACTTATGCAAACCAAAATAGGATAAGTATACCTCCTAATTAATGTAATATGACTTATAGTCAATGCAATAACTAAGCATATAAACCATACTGCAAAGAAAGGCCTTGCTATATCCCACCATTCTTTGACTTCTTTGATTCCAGATGCTATCAAAACTGATGCAAATGAAATTGTATAAAGTAAGTATAAGATAATCTTTTTCATTCTTTCACCTCTGTAACTGCCCAACATTTAATATGTTTCACAACTAAATTCTTTATCTGTTCATCATTCATACTAGACACTTGTTGCATTTCTTCATAACTCCCTGCACAAGTCTCTAAAATAGTTCTTGCTTTTTCAATGTCGATGTCAACAAGTACTTTCATATTTATTTCCTTCACTGAATATAACGATTCTAGTTATCCTTCACTTGCTGCCATCTGGTCAGAAAATTGAATAAGCATAACAAGCGGAATAGAAGAACATTTGTTCAAGTCATTGATGTCATAAGAAGTAACATCGTATGTATACATATGCCACCTTATTGCTGCCATTTCTTCAAATGAAAGATGTGTTTCCTTTGTATTACAAAGCTGAGTAATCATTACAAGTGACTGAGGCCCATGCCCAAGACCGATAGAATTTTCTTTACATCTATAAGCAGACTGTTCTTCCCAAGCGTGTGTTAGAGGATTCTTAACATTTTTGAAATAGGTTTCATACCTGTCAATTTTACACCAATCGTGACATAAAGACATAAGTGTAGCCGAACCTTTGTTGACTTCATTGAAGTGCTTTATTTTAGTTAACTCCATTGCATGATTATACACTCTCAGTGAATGAACTAGTAATCCACAAGGACAAGCTCCATGATATTTTGTAGAAGCAGGACAACAATAGAAATCTGTTGTTCTCAACCATTCAATGATTATTTTAATTACAGGGATTACTTTACTAAAATCTCCAGAATTTGATTCAAGCGAATGACTGAGCGAACGAATTGCTAAAGAACCTGCAATTAAACTCTCATAGAGTGTTGTCAAATCTTCTTGAGATTTCCTGTTTAAATCATATTCTTGACCTACCATGTCAATGTAATCGGATAAATAAATTTCAAGTAATGATGTATCAATCATAAAAATCCTCCCAAATCGTTTGTTTGAAGGTGTGGTGTTATGTATGTTAACGATTCGGGAGGCACTATAAGTAGAAATGTATGGATTATATGTTATATAAACAAGTCATCAGCTAAATCCTCTAATAATTCGTGATTTACAGGATAAGAAGGCTTAGATGAGCTATATTCTCCATATACATCAAACAAATCTTCTAACCATTGGGTATATGGGTCTGTTAACATATCGAATTCATATGTTTTATATTTTGTGAGGTATATCCTGAGTTGCGGATGTTCTTCCACATCTTTGATTTCCGATTCAACTTCAATGTCGATATTCCACATATCTTTAACTTCTTTTGAAACTTGTGCATCGAGTAAATGAGTTAAATTATCCGGAACAGGTTTATTGTACCCTCTTAATTTTTGTATCGCCCATCTACATGCTTTTTCAAAATTATTATCTAAGAATCTTGCGGCTTCGTCTTGCAACTTCCATCTATCTTCTTTTTCTTGGTCGTAAGGAGTGACTACAAGGACTGGATATTCTTTCTTAGTCCACCCATATAAATCGCCTAAGACCATCATTCTGTGCAATCCTTCTTGTGAATGGTCGGCATAATTAAGAACAGGGAGCCAGAACTTCTTGCCGCTTTCTAGCATCTCTCTCAGCTCTTCAAGTTGCTTGGCATCAACTCTGCGTTGTCTCTTTAGCTCATTTTCAGACACATAATGATTGAAACCGCTGTGACTACATTCCCAAAAATACATATCAGGAGTCATCATCACGATTTTACCGTCACGATTCTTTGCTTTTCGCTTATAATCTAATTCCTTGGTATTAAGAAATTCGTTATAATATGACATACCTGTATCAGGAATAATAGGTGTGCCTTCAAATAAACTTGTATCAATGTCTACTTCAACCGAAGATTTAATATATCGTTTCATAGTTATAGAAAAGGTTATTGCTTAAGTAAAACAAAAGAATGCAGTTTATTCTTAGGATTTATTGCGTTAAGGTATCGATTTATCTCTTTTAATGTAGCTCCGCTGGTTGCTAAATCATCATAAACTAATACATCTACTCCTTGTAAAGCTTCATACGCGATTTTTTCATCTTCATCAGCGAATTTAAGATAGTTGAGAAAGCCTGAACGAATTTCTCGAGGTAAAAACATTTTGATTTCAAATAGCTTATCTGTTTGTTTCAAAGCATCAAATCTATAAACTACTTCAGAAATAATTCGCTCTATCTCTCGTTCAGGCATGTTCCTTCTGCGAAGTGCTGTTTTAGCTTTTTCTGCATCAAATGTTACATTCTTATATGCTTCTTTGATAAGTTCAAAATCTGACATAGTTGCATCACTATATTCCATAATCCAACTTCCCATCAATTCTATTATATCATGCCCAGTTCGAGATTGTGGATGTACTGCATAACCTAAGTTATCCAGATTAAAGATATAATCAAGATGAAGTATTCCATATTCAACAAACTGTTGAACATCTTCAGAAATTAATGCATTTGCTTTAATAAAATCTCGAAATACTTTCATATCAGCTTTACTCGCATTTTTCTTAAATTCATACCCGTATATAACAGGAATATCACTAATCAATACTTCTCCATAATTCGGGTTTGCTAATCGCAATATATCGACAGCTTCATTGTCAACATTCCAGTTAAACACAGGTTTAGAATGTTCTATTGTTACACCTGCATATATGTTTTCCATATTTTTCTCCTCAAATAAAAAGCACCGCCTCGGTATCATAGTGTCAACGCAGATTACTCGATTTAGCGGTGCTTATATCAAATGAATGATATCACAAATATTAAATTATTGATACCGAAACGTATCTGCATTGACAACTTGATTATAATATGTAATAACCTTGATGTCAATATGAATAACGATTCAAACTTCGTATTTACATTTATTTGGAAATTTTTCTTCAAAAATATCAATCAATTCCTGTCTAGATTTCTTATAATCTTTTATCTTATCTGAATCGTTGAGACATACAATTTGAAATTCACTGTTGATTATTGCAGGCCTGACATACGATAAATCGTTTTTGATATCTACATACAAAAATCTATGCAAATATTGCACATACTCTCCAGTTAGATACTGATAGTAAGAATAAATATGTTGGTTCACATTTGTTTTCTTACGTAGCATTGAAACAGATTGCGATAGTTTTTCTCCACATAATCCGCCAACTTTCTCTAATGTAGATTTAAGCATCGGAATTATTGTGTGTTCTGGCCTCACTATTTCGCCTGCAGGATATTTATCGTGATGAAGTGCATTACACATCATATCAATCCCTGTCCTGCTTTGATGTTCAAACATGCTTGTTGGATTCATGTGTATGTGTTCTTGAAAGTAGATATGCGGTTTATCTCCTGTAAAGAAATCACTTGCTCCCATTGGATTAAGAGGAAACATATCATCATTGAAATATATGAACTTTTCTGATAAATCAGGAATTCTCCATAAGAATGATTCAATAGTACAACTATTAAATGTAGGAAAATATTGTTTAGGAATAAAATCAGAATGATAAACAATCTTAACCTTACTCGTATCTAACCATACAGGAATCTGACTCTCACGAGCAACAATTAAGATTATTCGCTTCACAAAGGGCATGTATTCATCAATTCCGCGAATCAGATACTTCAATGTACCCCAAGAACGAAATCTAACTCCTGAAGCAGAGTAACTTCCTGTTGCTTTATTGAAATCAAGTATCCAATGTTTATCTGCACTATTCACATAAGGAATTACTGCGTCCATTGTGGGCTGCACATCTTCTTCTGTATATTCTCGCTTATTATTCATTCCCTCAAGTTGTGCATTTGTGAGCTTTCGCATGTAGTTCCAATCATATTCTTTTTCCTTAGCCCAAGTAGAAGGACATGCTCCAGGGCCTGTATATTTCAACGAAAATTCTTCAATGCATCCTTCAGGAAAATCATATGCTTTATCAGGGAATTGAGAAAAGCATTTTGCTACAAAGATATCGTCTTCAAAACCTTCTCCCCTTTCTGGGTCAATATCTGGCATATCTATTTTACTGTAGATAGCTTTTGATATTGCTAAAAACATCAATGGACAACTTCTATGCCTAATTACTCCAATACCGTCAGGATGCTCATCTATTGTGTTAACATATAACTGAGGGTCAGCTTTCAATATACGACCATCATCATCTAACATGATTAAGTAATCATATTTAGAATCTAAAAATTTTCTTCTGAGTTCTTTTCTTGCTCCAAGTATCCCGAGTTTGTCATAGTTATATATTGTGATAGTATTAGGTGTAGGAGGTACCTGATAATTTTGCCAATTTTGTGCAATAATCATTATATCAATATCAGGCCATAATTCTCCTAATCTAAGTAATAACTCGGAGCAACGCCTGGAACGTTCTCTCCGAGTTTCAATATGATATTGACTATCATTATCTGGAAAGTATGAAATAATTCCAAATACTTTACGAATCATTACTTACTCCGGGTAGTCTTTAATAATCCACTTTAACTGCTGTGTAGTTTCTTTATTACAAAGAGGGCAAACACCGTTGACACTATCTACTTCTTGTTCGGAAGCAATCATTGCAGAAATAAAAATTCCTTTGCAATTTTCACATTCTGCAATAAGATGATTGACAATATTGTTTTCAATGTCTATTGCTTCGTCATCTTCTTCAATATCATCTACTGTATCTTGAATGTCTTCAATGTTGTCTTGAATATTATCAAGCTGGTCACCTAAAGCTTGGTCATCAGCTTCAAAATCATCAAATTCATCGGCAGCAAAAATTGAACGCCTTGTAATTTTCATACTTAGACCTCCTATAGATTCATACTTCTATAAAAGGTTGTTAAATGTGCATAGACCACATGCGCCTTGGTTAAAATATGAACAATTGGTTCTATCTGCAAAAGGACACTTATCCGTAGAAGTACTTGATTCTGATGCTTTTCTAATAGAATATATTTTCTGGTCAACTAAATGAAATTTTTCATACAATTTAGAATCAGGTGTGAATTTAACAAGGACTTCATCAAGAGCCATTTCAATAAGAAATAATTCTTCGTGAGATAATTCAACTGTCATGTTATACCTCCGTCAAATATTGAACCTTGCTCTGAAATCTGCTTCTGTTATCTTTTCAATACCAAGCTGTGTAGCTTTTTTATTCTTTGAACTTGAGCTATCAGGGTCATCAGTAATCAAGTATTTTGTATCCTTGGTAATATCTCCGACTATGAATCCCTTGTTATTAAGAAGCTGTTCAAATGATTTCCTCGGAATACTTAACGAACCCGTAATTGCTACCTTAATTTTTGAATTATTACTGTTTTCATTGTCAAATACTAAATTTTCCTTTATTAAATTCAATCTCTTAAATTTGTCAATATGTTGAATGATTGAACGAGAATTAGCATCACCTAATCTATAAGCCATATTATAAGGAATTTCGCCATTCATCAATTTGACTACATCTTCAGGATAATGAGATAATAAATCGGCAGTAGCGTCACCTAATCTAGGAATATTAAGAGCCTTGAGAGCAGATATAATAGAAACTTTATTCTTGTACAAACCATTGAGCATCTGTGCAAATAATCTATACTGAGCACCAATTATCTGGTCACCTGAAGAGAATCTTGCGGCCATAATAAGATGGTCGTTCTTAGGGTCATATACAGATTCAATGGATATGTTGTCCTTCAAAAATTCTGTAAAGAACTTCAACTTCAAAATATCCCCAAGTCCATCAATAGGTGCTATATTATTACACCATACAAGCAAATCTTGAATCTGAATATCTCTGCAATCAGGATTAGGACACTTGAGGTGAACACCTTCTACTGTGAGAGCAGTTCCACAGCAAGGGCAAGTATCCGGAACTTCAGGTGCAACTGGCTTAAGTGTTTCTTCAATATAAGGAATGACTTCTCCGCTTCTAAGCATTCTAACTCTTGCCCCTACACCCCAACCATTCATTGTGACCATCTTTGCATTACAGCCGGCACATTTCTTGACGGTAGCTCCTGACAACTGAATAGGCTCGACATGAAGAATTGGAATCAAATATTTCATCTTACTAAGATTCCACTCAATTCCTGTTATTGTAGTTACTGCAGATTCTGCTTTGAACTTAAATGCAGAAGCATTATAGGAGATATTAGTACCTACTTCAGCTTGATTAAATGTGATATCATTAGAAGTGATAACAAGCCCATCTGCTGGATAATGTGTATACCAACTTCCTTTTAAGGATTTCATATCATTTTCAAACTGTTCGAGATTTGAGTACTCCCGAGATACCATACATACAACATTTCTGAAATTAGCAACTAACCAGCTATGCATTGATTCATAATCTGAGAAAGGATAAAGAGGAAAAGGATATGATTGATTTGATTCAATTCCAATAGCTGTATAAACAACTACTGTTAGATATCTGAGGTCGTCGCTTACTTCTTTCATGCCAATCAACCCTGCAGTAGAATTTCTAGGATTCTTTGCATCTTCATGTGTCAGTGAGAACTCTTCAAACTTATCTAAAGACATCAATATCTCGCCTCTAACTGCACCTGTAAATTCTTTATCTTCAAGAGTGAAGTACTCGGGAACTATTCTATGTATCTTGTCAGTAATGTCAATTCCAATGTTACCATCACCTCTAGTTAGGGCTTGATACATTACACCATTTCGATAATACATCGCACAGCTTAAGCCGTCTAACTTGAGCGTTACGCAAGTTTTCTTATCTCTCAGTCCTTTAGGAAATTCATCCCAACTATGACACTTAGGCAAGCTTCCAACTACACCATATTTATGAGGAAACTTGTCTCCTGAAGTGCTTGAAATATCATAACCATGACCAACTGACAATAGAGGAGAATTTGGATTCTCAGCCCGTTCCTCTTCAATCAATGCATCAAATTCAGCATCAGAAAGCGGAGATGTTCCGTTGGAATAGTACTTCTGTGATGCTTCTTTGATTAGTTTCTGTCTTGTTTCAGTATCCATATTTATTACCTCCTACAATATATAACGATTATCATATTATATATTGATATCTGTTACCTGTGTGAACATTTCATTAGTAATCTGCTGAGGTTCACCATCATTAATCCACATGGTACCACAAATCAGATTATTATTTTTCTGTCCATTTATAACTCCCGAACCTCGCTGTAAATCTCCTAATTTCAAGATGCCTTGCTGAATATCTTCCCAACATTCTTTGTTAAAATTAGGACGCATTGCAAGTGATACTTTATCTTCACCTAAGGTCTTTTCTACTACAAATTTAGGACTATATTTTAATGCGAACTTATCATTTTCTTGAACTATGCGAAACTGTAAAACACCTGTACAATTTCCAAAAGATAGCGGATGTTTATAAGTATAATAATTACCTCGTTTTGTAGGAGTTATATCAATACTGCACATCAGCTTATTTGAATCGTCAGACAAGTATGCAAGATATTCAAGAGCATGAACTGCATTTTTGAATGTTTTCTTATCAAATGTTTTGCTATCTGATACTAAATGACCATCTAACAAAATTCTACCTCTGTAGATATCATTTTCACATATAGGATTCCCATCTTCGATAGTAACTAATATCTTTCCAATACCTTTAGCGCTTACACCGAGTGTATTACCAGATATGTCATTCAATACATTAATCTTGCGTAAGGATACTAGATTGCTAGCAGATGCACCTATAGATGCAAATAATTTTGTTACATTTTTCTTAGGTCTATTTTTTAATTTATCTTCAGCTGATTTAGGCGGACGAATATTCCTGTAGAAATTATCAGGCAGTCCTAATTCTTTAGCAATAAATGTTTTAATGCGAACAGTTATATCATAATCTGCACCTGATACTATACCAATAGAATTAACAGGAAATTTCAATAATGATTGAGATTTATTGTAGTAAACTTTAATATTCTCCCCTGCAGTATCTGCATGTGAACTGATTCTAGATAATACTTTATCTTCAGGCCAATTTGATTTGAACTGCTTCTCGATATACTCACAGCTGAATTGCAAATTCATCTGCTTAGGTTGCATACATGCCATAACAGGTTTACCATTATACTTCTTTGAGAATTCTCTGTATGCGTTTCCTAAATTCTGTCGAACATACAACGTGTTTATGAATGTACTCAACTTCACCTTAGATTGCTCAATATCATCTATAATATTTACTACTAAGGGTTCATTTGCATAATCAAAAAATCTAATTGTGGATGCATCATGTTTAAGTACGATAGCAGGATTGAAATTAGAATACCTTGCTATACATTCATCTTTATATTTATTTAAGATATCCATGACATCATTCTTCTTTGATTTAACAGCCGTAGCTTTATTTATCCTTGCTAGTAAATCAAGCAATTCTGATTTTGATTTACTTTCATTTATCATATTGCCAGAATTATCAAGCGGCACTACTATCTTGATATTCTTAACTGGAATTGATTTATTATTAATTACAGTAATATTGAATACACGAGCATCAAGATTAAAATTCAGCTTATACGGGGAAGTATTTGATTCATTCCACATATCTGTTAGCGTAGTTTCAACAAGGTATGCATTATACTTGAACAAATCTCTTGTATATTTACGATAATCAATTGCATAATCAGATAAGAGTGAAAGATACATCTTTGCTACATTTAAGCAATTTGATTTAGAATAATAAGGGTCGACATCTATATTATCTTTCAGCATTTCAGCCATTGATTGCACAGTCTTTATTGCAAAAATATTATCTTCACGAGCATAGTTAGGATATGAAGAATAAAATTTTGCAATAGTTGTTATCTTATCAAAGTTTTCTGATTTCTGTAATAAAAATTTACTAGCCCACTGAGTTTGAGATATATCATCATAACTATCAAGTATCTCTATTACCTGTTTGCAACAAACTTTTATGTTATTTGTTGTCTTATTGAATATGCAATATAATGCTAGATAATCTAGCAGGTTTAATCTGCAAAATATTGAGGAGATACTTTGCCTTCATGTTCAATTACATTTGAAATCTCTTTCATGAGGTCAAAGTATGAAGTATCAAAATGTTCTTTTATACAAGAGGAACCTACCTGATACATTTTATCTGGAGTATCAGCTCGTCTTATATAAAATAACTTATTTCGGTCTCTACTAGTCCCACAACATGAACAATAGGATGACCTACTATTTTTTGCTATGAAGTCAAACACTTCTTGTCTATTATCGTTTGCAATATTGAATACTCTTTGTGCAGAATCATATATGTTCATTCCATCTTCGTCAATGTGACCATCACTTGTTTTAGACCTTATTACCTGACCAACAACTTCGTATGCACCCTCAGGAACAGCTCCAACACTTGTTGTGTTAAAACTTATAGGTTTAGATATGCCACTGATATCTAAAATCTCGGCATCTTTGTCATAACTTATGTTAGGAGTTACACTATCATGACTTTCTGCATACTTATTGATGATGTGTTTGATTATCTGATACTTCTTTAGGGTTATATTTTTGTATTTCATACCTGGTACCTCTTGTACTTTTGATGTATAGATACTTACACATAGTATAACGATTCTAAAATAAGAAAACCTCCTTCGGAGGTGACGAAGAAGGTTTGCTTGAAAGGAGGTTGTCCAATATGACCATGAACAACATACGAATTATTGATGCAATAATAATAAAGGTTTACACATTTATCAAAATATCCTGTGCATTAGTACATTCTTTAACTCCGGCTAAGATAAACTGAATATTAGGAATATTTTTCAAAGTAGCGAATGTATTTTCTATTGATGTAGAATCTAAATGGTCAAATGCATCATCAAGTAGTAAGAGCTTAAGTGGTGACTTGCTACTATTGATTATACAAATCATCAAAGCTAAGCTGTATGAACATTTTTCACCAGAAGATAACATATCATAAGGAATATAAACTCCATTTCTGACTAATCCAAAACTGAATGAATTTGCTTTGTTTGATATATTGAAATGAGCCTTTAAATCGCTATTACCATACATCTTTTGAATATATTCTGTCATACCTGCTGCTAATTCATCAAATGGTTTAATCATCAGTGTTGTCTGAAGTCCATTAGTGTCTGTTTTCTTAACCCAGTTAGACAATGCTTGACCCTTTAATTCTGCTTCATATTTCAGTTTAGTTATAGTTTCAATAGTTTCATTATAACGAATATTTGCTTCTAATTTGTTCTTACTTTCTGTTAAAACAGATATCTCTTGGTCTAAATCAAATACAGTCTTATCTGTTTCAGGTTTCTGAGGTAAATCTTGCATAGTCTTTTCAAGAGTTACTACTCTATTCCAAGTTGTCAAGAAATCATTTATACTAGATTCGCATTTTCTAATACTGACATGTAATTCATTTAACTTCGTAGAATCTATTTCTATTTCTTTAGACAATTCAAGATTACGAGCTTTTCTTTTAACAGATTCATTTCGTATATCATCAATTTTTGCAACAATAGATTTACAAGATTCATTTGTATAGGGACATATTCCCTTACTCTGTATAATTGAATCAGCAGTAGCATCTGTAGCTCTTAATGCAGAGAGTGCATTCTGCTTATTAGAAATTAATTGAGATAATTCATTATATTCTTGTTTAAGTTGAGGAAGTTTAGCATTAAGTTCGTCATAAGCATCATGACCTCCCATATCTGCTATATCTTGATTGAGATGGGCTAATTCTTCTGATGCTGATTTTGTAGCCTCACAAGCTGAATTGTATCTGATAAGTTGGTCTCGTAAAGCTCCAAGTGAAAGTAAGTTAGAATTTATTTCTGCTAAATTAGTAGGACCACAATAATCATCATAATAAATAAGTGAATCAATTGTATTCTGCAACCTTTGTATTTCTGACTTATTAAAAGATTGCTCATTTTTGAATAATGTATTTGCCTGAATAACTTGGTCTAATATTTCTCCATCTAGGTTAGAAATCAATGAAAGGCCATATTCAACCATTGAATTTCTATCTTCAAAGTTGCAATCTATAATACTTTCTGTCAGTATCTGATTCCAATTCAAAGTACCATTTGTTGTGGGAAGAATATTCTTAATAAAATACTCCTTCAACTTATTAGCGGTTTGACCTACAAACTCATTAAAATTGAAAATAGGTAATTCAAGTTCTTTTGTAATATCAGCAAGTTCAACTGTTCCCGGTTGAACATCAACCTGATTCATATTCTTATTTATTCTTCGAGTAATGGTAACACCATCTAAATTCAACTTAACAGTGATATCACCTTTTGGAGAATGGCGGAGTATAGCTTCTTTTGAATTTTTAGCCGTTCCTGGAATATAACCCAGCAAAGCAAATTGGATAGCTTGGAGTACAGTAGATTTTCCTGCTCCATTATGCCCAAAGAGATAGGTTATATCTCCAAAATCATAAGTTTTATTTACGGCGTTATGCAGACCGTCTATGTAAATTGAATTAATTTTCATGTGTCCTCCTTAAATCATCATTCCAGAACTCACATTCTGTAAATAATGCAAAGCTATGGTCTAACCAATACTGTTTGATATTGCTTTGATTCCGCTCACAATTCTTATTAGGGCACTTAGCATATCCACAAAATGTTATATCTTCGCTTGACATCTGCGTATTCCTCTGTATCTATATATTCCTTGCATTTTGCAAGATAAGTATAATAACGATTTGGGAGTTATTTCTTCTTCCACCAAGGCACTTTCTTTGCACCTTTTAATTTTTCAATTTCGTCAATTCGGTCTTCTTCGTCAAATTTCTTCTTGTAATAATCAAGATTTTCAATTATATCATCTAATTCATCAGAAGTTAGACCTACCTGCTGACGAATTTGCACATAATTATATACACCGGAATCAACTAATTTTTCTACAGACCTAAATTGAAACTTTGTAATCATTCTTCTTTATTCTCTTCAAGGAAATTATAGTTTTTACATTTTCTTTTAACACACTTATGTAGTATCGACTGATTTTTAGTTAAGTATGCTTGATAATGTGTGCAGTAAGCATAAGGTCTACAAGTAGGATTGCCATCTACTGTTAAGTAGTATTTGTCTAATCTAGCAACTCCTTCATTATTTATTTTGTGCCTTTGTCTTTGAGCTTTAATATTTCCTTGCTTCTTCATGTTTGCCTCTAACCATATGAAAGGTGGGAGGCTCAACCTCCCTTGTCGGAGTATTTCCGAGTTCCCTCTATTTCATTTGTATACCGCAAATATGAGGTGAATGGATTATTGCAATTCTCCAATGCGGTTTTGTTACGCAAGATTGTCATCTCTTTATTTCCTAGCACCGTAACATGTACTGTGTATCTTCCCTTATCGAAGTAAGATATAAGTACGCCTCATTGTCGTTGAAGGTACGTCTCGTTGTGACATGAGGTGAGATGACCTCTGGTGATAGGTTTTTAATAAGCTACCTATCAAACTTATCTGGAGGCTCAACCTCCTTTGTTAGAGTTATCAGGTATTCTCTAAGTTCCCGCTACCCAAACCTGATTAGCACAAGGACGGTGTTAGGCTGTGAAAACGGTGGGTGACTAATCCTTTTGGCATTTAGGAAACCGTGACTCCCTTTTATTCATACTCTTTGTTTTACAAGGCGATGCCTACCTTTAGCACTATATCGATGCCACCCGCTGAAGTTTCGCAGTCACGCAAGGTATTCAGAATATACCTTTTTGGTGAAGAAGGATAGGATTTGCACCTATCAGCGATAACATTCCTAGCCTGACTCAACCTCATTGTGAGTAGTTATCATTACAGGATAACCTGTCTGCTATTCCAGCACTTCTTCATATAACAGTTTTCATATTGAAAACTTCGGCTTTACCTATAAAAGTCACACCCTCGACGCGGAGTGTACGGAATTTCTTATTGAAATGTCTAAAGTCACGTCTATATGACGATTTGGTGAAGTAGAGAGGATTCGAACCTCTATGTCCTTGATATTGCACCTGCACCCCCAAGAGTCGAACTTGGAGATAGCCGAACTCGAATCGACTCTCACTCAGACTCGTTACTACCGTTCACTTAGCATTCACCCACTCTGCCACTACTTCATATAATGCAGATTTGTTTATCGTAAACCTCTTAGGTCACGTTCACCCGTATGAATACTGTTAGAAGTTCTGCTTCTCCTAGGTACTGCCGTTATTTCGTGTGCTATACCGTATCTCCACGCTAAGATTTTTCTAGAAGAGGTACTTAGGATTAACCTCATTGGCAAGAACACAAGGATTTGAACCCTGACTAGCGGTTTTGGAGACCGATGTGCTACCGTTACACCATGTCCTTGTATTTGCAAAGATTGCTTTGGCGTTGCTTATAAAATAATCAGAACCCTAGGCATACGATTATTTTGGTCAGATGTCTTTGCGGTCATCTCAGTAGATTAGAGTTCTACCATCTCGATTTCCTTGCTTTCGGAGACTGAAATCAACTCCGCTTGTGTATTTAGCCGAGGAACACAAGAAAAACCTTATTGGTGAAGTAGGTTAGGACTCGAACCTAACAGCTTTCGGATAGTTTTCCGTCATAATAATTATGACCACCTCGCGTCTACCTTTGCGCCACTACTCCATATTTTAGTATAACCAAGCCATCTCCCAACAGTTATACTGTACTCCGCACCGTCCGATTTCTACAACCTCGGTCAAGGGTTTTGACTAGACGGAGTGTCCCAATTTGTGAAGTAGGTTAGGATTTGAACCTAACTTAGATATAAATATCCCATCCAAATTCTATAAGAATCCGACTGCGTATGCCATTCCGCCACTACTTCATATCTAATGTGAGTGTGGAGAATCCCCCGAAGTCATCTGCCTCTTCGTATTTCCATGTCATTAGGTAGCACTCACAACTACCTGACACTCTAACGGCGAGTGACTACCGCCCTACTGCTCGACATAATCTGCTAAAGAGATTAGCCTTTGCGCTAACGCAGTATAGGAATTGGCAAGATGGTTCAAGCGTCAGGGCGCGAACCCTCCGTTACTCTCATTTAAGTTAGTACGAACTTGAACGAACTAACCCATCTTTGGTAATAGGTTTTAAAGAGATACCTATATAAACTCTTGGTGGGAGTGGCTTATAGTCATATTTGCAAACCCTTGTTTCTCCAAATATTCGTATGATATCCTACGAGATATTCAGATTGACTACTCCCTGGTGATAGGTTTTTAGACAAGAACCTACCAAACTTGCGTAGACAATGAAGCAACTATCACTCTACGGCGGCTCATATTCATTTATATAGCACTCCGAATCTCTTAATAAAGATTAACCTCGTCGGGTTGGTTGCATAGCCATCCGAGTGCTTTTGGTGATAAGTTTTTGAAGAGAACCTACCAAACTCTATTCAAGGCACGTTGTGTTTCACTTGCTTTTATATTTTATGTATAATTGCTGTATGTGCCTTTGGCGATAGATTTTTAATAAGAATCTACCAAACTTACTATTAAATTATCAAGGTTCACATATAACCGCCAACCCTCAAATCAGAAGATACCAATATCTGTATGTGGTGACATTTCAAGCGATAAGGCTATATATTGGCTATATCCACACCCCTAATTTGAGGGGTGGCGGTTACATATATTATAACGATTATCCTTTCGGTTCTTTTTTCATCGGGTTTTCGATGAAATGGTCTTCTTTATGCAAAAGACAAGAAGTAAGTTCTGCATCGTTCAGACAACATACTGAATGTAATCCGTTTTCCGAAACTACTGTCCTTGCGTTTAAACATCTATCGCATCGCATTGTTATATCCTCCTTCAGATATAATAACGATTACAACGATAGATAATCATTCTTTCCGTCGTTGAAACCTTCACTATATCCATCTTCTTCAGCTTCTTGAATAAGCTGATTAAACAACTCAACGGCATCTGAACCTAATTTCTGCTCAATAATATTTCCAAATTCTACTCTATCACTTGAATTTGATTCTGTAAAAAATTTATCGCCGTCTTTTGTTTCAAGATAGAACATATAATTTTACTCCTTGCAGAAAATTTGTACATATTCTTCAAGATATTCAATGACACTCAAGTAAAATCTCTCACTTTTGTCATCATTTGACTCTCTTGCAGTTTTTGCTAGATTCTTTGTATGACGAATAAGTTCAGAAGTAGACTGAGATTTAGCAATCCCACAATACTGTGCTCTTGCAAGTGCATAGCCCTCTTCTAGGCCTTTGATGTATGCTTTTTCTGTTGCTCTAGCCATTTTAGTCTCCTGATATATAGATTATATATTTAAAGTAAGAATTGTCAATGGTTTGCTCTTACTGCTTATCAGAAAATTCTCCATATAATCTATGATAGTTTTCATAATCTGTAGGAGCAAGAAATTTCCCTACACCTTCAAAATAGTCCAATGTAAACTTAAGTGCACGAGATATATATTCTTTATCTGAAATTGAGATATTTACTGTAATTGTTCCGGCAGTGTCCTTGAGCGGAGTGTCATTGTTAACTATAGACTCTTCTTCAGCTTTGTAATAATTATAAGCAGAAGGTTCAGGAATTATCTGCTTATTTTTCCTAGGTTCTGATTTACTTACAGCCTTAAAGTAAGAATCATACAAATCCTTATCGGGAATAACCTGATGAATTCTGTGGAATGTTTCTTCCTTAGGCAAATACTTGCCTGATGCATAATCAGAAATTGTTGTCCTATGAACGCCTACAACCTTCCCAAGACCCTTCATAGAAATTTTCTTATCTGACATCTTTTGTCTAAGGAGAGGTCCGAACTCGGTAGACTCCTCAGAATTATGCTTCTTAGTAATTATCATATTGTAGTATCCTCCTAAATAATAAATGATAACTACTTTAACGATTCGGACTTTCATAGAAAAGGCGACCTATTACAGGCCGCCAATCCTACGTTATTTATCAAATCTTAGCGACAGCACCACTGAGGATAATCCACTTATCCTCTCCAACTTTCGCCCAATTTCCTTTTACTTCGCTAACGATGAGCTTTGTTCCCTTAACATAAACTTTACCTTTCTGCTGGTCAAGTCCAGGTTTCTTGAATGTAAAAATTCCACTAGGTGATACTACTTGAATCTGATAGGAACTTTCTGTTTTTGGCTCTTCTTTAGCAGCCGGCTCAGTAGTAATTTCTACTACTTTCTTTCCTACAACCTCTACTTCAGGTTCAGATTTAACTCCCTCTACAGGAGCTTCCTCTACAGGTGTTTCTTCTACAGGAGCTTCCTCTACCTTTTTCTTTGATGACTTCTTTGTAGTCTTCTTAGGGGCTTCCTCTACAACTTGTTCTGTAGCTTCAACTTCCTTGATTTCTTCTGTTACTTCTGTCTTCTTTTTAGTTGCCATAATTAATTTCTCCTATTTATATTAGCTTACCTATATATTCTTGTAAGTCAAAAAGAATTTCATATGCTTCCATGAGTGTAGCTACTTCATCTTCACCAAGATAATCTTGAACTTCCTGAGGTGCTACACCGAAATTTGTTACTAAATTTCCAAGGTCATCTGCAACTTGCGAAGTATCCTCTTTCCAATACTTCAGATAAGATAAATGTCCTTCTCTACTCATATTATACATCTCCTTCTGTGAAGTCCCAAAGTTCTAAAGCTGCTTCAGCTTCTTCTCTAGATACAGTTAAACCGGATTTCTGACTTAAATATTTTCTTGCTTTATCAATATTAGGGCGGAGTGCAGTAGCTTCACTTGGATAAAGTTCCCAGTAACCATCAAGGAATCTACAAAGTTGCTTTGTCTTCTCATCACCCATTCTGGCAAACCAAGCATATCTTAACCAATCAGATAACTCATCTACTCTTGCATATCCATCTAATTCAGATTTATCATTGATAGCTTCAAGAGTTTCATCATCCATATCTTCAAGTATGTCGATAACATCTCTCATTGCATCACAAAATTCTTCAATTTGACTAATATCTCTCATGGATTTATCCTTTCTTATGTGGCCTATTGTCCCACAATATGTTTAATATTATTCTGATTCGAGACCTTCTAGGTTCGTCATGAACATCTTGATAATCATATATAAGGTGAAATTTTTTTAAGGATTCTTCATAAGACGCAATTATTGCTCTTTGTATCTCTTTATCGCTTATATATGAAATATAATCTTTAACTCTATCTAACCTGTGGTCAGGAAAGTCCTTTGGGTCAGGTACAAGCCCATTTGCTACATAATCGAGAGCACAAGCCGTAGTTATTCTGTTGTCTAGTGCTTCTGTTATTTCACGAGTATTTTCTGCCAATATCATAACAGCCACATAAGGGCCTACTTCAGTTGTTAATTGACGATATGTTGGACTCGCTGCTAACGACATAAGTTATTCTTCAAAGTAGTCTGATGTTACTGCCCAATGCTCAAGACAACTAGAAACAATTTCTTCTAATTCTTCGTAATCTCCAATTGTTTCGCCCCATTTCTCCATGAAATCGCTAAATACAGGAGCTAATGCTTCTTCCATATCTGAATTTCTTGTAAATGCATCATAGCTTTCAGAAGCAAAGATTGCATCGTCGCAACCTAAAAGTTCACAAGCACAAACAGGATTAGGACAAGCACCCCAAACCTGGAGAATTTCATCTAAACTAAGATTAATGCCCTCTGATAAGAAGAATTCTTTTACATCTTTAGCAGACCATTTGGTCTTTCCGCTTTCGTCTATCTCTTGTGATAAATCTTCTGCAAGTTCATAAATATTCATCTTTTTGCACCTTCTCACTTTATTAATCTAGGTCTTAAAACCCAATTACGCCTATCCATATTAAATCTTTTATCATACTGAATTTTCATTTGCAAGATTGCAAACATATTCATTTACACCAATTAAATAATCCAAATCTATCATCGCCCAAGTACTCTCATTGCTTTAGCATACTTCTTTGCAATCGGGGCAGCATCATTATATCCTCTTTTTTGAGAATCATTCATAATAGGTTTGTTACTGTTCTTAGGCCTTATATACCTCTTCACACTTCCTGCCTCTCTAAGAAATAATTCAACTGCTTGTTCCAATATCTCAAAGTTTAAGTATAAGCACACCGTTCTCATCTGTAAGAGTAAGGTATGTTGAACCATAATCTTCAAATTCACCGTCGTGATAGTAATAATCACTTAATTCAGCTACTGTAGTAATATCTTCGGGGAAACTAAAAAGAAAACGACGAATAAACTGCACGACTTGATTATCATTCATTAATCTAACATTGATTCCATCTTTGGTAGTATATGCCAAAATATATCTCATATTATTCCTCCTGATTCTTTACAAAATAATTCATTTGTTTATTCCAATACCTAATCCATTCATCTAATGTACTCTGAACATCTGATGTCTGGTTAGGATATGCATAATCAATGCAATCTAAATACATATTTACTAACGATTTGATTGTCTCAAGGCTACCCTGGAATTCATATTTTTGAACCGGAACATAATCACAAGGAAAGTCTAACTGCGGAACTGTGCCTTGTTTCTCTACAAGTAATTCACCCAATGTATCAATCTCTTCGATAAGTTCCTTATACATGTCTTCTGCTAAGATATGTAATTTCATCATATCATTTCCAGATGACATCCAATGTATTATGTAGAGATTTCTATAGGCTCTGATTGCTGCTTTGAATACTTCGCATAAACTAGCACAAGGGTCACATTCACAAGCTTCACAAGGCTCAATATCAAAGCCTTCGTCATCTACTTCAATAGTAAATGATTGAGGCTCTTCTGTTAATACAGAAATAAAGTCATCTTGATTAATTATCTCATCAATATCGCTTAAAGTTTCGCTAGGTTGATAATTAGAATTTAATGCTAATATTGATAAGTCATCAGATGCTTGAACCTTCTTTAGTGTTATACTGATATGCTTACTGCTGTTCAAATCTTCATCGCCTCCATTCGGATTTCCTGAACCATCGTCGGAAGGATTTCCTTGGTCGTCGGGAGGATTGCCCTCACCATTTTGGTCTCCTTCTTCCTCAGATTCTTCATATTTTGCATTGTGGTCTATAATAGTATCTAAAGATGTTTCTTCGTTAAGTTTCTTTTGATACAAATCACGTAACTGAGCTTGTATCTCTATTAATATAGGCAATACAAGAACATTAGCAATACGTTCTGTATTTTGTTCATTAGCCTTCTTTTCTTCAGCACTCAATTGCTCAGCTACTATAGCTTCTTTATCAATTTGAGTAGATTCATTTACTTCAGAAGGTTTATGACGAGATTCAACAAATGCAATATATTTTGATACCCATTTTGCACAATCAATTAATTTCTGATTAGTTACTTTTCCTGCGTCATCATTAGCAGTTTCACACATCAATGTATATCTTAATTCTCTAGTTGCTATTGACTTCCAATATCCTACTTTCACGTATCCTTGAGTTTGAAAGTCTTTTTGAGCTACTTTTTGCAAGTTAACCCCAAGGAAACCTCCCTCAACTCCTCCATCAGCTCCCTTCTTCATAGCTGTAGCTAATGAAATATCACCTACATATTGTCCATTGTCAAGTTTTAGAGCAGTGTCACCGATAAGAAATTTAAGTTTAGTAACAACATCTTTTGACTTTATGTGCACCTGTCCGGACTGTTGAGCTTTTTGCTTTGCTTTTTGATTCTTTTTTCTTTGATTTCTAGAACGAGCTTCTATTTCAGTAGAAGCACTTGCTTCGTCATCGATATCTTCATCATCGGGATTAGTAGGAACTTCCTCATCTTTGTTAATTCCACTAAATAATGAATTATAGTCTAAGTTATTGATTACATTTGTATATTGCTTAAAAACACTACCAACATTTGTAGCAGTTAAATCTACTCTAACGTCAACTTTTTCTCCGTTGATGTCAGTAGTAATGACCATAGAGTTTGTAACTCCGCCTTGACGCTCAGTAACTTTGTTATTTGTAACTGAATAACCGTCAATAAAATTATCAAATAATTTGAATAGTTTAGATATTATAGATTTTATACCATTCAATGCAGATGACTCATTTGCCATGTCTGATATCCTCTAAATCTTAAGTAAACAGCCCTGTAGGCAATATCAATAATCACCTACAGGGCCGATGCTGAGTTAAGTAACTTCTAGAAATTACTTGCGATTGCGAAGTCTGCGGGAAGCAGAAACTCTCTTAGCCCTCTGCATTCTACGAGCTGCTGCAATCTTACGACCACGAACTCTTGTAGACTCCTCAACAATCTCTTCGTCACCCTCAGGTGTAACGGTGATTTCTTCCTCACCTACTGTGAAAGTAACTTCTGTTGTCTCATCATCTACTGTGTAGTCAACAGGCTCACCTGTGACCTCTGCAAGAACCTCTGCAACGTCCTCAACCTCAAAAAGAAGCTCGGACTCTTCAGCCGGAACATCATCGGGAATATCACCACCAAAGTCCTCTTCAACTTCCTCGAAATCATCAACTTCTTCGATTTCGTCGTCGGACTTGATAGGTCTACGAGATGCACGGACGGGGCGTCTTGCGGAAGTAGCTAATCTTCTGCTTGCACGTACTGTCTTTGTTGTCTTCATAGTTTTATTTCTCCTTAATTAATTAAGTGCGACTAATTTGTTCTTTTTCGCCTCAAGTTCTGTCCTTATTGCTTCTAATTCTGCATTAGCTTCAGTTAATAAGGTTTCACCGTCTAGTGCGACATTTGAACCATCTACCCTGTACTTGCTCCTTGTTCGGCCTAATGACTTCTTCATTAAAGCTTCAGACATTCTTACCAGATAATCTATCCAAGTATCGCTAACTATTTCACTGACATCTTGATAATCAGGAACATATGTTATTGTTACTTGAGTAGGAACTGGTTCGCGATGAGCTACATAAACAACTTGATTATCTACATCGTGTTTCCACTGGAAATCAGTAGATAAAGTATTTCTAACTTGAGCCATCGCCATCTCAGTCATGATAGGGTCAATATTCAATGAAGAAGTTTGACCTATCGCTGAATAAGTATTGACTGCGGCTGCTACTTGAAATACATTTCCGCTGTCGATGGAGCTCATTACGAGACCAACCCTTGGATAAGCACATTGAACGTTTAAGACTTTTTTCGTCTTTATTCCTAATGCAACAAGGTCAACCCTATGTTGAAAAGGAATTGTCAAGTCGACAGGTGTCTTCATATAACGCTTTAATTCACGAAATGCAATGAGTACTGCTTGTTCGATTTGCATCTCCTCAATATTACTATTGGCAGGCATACCGAGCATAAAGCTTACTTGCTGTACTATCTCTTGCATCGTCATGATTAGATGTTATCCTTAGTATTTAAAGATTAAGTACCGGAAGAAGCGCCTGCAAACTCAAAACCCTGGTCCTTAAGAGCAGGAGCAATCTCGCCAACATACTGAACATCAGCATCTGTTGCTTCCCAATCATAGGAACCAGCACGCATTGCAGCACGAAGAGCAGCAATGAGACCGGGATGAGCTACCTGAGCATTGAAGAATTCCTCAGGTGTCATGCCTGCACCGTAACCAGGAACATTTGTGTCATAATAAGTGCCGTCAAAAACTGCATTATCGCAAGCAGCATTAGCAGGAACATAAGTAGCACAAATCTGTGAAGCAGGTACTACACTCTCATCAACGGGCTTTGTATAAGTAATGGTGATTGTAGCCATGACTTTTGCCTCCTTATAAGATAAAAAATTTGATAGTTCCTTGATGACCGGTCAAGGATAGCAAATTTCACTTCTACCTATATTTAAGGTTATTTTTATTTCATAGATGTAGCCGAGGCATTTCTGTCTCGGCTACAAAGGAAAGAAAGTAAAAGTGGGAAAGAATTAGTCAAAATTTGCGTGGTCTAATAAGTATTCTAAGCATTTTTCATCATAATCATAATCCCAAAACATGTCTTCAGCATTCTGACATTGTTCTAAACAAAAATCCATATATGATTCTGTGTTCTCTATATCAGAAGGCGCAGCTAAGTCATAAAAATTCTTTGCGTCTTGAGTCCTTAGATACTTGTCTACTATACTCCAGAAATCTCCATATACCCAATCACTAATTATGTTACCAGGTACGGTGCAAGAAGCAGGAACCATGTAATATCTATCTACATCTGACCACTTCGGAACATCTCCATCGACTATTTCATCATCAAATGTCTTTGAAAGTCCTTGTGATACATACTGGCTTACTGCTTCATCTTCAATTAATTGTATGTCTGAAAAACTCAACATATGTTATTCCTTTACTAAAAAACTGACGATATCAAAATCATCTAATGCTTCTGTTTGAGCAGCTTCAATTGCTCCGTATTCATCCTCAGCATCTACTGTATATGTAGTATCTGTTCCATTGTATCCTGCAAAGTCAAAAGTTACTTCCCAAACATCTTCATCTAACGATTCTGTTTCTTGTATGCCTAACTCATCAATGAGTTCATACATGTAATCAGTTAGAAGAATTCCTTTTAAACAATCTTTGCTACAATTACTTGGACCTTCAACTTCAATTGTAGTTGTTGAATCTATGTATCCGTTGAAAGATATTTCTACTTCATAAGTAACTGTTTTAGGCTCAGTTATTTTATAGCCACGAGATTCTAAATATTTTATCATCTCTTTGATTGACATTGTTTACATCTCCGGTTCAGGTGCACTTGTGTCATCAAGAAGTTCACTGATTTCACCAATTGCATCTTGAATAGCAGCAGACAACTTATCCATTATATCAAGAGCATCCTGACAATTTCCATCTCTGCAAAGCTTATCAAATCCAGACATTGCAT